TAGCCAAAACATAGTTGCTACTATTGTAATCATTAAAGTCTGCTTTGGCAACTAATAGGTTGCTAGTCTCTAACACATAATTACTAGCATTCAAATCATTGAAGTCTGTTTTGGCAACTAATAGGTTGCTAGTCTCTAACACATAATTACTAGTATTCAAATCATTGAAGTCTGCTTTGGCAACTAATAGGTTGCTAGTCTCTAACACATAATTACTAGCATTCAAATCATTGAAGTCTGCTTTGGTTATTAAGATATTGCTAGTCTCTAACACATAATTACTAGCATTCAAATCATTGAAGTCTGCTTTGGTTATTAAGATATTACTAGTAGCCAAAACATAATTGCTACTATTGTAATCATTAAAGTCTGCTTTTGCAACTAACAGGTTGCTAGTCACTAACACATAATTACTAGCATTCAAATCATTGAAGTCTGCTTTTGCAACTAATAGGTTGCTAGTTTCTAACACGTAGTTGCTACTATTGTAATCATTAAAGTCTGCTTTGGTTATTAAGATATTGCTAGTAGCCAATACGTAGTTGCTACTATTGTAATCATTAAAGTCTGCTTTTGCAACTAATAGGTTGCTAGTTTCTAACACGTAGTTGCTACTATTGTAATCATTAAAGTCTGCTTTTGCAACTAAGATATTGCTAGTTGCTAATATATAGTTGCTACTATTCAAATCATTAAAGTCTGCTTTGGTTATTAAGATATTGCTAGTAGCCAAAACATAGTTGCTACTATTGTAATCATTAAAGTCTGCTTTGGTTATTAAGATATTACTAGTAGCCAAAACATAGTTGCTACTATTCAAATCATTAAAGTCTGCTTTAGTTATTAAGATATTGCTTGTAGCCAACACATAATTGCTAGTATCGTCAATAACATCTCTATTATTTTTCTTATAATTACCTACAATATGAACATCTCCATTATTAGCGATAGTGAAGACATTAGTAGTTAGATTTGAGGCTACTAATATAGCACTATCGCTATCCTTCTGTTGTATCATTAAAGCAATAGTGTTTGTGTCAGCATTTACTACTTCCATCCTTTCAGTTGTATATACAATCGTTTCTAAGGTAGTGCTTTCACCTAGAACTATCAAGTTAGAGTTAATAGTTAAATCTCCATTTACTAAGAGATTATTATTATATTTATTGCTTACTATAAATTTGTTTATAGCACTAGGGTCTTCATAAATCATATCCGTAGTTAAATCAGTAATCCTCTTTGAGATAACATTGCTTGTATGCAGAATATAGTTGCTAGCATTCAAATCATTAGTATCCAACGTTGCTTGCAATGCAGTAATACCTGATATAGGGATGTCTATTAAATTATCTCCTTTACCCGAAAATAATGTAGCACTTATTGTTCCATTCACATTTAATTTATCTGCTAAATTTACTGATGTTCCTATCCCTACATTACCATTGATATCGATAGTCAATCTTGCAGCAGATGAAGAATTACCTGAAGACGTATGAAATTGAATATCACTTGCATCTCCTGTATAGGTAGTTGACGTTATTTTGCTTCTTGTTTCCGATGAATATGAAGGTATTCCAAACTCAATCCCTGAAACTTGTGACGAAGCATTTGTATCCGCTTCAATTCTCACTAAATTGTTATTAGAACTAACTACGTGCAGCTTCTTCAAAGGCGTAGAAGTTCCAATACCAACATTACCATCACTCGCTACTACCATTCTCTCAATATGCGAAGCACCAGTTAAAAACCTAAATTTATTATCATCATATATAGCAGTCCCGTCATCATAAGAGAACTCAAGCCTTTTATTACTGCTGTAGCCATACAAATTCATAGTAGCACCATTGACCCAATTTGTATTCAATTTAATATCTCCGTCATATACTTCTAATTTCGAAGAAGGATTACTTGTTCCAATACCAAGTCTACGATTAGTATTATCCCATTTCAAATTACTATTCTGTAATACATCGTTAGTACCATTGCCTACCAATAACTGCCCTACCGCTAATGAACCTACACCAGTCCCTCCCTTATCTACGCTTAAGATAGATGTATCTAAATTCGCCGAAGTAACGCTTGTGGTTGTGATAGCAAAGGATACTACGTTTGAACTATCTGTATATGTTATATTGCCGTTCTCATCAATACCTAAAGTAATCTTCTTGCTATCGTTGTTCAGTTGCACAGAATTAATATTGATATTTTTATAAACCCCAGAAATATCCTTAATATCTATGTTGGATGTTTCATCCCTCGATATAATTACATTGTCTAAATATATGCTGCTGCCAGATAAATACAAGTCTTTCCATTTCTTTTCATATGAACCCAAATTATAGGTATTACTAGCACCCGGCAATATATTTCCATCGATTGTTAAATTACCTATAATATCTAATGTAGTTCTAGGTAATGTAGTGCCGATACCTAAATACCCCAAATTTGTTAGGTTCATCACATTATTAATAATATTACTAGAGCCACTTTGAATACAAAAAAGCGAATTCGAATTTACTATTCGCCAATCCGTCTCAAAATTATTAGAAGAGAAAATATCAGTATTACCATTAATAAATTCTATATTTGTTGTTCTATCACCTGAGGAACGAACATCTTGCAATCTTAAAGCAACATTATTTTGAACTAAATGTATTAATTTTTTAGGGTTAGTAGTTCCATATCCAACATTTAATATATTATTCATTAATGTATTTTCAGTTATTCTTTAATACTACTTTTAATAAATATAATTTATAAATATATTAACACATCGCGATATAATTTATAAATATAGTAATTATTATTATCGCTACTATCGGAGATATCGGATATATCGCATTGCAAACATATAAAGTTATTATTATATTATTATATTATTAACATAAATATAATGGAACAAAGAAATCTCTATCTATATTGGGTGGGCGAGGAATATACATTGATTACTATATTGCGAAACCTGATATATTTGCATTCAACAAATGGCGTTGGCTATAAAATACATTTAATCAATGAAAAAAACATAAAAGATTATGTAGAGGATATACCAAGTTATTTTAGTAGTTTATGCCCTGCGCATCAGGCTGATTTTGTAAGAGTTAATGTTATATGCAAGTATGGCGGAATATGGATGGATAGCGATACGCTTGTCTTGAATTCTCTTGATAGCTTGTTTGAACACCTTGATAGAAACAATGGATTTTTTATAAAACAAAATAATCAATTATTGTGGAATGGTGTATTTGGAAGTAGAGCGAACACACCCATTATGAATGAATGGAAAACAAGAATTAGAACCTTATTAGATGCCAATATGGGTAAAATAGGGTGGTGCGATATTGGCAATGATATGCTAGAAGATATCTATCATAAAACCCCGCATTTATATGAAAATTACAGCATTTTCAATGGGTTATATAATGTGTATCCAGTTAATTGGGACAAATGTGAAAGAGAATATATTGATGAACCATACGAACATTATAAGGAAATTATTCGCGAATACCAACCTTTCATCGCATTAGTTAATTATGTGTATAAAAGGCTCGTAGGTAAAACCGAGAAAGAAATATTGGAAGGTAGGATGTCTATTAATTATTTTATCAATAAATCTTTTGAAAATATGAAATTGCAAGATTATGATTTTATTGAAATTGGAACAAGTAATTTTGATACATTGATTGAATTAGCCGATGATAACACCAAAGGTATTTCAGTAGATGCTGTTAAATACTATACTGATAAGTTGCCAGATAAATTAAATTGTAAAAAATTAAATGTCGGGGTTTCTAATGTTAACTCGACACTGGACGTTTATTATATACCTGAAGATATAATAGAAGAGAATAATTTACCACACTGGTTCAAAGGATGCAATACTATAAATACCTATCATCCGCTACATATATATCATAATGTTTCTCATTTATGTAAAATAGACAAGGTTAAGGTAATTACTACACACGAACTTTTTTACCAAAATAGCGTAAGAAATGTTAAATACTTAAAGATAGATACAGAAGGGCACGATACTATTATTCTAAAAACCTTGTATTTCTATATTAAATGTTTGCCGATAATCTTTTATCCGAATAGAATATTATTTGAGAGTAATGACCATAGTAATCCAACAGATGTTGATGAAATAATAGAATTATATTGCTCATTAGGTTATAAATTAGAAAGCAGAGGGTATGATAGCGTATTGATATTTTGATAATATAATAAAAAAATGATAGAGGTTTATTAAATAACTTAATAAGGAACATTCAAAGAATGAACATCTCAATCGCTGACGTTAAGAACATCGTGCATATAGGAAATATCAAAGGTAGCTCTGTGAACGCTAAGAAGGGCTGGGCATTAGAATATGTATGCGATAAAGAAACACAGAAAAAAGAAAATGGGCGGATATATTTCATCATTGTCGACAATGAAATATGGAAGATAGGGTCGTCAGAATGCAAAGGAGGGATTAAGAATACCTTTGCATTTTATGAAGGGGGTTTGTCAGGGTCGCCGTCAATACGAACATTTGGAATAAACCTGCTTATATTAGAGCAAATCAATATTGGCAAAACTATACAGGTGTATGCCCTATTTATAGAGCCAATAAAAATAGTAATTAACGGGCTATTATCTTCCATTGAAAAGATAACATACCCGCAAATAAAAGTTATGGAGGATTTATGTCGTGAAGATTATAAAAATGCTTATGGCGTATATCCGAAATGGAACTTTCAAGAAAAGGGGGAGAAATGGCCCGACCATATCAAAAATGCTTACAAAGAACACGTTGATGCTCATTGAGTATAATATATTGCCCATTTTATTATGATTATTTCGTGGCTTTCTTTAATATTATTATTTGTATTTTCTTGTCTGTTTTTACCTATTCGCGTTTCACCTTGTCCGTATGTATACTGCCATTCAGGGAACTCGAATATACAATCCTTGTATAAATCTCGAATTTTAGAGCAATTATTATAAGTCATTATAAACCCCCCTTCGTGTTTTTTTAGCATATCTGCTAGTTTAATGTGGTCGAAATTATTATGATGGATGGCGAAGTTGCAATTTGGATACATACCTTTGAACATCTTACTATCTCCATCCAAATAATAAGGGGGGTCTAAAAATAGAAAGTCGTTTGCGTGGTTCTCTAAAATATCCTCAAATGAACTACAAGATACCTGCAAGTTAATTAAATTCATCTCTTTAATTTTCTCTATTCTTCTTTTGAATTTTTCCTTATTAATTTCATTTGAACTGGGCCAGCCTAGAAACATCGGTCCGTAAGACAAAGTCATATTATAGTAATAATATACTGCCTGATTGATAGCGTCATTATCCAACTTCGTCAAATCCTCCTCCTTCAATTCTATTTTATTCTTCGTTTTATAATGTAAATCTACGGGCTTTATTTTATCCCAGTAATTCAATAAAACGTGCCTGTTATACGTGAATTCCTCTTGTGTTATTTCGAATTTCTTAAGTTCATTTATGAACTCATCTTTGTGATGTATGAGAACATTCCAGAAATTAGCAAGCATATTAAAGACATCATAACCTATTACTTCAATCCCTAAAATACTTGAAAGACATAATTCAACTGAGCCGCCCCCAAAGAATGGCGAAACTATCTTCTTTTCTTTTAATTTTGGCAAGTTTTCTAAGATTAATCCAATTGCTTTACTTTTGCCCCCAGCATATCGCAGAGGTGATGTGCATATCCTTTTATATGTGCCATTCTTATTCCTAATCTTTTTCAAGAAAACCTTTAAATAGTCTTCGTCTCTTTCATATGGATACCTGTGTATATTTGTATTTGCTTCAGTATCATCCATTATTATAATAATACAATCAATTAAGGATATGTTCTTAAATCTAAAGATATAAAATCATTTTTTATTATAATATAAGATTTATATAAGATTTATAATATATATATTTTTAAAAATGTCTATAAAATTATCTAATCTATTTTCTAAATCTATCGATGTTGGAGATGATACAAATGTAGAAAGCAAGATTGTTCAGAAGGAACAAACAAGCGATGATTGGTGGTATCCTTCGAAAAATGGTAAAAGAAGGGTAATGTTATGCGGAACATATCCCATTGGAGCGAGCAATGGATATTCAAAGGTTGTCTATTATATTTCAAAATATCTTGGGATATACGATGATATCGAATTAACAATCTATGGTTTTCAGAATATTAAATGCACAGATAGTTATGCGATACGCAATGATATCCCTCCAAGTGTTAAAATACACGATGCAATGGCAACAGAAAATCCTCGTCGCAATGGCTTCGGTGAATTAGAAATCAGCAAGTATATTAAAGAAAACCCTCAAGATATCATCATCATCTTTAATGATAACGTCGTTACGTCCGCGTTAGTCAATAATATAATGAATGATTGTGGGAAGCAAAAAAGCAAGTTTAAATTAATATCTTATATGGATCAGGTCTATCCCTATCAAAAGAAGGACTATATCAATTTATTAAATAAGTATATTGACGGGATTGTCGCTTTCACTCCGTATTGGATGGGAATAGCTAAGAAATTAGGAATACGCGAGAATATGCCGATGTATAGCTTTCCACACGGCTTTGACACGAACGTGTATTATCCGATACCAACAAATATCGCGAGAACATTCTTTAATTACGACGAAGACGCTTTTATTGTTTTAAATCTCAATAGAAATCAGCCGCGTAAATGCTGGGATCATACCATTATAGCGTGGGTTGAATTTGTAGAAAGGCACTATTTAGCCAATGTATTAAATAAGAAAGGAAATAGCACTACAAATAAACATACGCGAAGACCTGTGAAATTAATTGTAGGAACCAGCATTGATGCATATTGGGATTTAATGGATGTTTTAGAGAATGAAGTTAAATTCAGAGATGTCCCTCTGGATTATGTTAAAAACACTATAATAGAAGTTGCAAACCCGCAGCAATTATCAGATAAAGAGATTAATATATTATACAATTGCTGCGATGTCGGATGCAATAACTGCAATGGCGGGGGGTTTGAATTAACTATCTTTGAGTGTTTAGCATTAGGTAAGCCGCAGGTATCTTCATTTGTAGGAGGTATCCGCGAATATTTAACGGACAGCAACTCTACACCCATTCGGTCGTCTATTTACCAATACCTAGATAATAAAGGAACTGGCATAGGAGGCAAAGCGGAAATCACTGACCCTCACGATTTTGCAGAGGCATTCTGGAAATACTTTAGTAATCCCGAATTGGCACATAAACACGGCTCAAAAGGACGCGAGAATATCTTAAAACATTATCGTTGGGAAACTCTCGTAGCATATTTCTATAACAATGTTCTCAAGAAGTTATAAGGTCTCTGTTTCTCTTTTTTATCATTAAATATATGTTATTCAATATACATATAATTATTATAAAAATAAATTAAAGGACGCAACCTATCTTACTACTAACAAGAATATTGAGTTAGAGGTGGTTGCGAAGATGTTTGAGGGGATGATTTAGAAGATGATTCAGCGCTATTTGATGATGATGATACAATTAGCGGGGATACATAATGGATTTCGCAATAAGAACCATCTGGATAATATTGATATTGTGGATACTGAGGATACTGATATAGTGGGTATTGGTATAGGGGATATTGAAGCGGTTGATGAACGTATTGAGGCTGCTGAGGAACATATGAAGGCAGTTGGGGAACATACTGAGGTTGCTGGGGAACATATGAAGGCTGTTGAGGAACGTATTGAGGTTGCTGGGGAACATATTGAGGTTGCATATCATAATATTGATGATAATAAGGGGCGACTTGCGGAAGTTCAGCAACAATGGCGGTAATGTTAGTTTCGTATTTATTCATTTTATAAATATATATAGCACCATATATTTATATAACTTTTCAATTCATTTAATTCTATAGCAGACATCTATTTTTCTTAACTAATTCATCCGATTTCGGTGTAAAATTGTTATTGCTAATATCAACATCCTCAGGGATATTTTCTTCTAAAAGCCTTTTATACATAATATTTTCTATTTCGCTATTCATATAATTATCGCTGATATCGAAGGTATTCTCACTACTATTTCTAGTATCGCTTTCAATCTGCCCGTATTTTGAAGGAATAAATTGCTGATAATCGGTAATATTTAGTTTGTCAAAGGAGGTATATGGATAAATAACAATATTGTCTTCGGATACGACCCCAACTATTTTCACAAGTATAACATTAACAATTACGCCGTTTGTTATCGCTACAAGTTTAACGTGTTTCCCTTGAAACTTCCCAGCGCGGTATAGTATCATATCGATATCAAACATATAATATGACGGATATACTTTGTGCGTTCGGTATCTCAGCATAATATCGTGAACAATCTGTATTTTCTGTTTTTTATCTTCGCTTGGTAAATCCAGTGCATCGCTATTTAATCTTTTAATAGCGAATTCAAATATTTTATCATAATAAGATACGAGCTTCTTCTTTTCGCTATTATCGCTCAATTTTTTAGGATTAACCCAGTCATTCCATTCACTCCCTTCAACCGCTATAATAAGTTCCTCGCATTTGCTTTTAAACACTTCTTTTAACTTATCATTATAGGTTTTATTATCAAACTCATAGTAATATACATTGACCGCCTCCTTTTTAATATTAACATCATAGGGAATACTTGAATTAATTGTGTGCCTATTCCAAGGATATTCGCCCGTATTTTCATACATAAGCCGAATATTATATGGCTTATATTTAAATCGGTTATCATAATCTATTTCTCCCGTATTTTGATTGAATTTTTCGATATTACTAGGTTTATCTATAGTCATAGTTAAAGCAACATATTGGTATATGATAATATTGAAGATTACAATGATTAATATGACTGATATAACCTTCATAATATTAATCAATATATCAATCATATTATTATTTTTCATTATTCTATAAGTCTCTATAATCTAATAAGGAAATTATTGTATTTAAATTATATTTTTCTCTTTCATCAAAGTCATTTTCAAAAACGTAGTCGGGCTTCTCAGGTTTCTTACCAGTTTCATCGTATTCGCAATTATAACACAAGGGGGTATTTAAATTAACGTCGGTATATTTTGTAAAACCTAGTCTTTTTACACCAACAGGGAATTCACAATAGTTCCCTTTTATACAACCTCCCCTATTATTCGGATAATTGGTATTTGATTTATAATAAGGGCATTCCTCATTGGTTTCGCATTTCTTATCCCAAAAACTATAATAATTTTTTGGTGTTCCATCGATATTATAATATGAATCGCATTCAAACTTATTGGCAATCTCGCCATTCCCATAACACCCATAGAAACCGCCTTTATCGCTTTTATCGTAATCTTCTTTCACTGCTTCCAAGTAATCTTCAGGCATTTCTAAGCGTGATATAAAGTTATCTACTGCGCTCACTAGGTCATATCGCATAATAGGTAGCAAACTTTTTTCAGTGCTTAAATATAAGTCATTGTTTTTAGTGTCCCCGTCTTTTGTGTAATAATACTTAATTGTATTATAGTTCTCTTTGATGAATGGATAGTATGCTTTAATTCTATGAATATCTACGTCCTTGAAGCCATTGATATAATATCGCTGAAAGAAGAGGAAGTTCATATATTCGCTATTCAATACCACGTATGTGAATAAATAATCAAATATTTTCTCAGTATTCTCGAAATCCCGCTCAGTTATTTTTTTAAGATATATATTATTACTATTTAAGTTGTATCCTTTGATGAATGCTTGTATGAATAAATAATCGCTCATAGATGTATATGCGATTACTTTGCCTTCGATATCCCATACACAATCTTCTTTGCGCAATACTTTATTGCTAACGCAAACAAATATGCCTTCTTTGTATGTGCTACTAGCAGCCTTATTATTTAGTATATAATAATTTATATAGGGGTCTATTAGCAATTGTATATTCGCATCGCTAGGTATATCATCAACCCCATCTATGTCTTTCAAAGTATTTTTATCAATTATATTGGTTTTCTTAACATTATCTATGATGGTCGCTAATTTTCTACTTTCTACAAATAGATATTCTTCTGCGTCGGCAGCGCTGCTAGCGCTAGCAGCGTCCTTTACATTTAATAAGTTGTCTGTTATTATTATTTTTTTGCTTATAAAATGCTCCTTATTATTCGGATATATCTCTATTGATTTTATAATTATAACGATTACTATAATTAATATAAGTATCAAAGATATATATACTGATTTCATTTTTTTCTTTCCTTATTAAAATAATAGATAAAGAATGCTTTCTAGAAAAATTATAACACTTTTAATATACATAATATTACTCGCAGTATTGTTTGCTATTCAACCAAAACTATTTTTCGATAACGAAGGGAATATGAAATGTTTTGGGTTTGATACAAATAATGGCGAAGCGGGCGAAGCAAATACTATTTTACCGCTAATATTATTTGTTCCTTTCATAGCAATATTATCATATCTAATCATATTGATTATTGAAATGATATATACATAAATCATATTAATTGTTATAATGTTATAATTAAATATGCAATGCGAACCAGCACCTAAAACTCCAAGAGCGCCAAGAGTTCCTAAAGAACCTAAAACTCCAAGAGAACCTAAAGTTCCCAAAGAACCTAAAACGCCAAGAGCGCCTAGAGAACCGAAGAAATCTAAAATAATAAAAGAGCAACCAGAAACAATTTTGAACAATATAACGGATACATCGGAGGACAATACCCAGCAGAATAATGAAGACAATCGTTTTATTAAAACTTTATGCGGGAACCACAATATATATAGTAGCATATTGATATGGCTGCAAACATTTAATTATGACATTAAGATTTCTGCTGAAAGTTGCATCATTGTCGCAGGAGCAACAAGTATCGGTAAATCCTATTCTATAAATAGCATATGCAATTATTTGAATTATGAAATTACATCGATAGATACTAATAATTGCTATAACTCTCAATATTTGAAAGATATTATATACAAATCCGCATCATCTTCGTTTATCCAAATACTTACTAATAATTTTAAGAAGAAGGTAATCATTATAGATAACTTTGATGCGCTCTTCATTTCTGATAAAACAATAAACCTGACTTTATTAAAAATATTGCAAGAGAACACGCTGAAGAATATCCCTATAATATGTGTATCAAATAATGATATTATAAAGAAAATAGGGGATATTAAAAAAGTATGCAACATTTATACTTTAACGACACCAAGCGACGATGAGATTACCGAGATATTGCAAAGTAAAGCCATTGATATTAATAATATTAAAAAACTTTGCTCTAACTCGAAAGGTAATTTAAATAAACTATTCAGAGATATTCATAACGATAATAATGATATATTATATAACGATAGCATTGATAACACTAGCGATATAAATATATTGTATGGTGATACTTTCAATAGGTCGCAGGTGAAGAAAATACTAATTAAGGATCCTTGGATGATACCTCTGAAATTTCACGAGAACTTAATAATAAATCTAAATAATCGCAATATATCGCTAAATAAATATAATGAATATTACAAAAGTTTTATGTATATAATGTGTATTTATGATTATTATATGTTCAAAGAGAATATAGAGTTTTGCGTAGAATTATTCGCATCGAAGGTGTATTTCCTATCTATATTGAAATACAAAAAGAACGCAACATCAAACATTGGTAATTTTACGAAGATGCTGAGTTATTTATCACTACAGAAGAAGAATATTAAGAATAACTACAATATCAAGAATATGCCTTTATATCAATTATCAAATTATCATATTAGTTTATGTAATAGAAAATTTATTTCCTTTAATTAGATAATTAAAATAAAATAAATGGATGCAGTTAAAAACGTAGAGCCTAAAAATATTAATGACGGAGGTATAATGGCTTCAGTGTCAAATGCTATCGGTAATTCGCAACCCGCAAATAATGCCGCCGCAAATGCTGCAGACGCTGCAAATGCCGCAGTCTCTGCTGCCGCGAATGCATCTGCGAATGCCACTTCAGCTGCTTCTGCAGCAGCCTCAGCAGTATCAAATGCCGCTGCAACTGCCTCAGAAAACGCCAAAGCCGCATTAGCTTCCGCGTCCGTCGATAATGCAAAGGCTGCTATTACGAATATGTTTAGTTTCAATGAGAATATCTTCTATTTAATAATTTTCCTAGTTTTAATTACGATAATTGTAGGCTACTTCCTATATTACATTATAACCGACAATATATTATATCAACAAAAAATTGAGGTTTCGGGCACTGAAGTTCCTATAATATGTAATGAATTGTCTGAGTTTAAAATTAACAGGAACTTGACAAATTCAAATGGTATTAAGCGCTCATATGGTTTCTGGATTTATATCAATGATATTAATAAATATAATGGTAATTTCAGGCATATCGCACACGTCGGTGATAAGCACGAGAACATCAAAAATGCATCCCCCTACATATTTTTAGACAATTACTCTAATAAAATACACTTTCGATTTGCCCCTAAAGATGATACATTTTCTAACACCCAGCGATTAAATCTAGTAAAAACCCCTGATGAATTACTTAAATATGATAATAATACTAAGAAATGCGGAATAACTATTAAATATGTCCCCATACAAAGATGGGTTCATATCGTAGTTGTTATTTCCGATGCTAATAGCGGAGTTGTATATACCTATGTTGATGGCGAATTATCGGATGTCGAAGATAATAAAACTAACAGATTAATCCTTCACGAACTTAATTTCGAGAATACTGGAAATCTATATGTCGGTGGCAGCGCATTAAATTCAGTAGTAGATACGATGGGATTTTCTGGATTAATGTCTAAATTCACGCTATATAATTATGATTTAAATAAGAATGATATATACAAAGAATATAACAAAGGTCCGCTAAATGGATTATTAACAAGTATGGGTATCGGCAGCTATGGACTAAGAAACCCAATCTATAAACTAAATACTATAAACTAAATACCTCTCTCCCCCCTACCCGTTAATCAATAATTAATTTTTTTTAATTTCCATATTTAAAATAGATAAGGTATAATAATTATAATGGAAATAAACCCTTTAATTCAAGTTATAATATCCTTGATTATATTGCTATTAATGGGATATATTGGATATAATATATATTTAATCGAACTTCAAAATATGTTTCAGGGGGAAAATGATATACGCAAAGAGGTCTCTATATTAAGCGGCACGTATGATTTTAGTAATAGCGAGGTAAGATATAGCACACAAAATAAAACGCAATTAAATTATAAGAATATTAAGCCTTCTATAAACCAAGAAGGTGGTGCGGAATACTCTTATAATTTTTGGTTATTTGTTGATCAGGATGCTTTGCCTAAAAACCAAACCGCAGGTAATGAAAATGACTATATATTGTTTCTAAAAGGAGAGAAGAACCTTTATGCAAGCGATAAATTCAATTATAACTGCGCGAATGTAGATAAAACGTACAACCCCGTAATAATAACTAAAAACCCTCTTGTAAGATTATCGGGTGATGGGAAAAAGATAGCCGTCGAATATAATAATATATATACGGCTGATTCATTCCAGCAAAGCGCATCATATAAAAGCTGCAATGAAATAAATTCAAAGAATTGGATTGAGCGAAATAAAAAGTTGCTCGGTATTTATGATATTGAGTTTAACAATAAATGGTTTATGGTTACTATAGTTATGAAAGAGGTCGCCGATAGTAATAATGTTTTATCTATAAATAAGGCTTCGTGTAAAATGTATATCAATGGTGTTAAATTATTAGATAAAAAGGTTGAGACCAAATATATGAATAATATATATTCGGCTACATTTAAAAATAATAGCTCGCCGTTTTATATTAATCCTAAAATTGATGCAGCATTAAACCCGTTTGGCAACCTAGAAAAAGAAAATCAATTAAAGATAGCGGATATAAAATATTATAATTACGCTATTAATGACGACATAATAGCATCATTGTATAATAGGGGGTTCAATAGAGAAATCGCAGTAACTATGACGAATGATAACAAAATGGCTAAATATAATATGGTATCCGTCGAAGATATGGAATACAATAAAATAAGGGAGTTATAACGGAGTTATAAAGAAGTTATAAAGAAGTTATAATTGTTATAATAAATATGTATATATAAAATACTAATGCCTCCTAGAATATTATTAAGTGAGTTATATACTTTAAAAGAGAAAAAGGAACACGCAAAATACAAGACATTCGACAAAATTATAGAGATATGCCATAAAAAGATTAAACATACGGCGACTATTGGCGGTATGAATATATTCTATGAGATACCATATTATATGTTTGGAAAACCATTGTATCGAATTGAGGATTGTATAGAATATATAGTAAATTCCTTAAGAAAGAATGGGCTATATGTCCAGATATTACCAGAACCAAACAAGAATATGCTATATATATCTTGGAATCCTAGCGAAGTATCTTCAAATATCAAAAGTTTAGGTTATACTGGGAAATTATAATTAGTATCCTTTTTATATTATTAGAATATATTAGAATATATTAGAATATACTCAGTTGATAGATAGATGTCAATAATATTAAGCGACGAGCAATGTTTACAATGGATAAAAGACCCTAGTATATCTCCGTATGTTAAAAAATATTGGTATACAATTGAAGGCGACAAAAGATTTTTTAATAGAATTAGTAAGAAACAAATTTTAACCAATGAAATGAATTGGAACCCAAACATATTCATTAATCGAGTTAAAGATATTTGCTTTATTAATAGTTTGCTAAGGCAAAAAATAGTAGATAAAATCAATGAATACAAGACTAAAAATATTCCACGATTATCAACATTAAGTGATAAGTGGAAATACGATAGCAAAGAAATGAAAAACCCAGATTTTGCAAATACCGATTATACTGAGCCTTATTTTACGGAAGAAGAATGCGAGAGATTTGTAAAAAATTATTTTATAAATCCGCGAACAAATAATAGTATCAAGCAGAATAGTCGCATATATATTGAATTATTATATACGACTATGCAGTATGGAATAAATATTGATAGTTTTATTGCTGATTTACACAAAGAAACTACCAAGAAATCTGGTAAAATCAGCAATGAAAATACACTAAATATTATTAATGGAATAACTAAGCGATTAAAGTTTATGAAAGAGAACGACAAATATTTCCTATCCCATAATATCAAGTCTTTCGACGAATTATTGGACGTTAATGCAGTTCCTTCATCAAAAAAACCAAAATCAAAGAACACATTTGATGTTTCATCATATTCCTCGTCGTCTGTTAAAAGTTTAACACCGAATGAAAAAATTCTATTAAGAGACAAGATTTTATTAAAGGAACAGAGAGAGAAAAAAGAATATGAATATAGTCGCCAGAAAAAACTCCAGAAGAAGCTTGATAAAAAAGCGTTATCACCTGATGTAGACAAAGAGGTTTTTACTAAATTTAAAAAATTAATTCTCACACTCGACAAAGGACTTGACCCAGTAATTAATAGTATATTACGAGGTTTTAGTAAAGAAGATAATGAAGGTTTTATGGTATTTATAAAAAAAAATTATGAAATGGGTAATGAAAATATTACAATTACAGATATAGTCAGAGGTTTCATTTTTAATATTTACGAGCAAATCGTAAATGAGCCAACATATAGGGTATCAAGCGAATTTGCTTGTTTTTCATATACTAATAAATCAATAAATGAATTTGATAAATTTCCAATTATAAATAAAATAAGAGATATATTACATATTTATATAATCTCTTATCAATATCATTTAGGCACGGATATAATAGATTATTATAAAAATTTAATAGATGATATAATACCAACTGAGTATGTATTTGTTCTTCATACATACAGAAATGGAAATGGACGAGATACAAGAACAAAAATATTATTTAATGGCAAAGAAGAATTTTTTAACCAATATTATAAAATATTATATGATAATAGTAAAGCCATTGATAATAGAATTCAATATAGATTACCTGAGGGGTATGGCTTCTTGAATGGCAAGAATTTGATGAGGAAGATTGCTGCGCTTAATATCCCATATTTTAATAAAAATATTGCAGTTAAAGTAATTGTCCCAGATGATAATGACCTAAATGATTTCACATATGAAGAATGCAGAAATTGGGTAATGATGCCTATAATCAATCCGCGAACATTTGAACGCATACTTATCGACGCGCCTATATATAACAGGCTATTGTGTATGACCTATCAATATGACTGCAATTTAATCCCACGAATGATTACATCGCGCGGATATCGTATTATCAATGCATTAAAGGATGCGCTTAAAAAAATATTAGAAGCAAAAGGAAAGCCCTCGCAGACAAGGAAACAATTAGAAAGTTATTTAATTGATAAGCAATTGCTTAAAAAAAAGGGCTATCAAATTTCCGAGTTTGCTCCAGAAGTTGTAGGGTTAAAATGGAAGGATTATGGGGTAAGAAAACCGATGAATGGAATTGCTATTACTGCGAATAGCGAAGCGCTCATTAGTGCATTTGAGAAGAAAATAAGAAGAGAAAGAATAGCTTCGCGAAGTTCTCAAGACCCTGTTGCATTTTATGTGTTTTTTACAAAGAAGGAATGGGACGTATTTAAAATTACAAATATAACAAAGGATAACTACATCAAAGTTAAAGCACATTATTATATTCCAGTTGTTGCGAAAAAGGAAGACCCTAGTAAGATGTATATTAAATCATCTTTCGTAAGAACGAAGCAATATATTGCGAAGAAATCCTATAGTATCATTGATTGCTTGAAATGGGTAATGCAGCCTTATAAAAATCCCGTATCAGGAGTTCCAATTGCACCAGATAGCCCCGAATATAATCAAATATTTCAAAGTGCATTACTATTTGATAGCAATATTCAACCAATTGATATTACTGAGAGGGGCTTGATTTTCAAAAAAGATATATTGAGAGAAAAAAAGAAGCAATTGAGTATAGTTAGTGCGAAAGCAGCGAAAGACGCAAAAGCAGCAAAAGCGGCGAAATATGCTAACTCAAAAGGTAAAAGACCCAATGAACTTTCTGTAGAAGAAAGAATGGCTGATATTATAAATAATAGTGAAATATGCAGTAGTATTAATAACATATATACGGATAATGATGCTGACAAAAATTATGTAGATTTTAAGAAAAAAATGCTCGATATATGCTTTAAATATTTGGGGAAAAAAGAAAATTGCGATTTAGCAGGTATTAAGAGAGAAATATTTAACCAGTTCGTTAAGGATAACCAAAATCAAGTGAAGGGTTTTATATACTACGAAGGTTCTGCTTTAGCATCAATAATTGTATATCATAGTGGGTTAGAAGAACAAAAATTATACGATAAGGATATACAGAATAATTATATTAATCTTTACAAGAATATATTCAAGGTATATATACAGGAAATTGAAGAAGAAGAGGAGGAATTATACGTAGTAAATAAGCCTGCACTTGATTACGGAGGAGTTAGCAGAGAGTTTTTCACAAAATTATTTGAAGAATTATTCTGTGACGAAGAGAATACGAAGAGACCTTTTATAATACCTGAAAAAAACAGCGTATCTAACAGGTATTACATAAATCCCAACTTTGAGCCTGATGAAAACTTTAGAAAGGTTATAGAATATTATACGAAAAACATAAATCCCAATATGTCAAAATATGATACCGAAAAAGATTATATAAATATATACAAAATAATTGGACGAATGCTAGGTATCACCATAGTGAATGAAGAGATATGGTTGCCAAAGCAATTTTCATCATATATATTGTCGAGATTTATAAATTTGAAGAAGGAACTTAAATATTATGATATTTTATATTATTATTTAAGGGATTTTAATAATTCCGTTGCTTATATGAATATGATGAACGAACAGCAAAAGGGCAATATAGATTCATGCAATTACACTTTCAATGATTATTATGTTATTTCGAGACCTTCTGAAAGTAATCCCGACGGGAGGGCTTTGACGAAAGAGAACTACACTAAATATATTTTGCAATTAGCAAATCACGTAGTAACTAAGAACTTTTTATCCAATGGCATAGAGGGCTCTAAAAAAAGTATGAATAAGAGATATAGTGCTTTATTTGCAGGGTTTAATGAAGAGTTAAGAGGTTTTTTAAAAAAAAATAATATCACAATAGATATTCTCGATAAACTGATTACACACGAGCAGTTAAATGAAAAAATGTTAATTGAATTTGCAAAGAATATGAAGATATCCGTTATTAAGTTTGTCGGCGACCACATAGATGCTCCTCGTAATAATATTATTGATTTAACCGAAAAAGAAAAAGAAGAAAAAATAGCCGAATTAAGAATATATTTAACAAATATTATTACAAAAAAAAGAGAAGAAGAGGTGCCTATTGAAAAACATTATGAATTTATCAAAAGGCTTCTGCAGTTTTGGTCAGGATTTAGTTATTATAATAGACGGGCTGATGTTGAAGAAAATGGGTATAAATTCTTTTATATGTATGGTGCAAATGCAAGTAGATTTCCTACTGCACATACTTGCTTTTATCAATTAGATTTTTTCGGATTTCCTGATAATATTACTACTGCAGAAAAAAGAGAAACTTATTTATATGATAAATTATACGAGGCGGTTTTTAGTGCTGGAGGTATGGAACTAAGATAGGATATATGATATATGATATATGATATCAAATTATATAAAAAATATATGTGTTATATATAATAAGGAATATGCAAATCTTCGTTAAAACTTTGACAGGGAAAACGATTACGCTCGAAGTCGAAAGTTCTGATACTATTGATATGATTAAATCTAAAATTCAGGATAAAGAAGGTATCCCTCCAGACCAACAGCGCCTAATTTTCGCTGGGAAACAATTAGAAGATGGGCGAACACTAGCAGACTATAATATACAAAAAGAAAGCACCCTTCATCTTGTGCTAAGATTACGAGGTGGTAAATAATAAAAATTGATTATAACTTATAGTCTATAAATATATATAGCATATATTTAGGATAAATACAATAATGGACGGCTCATATTACTTCAGTCAAGGAAGATTGATTAGCACATATCCATATAGTAAATATGCTGATAATATGGATAAGAATTATAATATGGATAGCGATACTAATAAAGATAAAGAAAACAAGGATAAAAATGATTGGATGAAAATATTTAATGGATATAAGTTTCAAATATTTAGCCCTAGTATTTTGCGATATAAGTAAGAGTATCTTGAGTTATTGCAAATATCTTTCATATAAGAAATCTAATAATACATAAATATCTATGCTTTCTTGCGATAATAGCCCGTTATCACTAAGTAAATCATACGCTTTATTTTCGTGTTCTGCGTGTTCCTCGTTAAAATGCGCATATCCTTCATCAGCCGTATAGATGGCGTATAAATAACTTAATACATATTTTTCATCTGCAGCATTCTTTATTTTTTTATTGAAATATTTTATAATATTATAGCAGGTTTTTTGAAATAACCTAGTATTATCAACCTTCATTTTAGTGTCGCCGATGCCTCCAATAAATTCATAATATTTCTGAATTGCATTATCAATATCATTGTTATGACAATACACATTAATCATTTTAAATATATTTAATTGAATAAAACCTCTATTAAACAAGTTCCATATAGTAGCATATTCTTCATTATCATAATCATATATATCATCATATATTTTGTCATCTATCTCGATGTCGATACTCGGGTTATCCTCTAAAATTGTATCATCAAACTCAGCGTAATGATTGATAATCCACATCGTTTCATTCAATGTTAATTTAGATGAATAAATATTAACATCATATTTATAACCGATGTCCGTGTTATTCGAATAGTTGTTTTCGCGTGAAAATATTTCATCTCTGTCGAGATTTAATATTAAAGGCTCTTTGATATCTGCGTTAATACCATTAAAATTTTCTAATAATATATCCGTCTCAAAGTTGTCCCAATATAAATTGTTTATCGTTTCGCCATATACACCTTCGAAAATATAGATGTAGTTATATTGTTGATATCCGAAGTAATACAAAAACTTTGAAAGTTTCATATCATTCAAAAAGATATCTATGCTATTCTTGATGAAGTTGTTCTCTAAAGCAACATATATTAACTTAATATATTCGTCGCATATAATATTATTTATTTTTATCACAATATCTTCGGGAAAGCAGCAATATTGTGGGTCTAATAGGTGCGGCTTGTTTTTTAGCATATTACTTAAAGAATTTGATGCCATTACTTGATTATCTTATAAGATAAGAATATTATCAATTTTTGCTATATTATTTTTGATTTCATTCAGAAAACTTTGTATTAGGGAATTTATCATAAAATGCTTCTTTTTCAAGGAAGCCAACTTTCTTAAAATTGCAATTCAGATTTTTTTGCTCATTGATTTTGATACAGCATAGATTGATATTTCTTAGCAACTCCTTCATATCATCGTTGAGGTCGTTCATTGTTGTCTATGTATTCTACTTATTCTACTTAAGTAGTTAGGTAATAATACGCTATCATTTTTTATTAATTTGTAATAATTTATGATTAAAATAATAAAAATTGATATCCTTATATAGTTTTGTTTATCAAGTAAAATAAGTAATAAACAATGAACTTTAACAACTCTAACAAGATTAGCTACCGCGTTTTCAACTCATATACTAGCAAATGCGAGGATTTCGAGGATGTCAATAAAATTCCACGCGAACTAAAGAGAGGTGATAATAATGCTGTAAATTATAAAAAGAATGCACTCAAACGCAAGGATAGCCGTCTCGCCTATAAGAATAGGAGGAGCATCAATAAAGATTGGAAGGATTTCAATACTAAGTAATCCTAAGTAATAACTAAGTAATCCTAAGTAATCCTAAGTAATACTAAGTAATACTAAGTAATACTAAGTAATACTAATAACTAAAGTAAATAGTAAAATAAACAAAGCAAACAAGTAAGGTAATAATAATGTATATTATATATATTTTTTATATTTTATGAGGATATAGGAACATATATAATATTATTATATATTATGGATGAATGAATTATCTAAATATAATCCCATATGATATTTATACGCAAATATACAAATATGTATATGATGGCTGTATGGAAGAGCTTATACGTAATCATATCAATAAAAATAATAACATATACAAGGATTTGTTTATCAACGACATAATAAATTATGAAAATAGGATATATTATACATCCCTAAATATATTCAATATGGTATCTTTAGGGATTGTCGCAGAGAATGATAATACTGATTACTATTACGACAATAATACTAAGGAGCTTGAAGATTTATATTATCTATCCGACATAAATATAAATAACTTTTTAGAGCACCATTATGATATTCTAATTACCGAACTACCAGAAGACTTAAAAAACGCAACTTGTATCAAAATGATATTATCAAATATCTCTATATTACTAGGATTAGACACGGACGATATATACATACCATTATACTATATATTAACAGACGAATTAAGAACGTGGCTAGAACTTGTGTATTATACGAATATACTACTAAATGAATATTTATTGCTAAATAATATAATAATAAATGTAGATTTATTTACATTATATAGGTTTGATACTATTATTGAAAATGGTTTTGTAGTTATTGTGCCGTCATTTGATGAATATATTATTTAATATCATATATATATATCTGATATATATTTATTATATAAAAATATTATATAACATATCAATATAATAATGTATAACAATTTATATTACATATTTACAAAGGACTACTACGATGATTATAGTAATAGCACGCTATACCTGAAAGACAAATGCAATAAAATGAAAATATTATATGAAAGCAAAGACAAGGAACTTCAATATGTTAAGAAAAAATATGATTTGTTAGTTAAGCGATATAATGATATTGAATGGAAATATCAAGAGTTATTATTGAATAGCCATTATAGCAGAGAGAGTTATAATAAATTGGAGAAAAAATATAATAACTTACTAAAAAATAACATATATGCAGACACTACTACTACTACTACGAACCTTTATGATATTCAAAGTATAAATGAGGATTACGAGCATATATAACACGGAAAGCAATAAACACATATAAAACATATAGGCATATATAACATAAATGAAATTAGATTGTATATTAACTGCAGTGAATGAGAACCCTTTATATATAGAGTTTATCCCTATTTTTGTTAAAACGTGGAATAAACTATATCCTGATATTGATGTTAAAATTATTTTAGTAGCAAAAGCAATACCAGAAGAATATATGCAATATAAGGACAATATAATTTTATTCGAGCCCGTCGAGAATGTATTAACCAGTTTTACATCGCAATTTATTCGCTTGATGTATCCTTGTTTATTAAATTATGAAAATGCGGTTATGATTACAGATATGGATATGCTACCAATGAATAGCACTTATTATACTGAGTATATTAAAGAATATGATAATAGTAAATTCATATATTACCGCGACGACCATTGCTTTGTTTATAAACAACTGGCGATGTGCTATAATGCGGCTACGCCTAAAATATGGAGGGATATTTTTGATATACATTCTACAGATGATATCAGAGATTTGCTTATAAATATTTCGCGTAATAACGTAATTGAAGAAGGACACGGGAAAACTGGTTGGTCGATTGACCAACTTTTTTTATATGCGAGAGTAATGGATTGGCAACGTAAAACAAGGAATTTAATTTGCTTGAAAGACAGCGATACAAAATTCAATAGATTGGACAGGGAAACCTTTATGATGACTAGTAGGTTAAAGATGCTTATAGAGACAGGGATATATACTGATTACCATTGCTATCGACCTATGAGTAAATATTCGAATATAAATTATGCTATATATGATATATTACCAGCAACGCAACCACGCAACCCATAATATACGTAAATATATAAGACTAATAAATTAAGTATAAATTAAATATACAATTTCGAATATGTCTTTGGCGAACTATAAAAGCAGGTGTATTGAAAAATATAAAATTGCTAATCCAGACAAAGATATACCTACAAATATGGGGTGTAAATGGGATGCTGTAGAAGAGCAAGCATTATTAGATAAAATAAAAAATAATTTAGAGATTGAAGAAATTGCCAAGATACATTGTAGAACACAAGGAGCTATTAAAGCGCGTCTTGAAGTAATCGCGATAAGGATGTATAATGAAAATATGTTCGATATAGAGCATATTGAAGAATTAACGAGGTTAAATGCAAGAACAATTAACGATGCAATTGAAAAAAATAAGGTTAAATATGAAGTTAAATATGATACAAAGGGTAGCGACATAGAAATCACGAACCTTAAAATAGACCTACAAAAATGTCGCGATGAAATTAAGAGATTGACTGCGAATATCGAAAATATGATGGAAATGGAAAGGCGAAACAAGAGAGACGACATTGAAGAACTAAAAAAACAAATACAAAATATGTTAGATATACATAACATTAAGAATGATATCATCGAATTGAAAAACGCCGTTAATGAGAAACAAAGGTCGTAGGAACAAGGTTTACTTGGTTTACTTCGTTTGCTTCGTTTGCTTCAGTTGTTTCTGTTTGCATTGCTGCTATCGCTTCTATAGCAGTTCTATTTTTTATATACCAACCTGTTACAAAATAGATTGCTATCACATCCGTTGTTAATTCTAGTAAAAACATATCGACCTGTGCGAGGAGCATATTGATATATATTAGCCAATCAAACCACGAATATATTGTGTTTATTATAGATACTTCATATTGCTTTGGTATTTCTTTAATATCATTGTTCGGCGCGTTTATATTTTGCACATTTAATGTTATATAAGGGGCTATAATATTATGGTCAAGATTTCTTATTATCGTATTGATGATAGCGTATAACACGACCAAACAATATTTCTCAGCAGTATCTATGACAATACCAAGAATAACCAATTCTGGATTAGGACCGAACCGATAGAAAGTAGTATCTCCCGTAAATTGCTCAGTATTCGCGAAGATATAACTCAATAAAATTGTTAAGATTATTATCATCCACGTTGCTATAATTCGAGATACTAGTAATGCACTCATTCATATGAATGTAATATTGTATGATAATATCAGTTTTTATACTTTTATACAATTTACATAAGACAATAAATAATTATAGAAGATAATATAGCGCAGAGTGAAGCAATGTTTTCCAAGAATTATTTACACGAATTACCAGAAGACCTACAAATTACCATTTATAAGAATGTGTTCTCTAATTGTATATCAGACATAGAGAATGATAAAGGTATAAAATATTTGAATAGATTATATAGTGCAGTGAATAATCCTAATAATACTTGTATTTATTCTATCAAACCGAAGGGGATGTTTTCTGATTATGATAGCGATAATGATTTCAAGTATTATTACGATTACAAATATAAACGCATTGCGCAGTTAGAGGGTTTTGGAAGTGATACGAAACAATTCGCGAAAGATATGATATATTTAGATCGCGCACATTTACTCGAGGATACTTCGCATTTGCAAAGCAACACAATAAGTTATTTTCTATATCCTCTTTTAACCGCTAACAAACTTTTGAGAAAATACTTGACCATTCGCTTTAATTTGATTAAATTTTACAGCAAAGACCTAACTACTATTATGAAGGTCGTTGATGACCGAGTTGATATTATATGTATAAGGAATTTTAGGTGCAATGCGGATATCTATTATAATATTATGGTAGGCTATAATGTATTATATAATTCTTTAAGTAATATTATATATAGCGAAGAGAATGTTGAGATGTTCCACAAGTTCGTCGAGTTATTCAAATGGGTTGAAGCGAACAAGGTATTTGAAGGATATAATGTATATGATAATAAAATAATACCTATATTTGAAATAAAAAATGATTTATAGTTAATACTTAATATATCTTCATAGGTGTAAAAATGACTGAAGGATATATTTATTGCGTATCCAATGTATCGATGCCATCTATTTGCAATATTGGTATGTCTTGGATGACCCCCGCCGCAAGCAGCGTAAGCGGCATAATATTTGATGATATGAATAATGTTAATAATGCTAGATTATTATGGTATCCGCCTACACCATATAAATGCAATATCGCCAAAAAGGTTCTCGACCCTATCCATAAAACTGCTACAATCTATAAACTTCTTGAGCAATATCGAATTAATCCTGTGCGCGAATTCTTTCGCATTTCTCTTAAAGATGTTAGGGCATTATTTGAACTAATGGATGGAGAATATTGCATTGATGATAATGATAATTATAATAGCGATGATGATAATGATGATAATAGCATTGATGAAGCGATAGATAAAAAGAAGGCAGCGGTCAAAGCAGACCTTCAGCGACTTAATGAAGATTTTGAGCAAAGGAAAGCAGAAATTAAAATAGCCGAAGAAAGAATATTAGATTGTATTTTCAAGAAAAGCGATGCACTAGAAAATGACTTAAAAAAATTAGAAGTTCGAATTGCAAATAGAAAAACAGAACTCTCTGAAATCAATGATTTAGTCGAGGAAAGGAAAGTTGCACTTGCTAATCTTACCAATGATATGCGCGCATATTGTGATACCCGTATATCGCGAGACCAGTATACGCAGCGAGACCAGATAATAACGGAGTATTAAAGTGTTCGTATATTTACTGAATAAACGAGGTAATAATCAAAGCAATAACAAACGCAGTAAACGCATAGAGAGAATGCAATATATATTTACAAATATTATCGATATCTTTGATATCGCTCATCGATATATAGATATATGTAGAAGGTTTATTGCAAATATCAAAGTTATCATTATGACCATTCATTTCTTCAATTATACAATCTAGCTTGCTATTCAATTTAATGTATTGGCTTTCGCGTTTTCTTAAGTCTATAAATAATTTATTTGTCCTGTTTTCATATCTATTGATGATGTTGTCTATTTTTTTATCATATTTAATAGATAAATTATAGTTATTATTATATACATTTGTAATATCTTCTTCGATATTTGCCATATATGCATAGAAATCTCTGGAATTATATATTTTAGTTCTCGAGTTTATAGAAGACATTGAAGTCATCGAGTTCACTGACGTTAGCGAATTTGTAGAAGAGCGTCTCAACATTATTATTATATAATAATGCAATTATGTAATATGTAATTATGTTATCATTCATATATCATTTTTTGCCATATTCTTTTGTGATATCCTTATTTATTTTAGTTATTATTTTTTTGTCTGGGTAATGATTATAGTAATGTTTATTGTTTGTAAAAATGAGTTGCCACAAATTATATACGTAATTGCATCTACATATAAATTCCAGACCTGATATATTAGGGCATAAGTCTTTGCTTAGATACCTGAGTTCCACATCCATATCAAATGCATAAGTATATTTGTTCTTTTCATACAAATCATAAATACTCTTAGAATTTTTTATATTTGCTAAAAAGGGCTTGTATAATTCTGGGATGGCTAAGTGGGGCAAAATGCCACTATAGAATGTATGCAGAGTTTTACTTCCGTCTCTTGAAAAATGTTCAGCATAATATTTGATAATAAAGGATAAATCTATAAATGTTTCAAAGTCTATGCTATATATATTCGCAGTTATATTCGCTGCTATACTGGGTATTATATCACGTAAGCTTATAATATCTAAAAAGGCATCATCGTATTCGCGCGGAGATAATAATATATGCTTATCTAATATGCTTGTATAATCATATATCATATCTTTGCATATGTAATTATAAATGTTTGATTTATACGTATAGGGATGCTTTATGGTATTTCGGTAATAATTAGTGATTGTAAAAGCCTCATTAATTCTTTTAGAAATCATATTGCAAAATATTAAGTAGATGTCTTTGCTTGTATAGATATTCGTAAAAACTTCTTGGCATTTGCTATCTTCAACTGCAGATACAAGGTTGGTAATATTAATCTCCGATGTCTCTGCAGTATTCTCAGTATCCTTAATATCGTCTTCGCTATTTGTCAATGAGTAATACACATCACTTCTAATATTATTGTAAAATCTCAAATATATGTATTTTTTATAATTGAAAGACATTATAAACTCGTTAAAGTTAAAAAGTATTAGTTCGTAATAGTTTCCACCAGCCGAGTTATATGCCTCAATATCTTCGCACAAACTTTGAAAGTTCAAAGCAATTGCATATTCATAGCTTGCTATATATGCATTATAATCTTCAAATACCTCATTTTTACTTTGGATATCATTTTGTTTGTCTAGATACTCCGTGATAACCTTTGCTTTCAGAGCATCCGTTAAGATGGTATTATAATATACTGAAGACATAGATAGAATATATATTTATACAAATGATTGAATATTTATATGATAAAAACTGATATAATATTTATATTATAAAGGGATAACAAAGATGAAATCACTTATCATAGTTGAAAGTTTCACAAAAACGAAAACAATTAAGAAATACTTAGGGGATATGGATGTTGCAGTTGCTTTTTCTGGCGGACATATCTACAATTTGCCAAAAGATACATTGGGATTTGATACAGACACTTGGGAGGTTCAATATGTTCCTACAAATCTTAGCATTATTAAGAATATTAAAGAGTTGGCTAAAAATGCGGATATCATATATTTAGCAGCCGACCCAGACTTAGAAGGCGAAGCAATCGCAAATAGTCTTAAAAGATGTCTAGGTAATATTATCAAAGACAAGGTATGCCATCGCATAACATTTAATGAGATTACAAAAAATGCAGTTATAAATGCTATAGAAAACCCGCGAACCATCGATATGGACAAAGTGAATGCACAAGAAACACGTCGGATAGTTGATAGATTGATAGGATACAAGGTATCACCATTGCTATGGAACCAATTTAACAAGAATTATCTTAGCGCTGGAAGAGTTCAAATTGCAGGGCTGATTATCTGCATTAACCAAAGAACCCGCATTATCAACAAAGAGATTATTCCATACTGGACTATAGAAGGTAAATTTAATATTAATAAAGATAAGGATAAAGATAAGGATAAGGATAAGAATAATGGTAAAGATAATAATAAAGACCTAGTAATATCTGCGGTATTAAATGTATATGCTGAGGATATTAATAAGTTAATAGAATATAAAATAAGGGATGTTGGTAAGGTCAAAGATATTCTTAATCATTTAAGTATTAATACAAAATATAAAATAAGTTATGAAGAAAAATTAAGGAATGTTAGCCCGTCGCCTCCATATACTACCACGACACTTCAACAAGATGCCTATAATAAATGCAGGTTTAATTCAAAAACCACTATGAAATTGGCGCAAGATTTATATGAACACGGGTATATTACTTATATGCGCACTGATTCAACAAGTATCGCAGAAGATGCCAAGAAAATGATTTTAGCATACATTAAAGAAACCTATGACACGTCATTCGCCAAATATGCTAAATATAGGACTTACAAAACTAAAATCGCGAATGCACAAGAAGCCCACGAAGCAGTTCGCATAACAAACCCAAAATCAAAAACCATATCATTTGAAGGGATTACAAAAAATCACGAAAAACTATATGAATTAATATGGAATAGAACATTGGCTTCTCTAATGTCCGACGCAGTGTATGTTGATATATATGTTTCATTTACGTCCGCCGTAAAGACTGGCTCTACGTCTGAATATATATTTTGCACAACTAAGTCATTCCTAAAAGAGCTAGGATTTCATATATTATACGATGCTGAACTAGAAAACACTGCGGACTTCCTTAATATTATTAAAGAAGCCAATCTAATATCAACGTGCAAAGAGTATTCTTCGCAAGGAACTATAGATAATATCCCATCTTTATACAATGAAGTTCAACTAATTAAAGAGTTGGAGAAAGAAGGCATTGGGAGACCATCAACATATTCCTCTATTATCGATAAGTTATTAGATAAGAAATATGTAGAAATCGGAACAAACCCTCAACAGGAATATGAGATTGAATGTTTTAAGAAGAAAAAGGACATTGTTATATCTACTAAAAAAATTAATCTTGGAGGAAAACAAAAAGACCTTCTAGTTCCGACTGAGTTAGGATTAGATGTTATCAAATATATATTTGAAACGTGCCCTTACTTATGCGATTTGAAATTCACTTCGAAGATGGAGGACGAATTAGATAAAATTATAAATGCGACTATTACAAAAGATGTTATTTTAAACGAACTATATAATAAAATAAAAAGTTCGATAGATGCTGCTTCTTCAGCGAACTCTAGTAATACCAACAATGGCAGCAATGGCAGCAAAGAAAAGAAAACAGGTATTATAACAACGCGATTTGGGGTTTGCTATTACAACAAGGAATTAGATAAATATACTAACATCGAACCATATCTAAAATGGAAAAAAATAACAAAGGATGATTTAACTGCAAAGGATATTGAGTTCATTAGTTCTCTTCCCAAGCCTGTTGAACATCAAGGTAAGAAATATAACTTATTATTAGGTAAATTTGGCATTTATCTAAAAGATAATAAAAATAATAATCATAAACTCGATAAAAACTTGTGGAGTATGTATTGTTAGTCATATGGGGATAAGCCCTTCTTGCCATATTTATACCAAGTGAAGACATATTTATCTGAAAAGTTAGGATGCATAGTATCATTATGATAATCCATATCAATGCAATTGTCAATCATCGCATTGCATTTTTTACATTGCCATTTCATATTATTATAACCATCCATATTACCTTATATATATATTTATATATATTATATAGTAAAATATTTATATATAACTTAATCATTTTTTAGATTTAAGATTTTTATTAAGTTTATTAAGTTCAAACGCGATATTAGACAATGAGGTAGCAATAGAAACCCCATATTCGTCAGCGAAGAAATTATTAAATGTATTATATAAATCTTCTGATGTAAATCCTTCTTCTACGCCTGCTTCGTTTTCTTCGTCTTCATCATCTTCATCATCTTCGTCTTCATCATCATCTTCATCATCTTCGTCATCTTCGTCATCTTCGTCATCTTCGTCGTCTTCATCTTCATCTTCATCTTCATCGTCGTCTTCAGCGACTTCCTTGATATTCTTAATAACACTAGTATCTTCTTCGTCATCATCATCGTCGGTTTTAGTAGTATCGATGTCCTTGTTAGTAATTTTCTCATTCTCATCGCATTCATTGATATATACATTATCTTCTTCCTTGATAGTGCATCTGGAAGACTTCTTGCTTTTTTTAGGTTTAGTCCTTTGTGCGCTTTGCATACTCTGCATACTATTTAAAAAAGACATAATATCAATATTATTAAAATTATCTTTATTCATATTCATATGCTTTATTACTATCTTATATATTATAATTATTATTATTTCTTATATATATTTTTTTATATAAATTATATATTAAGAGATTAGATAATGATTAATTATTTATTATATTTTCTAGGTATTTTAATTGGCATATTTATAATATTGATGTTAATATCTGATAACGGAGATATAAGGGCATTATTTAAAAATACAAAGGAATACTTTGAGAATGATAACAAGTTTGAAAGCACTGATATTGTAAAGGTTGCAAAAGAAGTTGAAGAAATTAAAGATAAAAGTATAATATATGAATTAACGGATATAGTAAAAGTCCCTGTTGTTCCTATCCATTTAAAGGGGGCTTTTGCAGGTAATATTAATGACGACGACAGAGAAGTCATATTATCTAATAAAGACCTCATAGATAACTTTAATTTTGTTAAATTACTTAAAAAAAAGGAGATGCGCGTATTAATTTCCTCGTATAACAATGAGAATATTAGTAATCTTGACTGGATAACTGACAACAAGGATTACAATAATAATATTAGGCTAAAATTGAGCAGCAATGATATCACAAAGGAACTAAACAATCTTAACCCCAATGTGAATGGATACAATATTCAAAATGTTAGCATAGAAGGACCCGCAAATAGTATATTGTATAATAACGAGAAGACAATCAATAAATTTTCAATATTATTTATGTTTATGCACAAAAAATTTACTAGTATGAATAACAATTTATTTATAATATATGGTATCGATAATAGAAACATAGTAATTAACTTCAAGGACAATGAATATAACAACAACAACTATTATAACGTCAATAATTACGATACGGACAATAATGATTTAGATGGCGTGGTATATGATAAGAACAACATCAATAAAAGCATTAATTTACTGAACAATTATCACTATTATGAAAATTATGATATATTGTCGAACAAAGCGAAGGAGCAAAAATCCTATAAGTTATCATATTTCGAGAAGTTATATACGATTGAAATAATAATAGACGATAGCGTATATAATATTAATGATATTAATATGGAAACATTAAAGCGCGACATAACATTCTTAGGACTTACAATGAATAACGACGATGTCATATTACATTTGAATAATACGAAATATGAATTTAAAAGAAATAATGCAAATGAAATTAAAATCGCTAAGAACCCTTTTGTAATTAATAAGAATAAAAGCTGTGATATAGTTCTATATAGTTTTGCCTACTTTACTGAAGCTATAAGCGATAAGGATTTGAAAACATTCAAACTATATAATAAATATAAATTATACGGCGTTAATAATAAAATCGATGATGTAAAACCCAATGAAAATCGTAATAGCAAGGATACCAACAACATCGAGAACATATAAAACTAATTTACATTTATATTTCATATAACATATAACAATAAGATGATTAAAGGGGCTATATTTATTTTAACGCAGAATACGATAGAAAGAAAGGTATATTTAAAGACCAGTTTGTATTTTCTTTTTAAAAACTTTAATGCAAAATATAAATACCCTGTGATTATATTGCACGAGGGGGATTATACTGAAGACGCGAAGAAAGAAATTATTGCAGGGATACGTAGCGAATGCCGTAATTTGCTAACATTCCAGAAAATAGACGATGAAGATTTTCGCATCCCTGCACATATTGATATTGATAAAATGAATAGTATCATTGACCTTCGCGTCGTTCCCTATTGGCGTAATCAGAAATATCGTTCGATGTGCTATTTTTGGATGAAAAACTTTAGTAAATATACGAAGGATTATAATTATGTTATGAGACTGGACGATGATAGTATTATTGAAGAGCCGATTAAATACGATTTATTCGAAATGATGAGCGACAAGGATTATATATATATATCAAATATAATACATCTCGATTGCAGTCTTTGCAATTATGGGATGAAGGATTTTTTCTTGAAACACTATGCTAACAACGCTAGTGAGAAAGAAAAAATTAATGAATTATTTATGGATCATACACTGAATAACAATAATGAGTATTTTAATAAATTCAAGAGGCTCTACAATGCACTGAATAACGAAGACTACACGGAAACCTCAGTGGAACTTAATATGCCCTTTATGTATTATAATAATTTCAATATAATTAATGTGGATGTTTGGAATAAACCAGAAATTCAAGATATAGTAAATAAAATAGATGAACAAGGCTATATATTTTATTGTAGATGGGGTGATGCGCCATTGCAGACGATTATCTTGTCTTTGTATGATAATACTAGGATTACAAAGGTAAATTTCAAATATAGCAAGAGATTACAACGCGAAGCCTTCAAAGATGATGAAGGTAAATTACATTCTTTTATGCCAAGCGATTATGATAATAATAGCTGCGTGATAAAGAATACTAAAAAATAATAAAGAGAAGCGGTGATGTGGCGAAGCGCTAATCAATCGATGCAATGTTTTTATATGTATCCGTATCGAATACTGCATCGTCATCAGTGTTATTGATAACATCCGTCTCATAGAAATAATAGAATGATGTTAGTTGTTTTAGCATTTGGGTTTTGGTTTATATTATATAAATTAAATTATTTTTATATCTATTTCATATATAAATTGATATATGATATATATAAAATAATAATATTATATTAATAGAATATACAATATATAATATATAATATGCAATATAACATCAGTGAAATTAATAATGATCCTATGGGGTTTATCAAAAAGAACAAAAAAAAGGATATAATAGCCTTCTTAATGAAAGCCGAAGACGCATTCTTTAATAATGATAATGACTTAATCAAAGATGATATATATGATGTTATTAAAGATTATATTAAAACCAAATACCCGAAGGACAAATATTTCAAACGCATCGGGGCTGATGTTAAAAACAAGGTGCTCCTTCCGTATTATATGGGGTCTCAGAATAAGATTAAAGATAGCGAAGCAGAACTAACGAAATACAAGGCGAAATACAGAGGCTCTTATATGGTGAGTGATAAATTAGATGGCGTAAGTTGCCTTATAATATATGAGAATGATACAATCAAAATATATACTCGCGGGAACGGCACGGAAGGGCAAGATATCACGCATTTATTAGAATATATAGATAGCATCCCAAAACTGAAAGGTGTATATATAGCGGTTCGTGGCGAATTGATTATATCAAAAAGTAATTGGGATATATTAGGTGTTATGGGGAAACAAGGAGCGAACCCGCGCAATACCTTGTCTGGTGCTATAAATAGCGATATTTTGAACAAGGACATATTATCAAAGGTGGATTTTGTGGCATATTCACTAATCAATCCTAAAATGAATAATGGGTTTCCAATGTTGCAGGAGAAAAACTTCAAAGTAGTTAATAATAAAATAGTAGATACTTTTGACTTAACTACGCTATCGAATATACTACAAGAAAGACGCGCGATTGGCGAATACGTGATTGATGGCATTGTTGTAAGCGACATCAGCAAATATTACGAAATTGTCAAAGATAAAAATCCAGAGCATTCCTTCGCTTTTAAATCTATACATACGTTGGAACAAGCGGAGGTAATCGTGTCAAAGGTAGAATGGAATGTATCAAAGGATATGTATATGAAGCCTATAGTTATGTTTAATGAAATCGAATTAGACAATGTAAAGATTAAGCAGGCGACTGGGTTTAACGGCGCATATATTGAAAAGAATGTTATAGGACCAGGTTCGCGTATTATTATTATTCGGTCTGGTAATGTAATACCGCATATCCATAGTGTTATTACGCCATCCGCAAACGGCAAACCAAGTATGCCTGTCGTTGATTATAAATGGAATGATACACACGTAGATATTATGATGGTTAATAAATCTGGAGATAAAAACCGCGATTATGATATTAAGAACCTCGTATATTTTATGAAAACTGCCAGTATTGAGAATATGGGACCAGGCAATATTTCTAAGATATACGATGCTGGATTTGATGATATCAAAAAGATAGTGAATATAACGAAGGCTGATTTATTGAAAATCAATGGGTTTAAAGAGAAGACTGCGGAGAATATTATTAATGCCGTCGCGGTAATAAAGAAGATTGATTGCCTCATCTTAATGGATGCTTCAAATATTATGGGTAGAGGCTTCAGTTATAAAAAGATTAAATTAATTACTGATGCATACCCGTCAATACTACTTCACGATAAAAAAAGTAGAGCGGCGACATCGAAGATAAATACAGGTGATTTAATGAAGGTTGAAGGTATTGCTGAAACATCCGCTAAATTGTTTCTAAATAATCTGCCGAAGTTTTACGACTTCTATGATAATTTAGGAATTAAATGCAAAGGGGATACTAAGACACCCGCTGCTGCTACTGCCGCTATCGCAACATCTATAAATCCAAATATATCTGGCAAATCCTTTGTATTTACGGGGTTTAGAGACAAAGACCTTGAGGCGTATATTATTCGAATGGGTGGTTTTATCAAAACTAGTATAAGTAAAAATACGGATTATCTAGTTGTCGCTGACTTAAATGAAAATAGCACGAAGGTAGAGAAGGCAAGGAGCATAGGTGTCCCTATAATACTTAGGGGTAATGCTATATTTACTATATAAATAGTATAAGGTATATAAAGTTTATAATATACTATGCAACCGCTACAGCTATCACAATCATTGCAATTATCTTCATACGATTACTATATAAAGGAATTAAAAAATGAATTGCAAATCAAGAGGATTGACTTTAACAATATTCTGAGATTGATAAATAACCAAGATTTTGAAGGAATTAGAGCGATAATCAATGATGATATAATTATTTATTTGATAGACAGGATTGTATACGAACGTGATATAGTAGGGCGTGTTGTTTCAAATATATTGAAAACACTTGAATTGTTAAATGATGTGTTGATTATATTTAATTTAGAACCACAAACATCCCTTAAGAAAGCGCGGCAATTATTGAAAAAGAAGGTGTTTATAAATATATTTGATTTAGCAGCGGGAAGATATGATAGAAGGATGAGAACTATAGGAGGGTTGAAGATATATTTAAGAAATAACCCTCATAAACGTTATCCGCTTCAGTTGGCAAAAGAGAATAAGGTATTAGAATGTTTTTTATGTAAGATGGGATATGATATTATTAGATTTGATTAAGTTATTCAATAGAATTATAGAATTATAAAAAATGATTATATAAACTTTATAATTTTCTTATAACTATAATAAAATGGAATTCTGCGAAGTATGCGATAATATGCTATATGTTAAGTCAAACGACAAAAATATGTTTGTAAAATATTGTAAGCATTGTGAGTTTGAAAAGGTCGAAACAAACAATAAAGCCGCTATTAAAATCTCGAAGACGATTTATAGCGAAGACGACCTGCTATATAACCAACACGTCAATAAATATCTGCGTTTTGACCCTACATTGCGCCGCATCAATGACCCTCATATATCTTGCAGTAATGAAAAATGCGTAGAAGATAATATGAATAAGCAAATCATATATATCAAGTATGATTCTAAAAATATGAAGTATCTATATGTATGCGAGAATTGCGGAAAAACTTGGAAACAGGTTAATCCAAATTAAAGTACATATGATATAAAAATAAAAAATGATACTAATAGAATAGATATTGAAGGAGCAATATATCAATAAATGTCTCTTGTATATAAAACTGCAAATATAGAAGATGTAAGTAAAATCAATGAATTACTAAACAAAGGGGATAAAATATCGAAACCTATAATGACTATCTATGAGTTTGATAAAATTATGGGGATGCGAACACAACAACTCGCGTCTGGCGCAACGCCCTTTGTAAATATTGAAGGAGGTAAATTAGTGATTAATAGTAATATGGAGCTTCGCAATATAGCCCTTAGAGAACTTGAGGAGGGACGACTTCCGTATATAGTCGAAAGAGTGCTTTCGAATAAAAAGAAAGAATATTATCGCATTTCCGACCTAAATCTAGTTGCTATTCGCGATAGGATGCGTAAATAATTACATTAAATTACATTGAATTACAATCATTTAACATTAACATTATTTCATTATTTTTTATTTATAATATTTCTAATATTATAGAATTAGGGAACTTATGAATGCATTCAAATTGCAAGGGATTGAATATATTTGCGGGAAGAATAGGAATATATATTTTAAAATGAATAAAAATAATGCTGCGCTTGGTAAAACAAGATATATTAAATATAAGAGAGTTTATATTAAATTATCAACTTTTATCAAAGAGCATTACAATAAGAATACTAAAAAATACATCAATTACGAGAAGAAACCCAATGTTGCTGTAATCAACAACATTAAAGATATAAAGGACAAGAAGATAAGAGCCCTTTTTAAGAGAACATTTAAAAAGAATGCTAAAATTTACATATATTCATCTAAAAAAATAAAGAGGGTTGGTGGAGATATTACAAAAGATTTTTCTAGAGATGTGTGGAAAAATAATGATATGAACACCTATAGAATAATTGAAGAGCAAGTATATGACAACGCATTAGCTAGAATAGCAAGAGGAATACCCTCGCCATCCCGACAACCATACCCATATCAAGTAAAGGTCGAATATAATGATAAGGTAGATGATATAATACTTAGAATATTCGAATTAGCTAGAGTTGAGGGTGTATTTAGAAAGATAAATAATTTACAATATAGTATTGTCGTTGATAGCAAAACATATGTTATTAGACCCTATATTGAATTTGCAAAGCCTTATAAAAAATTTTTACTATTTTTTTATATTAATAATGAAGAATTTAATTCAGGTTCAACAAAAAGATGGATAAGATTACCATTACATATCTCTCTCTTTATGAATGATAAGATTGAAAAAATATTAGAACATAATGTAGAGAAGATAAAAAGATTGAATACTGGGCATATTCATATAACAAGTGAAGAAAGGATTGGAAACTTTAATATAGGAACAACATTAGGAAAAACTAAAAGGTCTGCAACAAACCCTGCAATATCTTCAAACCCTGCAAACCATATATATTTAATTGCAAGCAATTTAAAAGATGTAGCCCTTATAATGGAAGAGCACGGCAAAGAAATTTTTAAAGATTGGTATTACACAGAAGATACTGAAGCGCAAACAAAAGACCTAAGTTTTACATTATCTAAACCTACTAATAATAGATGGGAGTATATAAAGAGCAACGTAAGTAAATCTCAAATTTCAATACAATTAAATGTGGAGCAAAAAAGGTCGATATATCATTGTTTTAATAAACTTCATTATGTAATTGGTAATATATTTTATATAATGGACAAAGGGGGTGTAATTGATGATTATTATATTAAAAATGCTACGCCTATAATTACAACATCTATAATACGCCCTTCTGCTGGTTCTGAATTTTTATATTATACACCTTCACGTTCACAAAAAACCAATATTAGATATACTAAAGATAGTTATACTGAGAGGAAATCTTTAGTAGTTAATGATGATTTAAATAAAGGGATACCATATATTGAGCGTGTACGTTCACGAACCCCTGTAAGAGGTAATCTAGTAGAACGTTATCGAGACCGCTCACGGGATCCTTCGCGGGGTAGAAGAAATGGAGGGACACATTCAAAAAGAAAGAGAGAGATATACGAAGAACCCTTATATAAGTCCCCATTAGGAGAAGATGAAAGAAGTTCAAGTGAAAATGCAAGGATAAAAGAAGAATTAGATGCTAAAGCAAAAATGCAGAAACCTCTAAGTAAAGCACCTCAAGCGGTTAACTTAACAAAAGAAGAAATAATAAAAGCATACCAAGATGCAATAGATAATTTAAAAATGATAGATAAAAATAGGATAGAGGAACAAAAAAAAGATGCGACATTAGAAAGAGAAAAGATGCGGAGAATGACCAAAGAAGAAAGAGCAGCTGCTACAAGGAAAGATATACAAACAGAATAATAAGCAATAAACTGCTAGGATAAATGAGGTAGCCCCGTTGTAAATAAGGGAAATCTAAATACTTACTAAATTACACCCAAACTGATAACATCGCATCAGCATCAGTATTGTTAATTGTTTTTATTTCTATAAGCTTATCGCATTCTAATTGCGTTGGCTCTTCTAATTTCTTATAATATACCCTCATAGCAACTGCAGGAACGTGTGTTTCTTGGTTTTTATTCTTTGCTATCCTATAATTGTCTAGGAATTCAACAACAGGCATAGGGAAATTCATCCAAACAATCGTAATATGATAAGACGCTTTCCTCGCCGCACTTATCCATTTCAACCTACTTTCTTTTGTAGGGTTTGTTCCGTCAATTACGATATTTTGACCCTTTTCTAATCCCTCATTAAATGCTTTAAGCATCGCAGTATCAGTTTTCATATCATCTTTGTTAATGCGAATGAAACCTGCGTCAGCCTCGAGTTTGCGCGAATAATACGATTTACCACTTGCAGGCGACCCTACCATTATAACAAATTTCTTTGATGATGGTTTGTATTTTAGTAAAGATGCTATAATATCATTGCCTTTGTCTGATACCCATTTAGTCAAAGGATGTTCTTTATCTTCAATCTTTGCAAACTCTTTATTTGGAACTCCAGTAAAAAACATATCCGTATGTATAAAGGGAATACCAGTGTTTCTAGCAAAATATAAATCGGCTACTGAATCGCCTATAAATACGCTTGACATATAGTCGACATTTTTTGCATCCAATAATATATATTCGAGCAATATTTCCCATAGCCCGAGTTGTGGCTTTCGGTAATATAAATCGCTATGACCACAAATGAAAACAAAGGGAAGTTGTAGGTCATTATATATCATTGTCGCCTTTGTTTTCACGTCTTTCCCAGACATTTTCTTTTGATTTGATACAATTACAATCTCATACCCATCAGCATACATCGCTTTTAATTTTGGAACAATCGCATCATTTTTCCACTTCCAATCATCAATTGTTTTAGGGAACACATATTTTCCCTTAGGTGTGATAAGCGTATGGTCTAAATCTGCAAATATAACTTTCATACTCCCAACCTTTGTAGGACGAAAGTGATTTTGAAAAGTTATCATTGTAAACCTCTTTTCATCTCCGTCAGGTAAGTCTTTGAATAAATGTGGTTTTGTAGGTGATACTGGTAATGCTGGCGCTGCTTGTGCTGCTTGTGCTGCTTGTGCTGCTTGTGCTGCAGCCGCTAATACTAACCGCTTTCCAATAACGCCGTCAATATTAACATAACGCTTTGTAGCAGGATTATATATTTTCTTTGTAAGGTCAGGTGGTTTTTTTAATTTCATCTTTAGTTTATATAGATAAATTAAAGTAATATCATTTTTTGCATATGAGTTTATATTATTATCATTATAATATGTAAATAATATAATGATAACTAAAAAATTATTTATTATTATCATATCATATTATATATCTGATTTTTTACTTATAGATAATAAACATTACGATGTTAATCATTATCATATAGAATATTTTAAAGAAGAACGATTTAGATGCATCAGATATATAGATAATAATAGAAATAAAAAAAGAGAAGCAAGGATTATCAAATATATTAATAATTATCCCTATGCGAAATGCATTAAATATAAGGATGAATATATCAAATATATAATCAATAAAAATAAAATAATAATATACAACACAATTATATATATAATATTCTACATAAATATATTTATTATTGTTTGGTAGATTGCTGGGTGTATCTTATACAAGATACTGATATCGAGAGGACTATCATAGAATATCTTTGGAGATTGCTGGATGTATCTTATACAAGATACTGATATCGTGAAGACTATCATAGAATATCTTTGGAGATTGCTGGATGTATCTTATACAAGATACTGATATCGCGAAGACTATCATAGAATATCTTTGGAGATTGCTGGATGTATCTTATACAAGATACTGATATCGAGAGGACTATCATAGAATATCTTAAGGAGATTGCTGGATGTATCTTATACAAGATACTGATATCGTGAGGACTATCATAGAATATCTTAAGGAGATTGCTGGGTGTATCTTATACAAGATACTTATACCATATATTACATATACTATATATATATTACATATTATACTTATATAATTATAATGTAAGTAGGTAAGCAAAGGTATCAATTTTTATGTTTTTAATACCAGTTTTTTAATATTATCAACAGCATTTTTATAAATATCCTCAGTTTCTATATTAAATATAGGTTCATTCACAATTTTAAAATATTCTTCATCGCTCATATTCATCATTCTATCAATTACCGCATCTATCGAGGCATCGCTGGTATCTTCTAGGGTTATAAAGCGTTTGCTATTAAAATATTTAGAGACGTGTGGCGACCCCCAATAAATAGGAATGATACCTGCCTTAAATCCATTAATAATCTTCTCAGTAATATAATGACCAATCTTAGTATTTTCCATTGTTATCACAAATTTAGTATCTTTATAAAAGTTTATAAGATTATCAGAAGCGAAATTACCTTCCACTTTGCCCCCAATATTATTTTTATAACTTCCGCCATATATCACAGGCATCTTTTTCTCCAATTTATCTAAGAATGCTACGCGGTCATTTATGCTACCATTAGATATAACTGCCGCTACATAGTTGTTTTTAATCGTTTTCGTAGGTTCAAAGGTCATATTAGGATATAATTTGTGATATACAATGTAAAATGGGAATTCTACGAAATTTGCAGCAGTATCATCATATCCTAATATACACGTATAGGATGATTGGAAGTTTTTACATCCAGTATAATATGATTCGCCCGTGAACAAGAAAGACGCTTTCCAAGCCTTGTAATTAATAAAAAATCTATTCGTGAAGATTGCTTCTACCAATATATCCGCTTCATCTACGTTATAGGTAATTACCGCCTCCTCGTTATATACATCATATAATAATTTGGTAAAGAAGTCTACGTGTATCGGGTCTCTTTTCTCTAAAAAACCTTCCCAGAACCCGTTAAAAAATATCTTCATTATAGTTTATATATCCTTTATTTATAAATATCCCTTATATATACATTTTCTTGAGTATAGTAATTATACGTGTTCTCTTCTTTTCACTGATTTTTCCCCAGTCTTGCAAAGTAATATTCTTGAAATTCAATCGCGCATTTAAATTACCACCAAGCAACCCCTTATTTTTAATTATAATATCTTCTAAACTGAAAGGGGCAATCTGAATATCTATATACGTATCATCAACATACCTAATCTTTTTTGTCCCACCTATTAAATAATCTAGTATATTAATATCTATTGTGATATTCAGGTCTATTTTATACTTTTTATTATTATCATTACCATTACTATTGCAAATTATATTATGGGTATAATGAATAATCTCATTGTCGTCTTCCTTGCTTTCATTTACATCACAATCATCCTCAATAATCATATTGATTATTATTTCGTGCTCCACGCTATCATCGTCGATATACTGGCGTGTTAAGCAAGGATAATCATTCTTACAGCAAAGAGATATATATACTGCTTCTTTTACGTTTTTAAGTAAAATGCGAAGCTTCCTTTTATTCGAACTGCATAAATCGCAATAGGTTATAGGCAGATTAATATTATGCTTTACTATTTTCGTCGACGGGTTATAGTAGTTCTTATTTTTGAAGCCTTTATTTAAAAAAAAACTGGCTACATCTAAGAATGTGTTTTTAATTATCTCCTTGTCTTTAAAAATCCCGTCGTAAGTATTCTTCCAAAAGTTTAAATCAAAACTATTGTATATTTCATAATCATCCGCAAAATTGTCGAAATCATAATCAGACCCGCTGCATTTTAATTTCCCGTAATTATCAAAATCTTCAATAGCCTTCTTATAGCCGATGCTGGCTTTTTTAAAGCGCTCTATTTTAATATTTCTCTCAGCCTCATCGCTGATGTTCGTTAATTTATCGGGGTGGCATTCTAATGCTATTTTTTTATATATATTCTTAATTTCATCCTTCGTATATTTATCAATATTATCAATATTCAAATTAAGCGCGTCTATATACATTCATATAATATAGATATTATATAACCTTTATATTACGTGTAATAATGTGTAATTATATAACCTTATAACAACATAATATATATAATTCATATATAATATATAATTTGTTTATGATTAAAACGAATTGGGATAAACTAGAAGAGGTCTTTCCAGATATTATAGATAATAATAAAAAATACAAGTTAATACTGGATAATATATTGTTATCGTCGAATAACAAGCTATTATATACGCCGATAGGTTTCCCAATAGACATTTATTTAAATATATTATTAATAAGGATTTTTGATATTAAAGGACGCTTTAATAAAACAGAGCATATATGGGAAAAAAGTATAATATATATTGAAAACCAGTATTATATCGAGATTGACCTTCAGAACCCCGAAAATATTAAGAATATCGAGAAGATAACATCGTATCTCTTGCATATTATTACTTCCAAAAACGTTAAAATGAAAAAACATTACATCGTGATAAAGCACATTGATTTGCTTTCAGAATTATTTTACGATTTCAGAATTATTTTAGAAAAATACTCGCATAACGTGGTATTTATTTGCACCACGCATTATATTACAAAGGTCGAGAAGCCGATTAAAAGCCGCTTCAGCACCTTCAGAATTCCATTATTTACTTTCGAAGAAATACAAGATATATTTAGCAATTATTTGAATATATCTATGAACGACTATTTATTGGAAACGAAAACACGGAACCTTGTTAAAGCGATGTTTATATCTGAGATAGAGCGACATCCTTCGTCGGGTGAAATATTAACAAAGGACTTTATTGAGTTTAATTTCCCGCCATTTGTAGAATTTATTAAGAGTTATAACAAGAATAAAAATAATCTAGATGATATACGCGGGTTGTCCTACAAATGTTGCCAATATAATGTATCTATCTCGCAAATCATTCAGGATTTCATAAAACTCGTTGATTACGGAACGTATTATTTGAATATAAGATGTTCGCATATCCAACAATATTCTCATAATATATTCGATGACACAATGAAAAATGATTTGAAATGCAAAATAATAAAAATAGGAATGGATATTGACTATTTGCTATCGCAAACAAATAAATGCAAGGAACCCTTGTATATCGAGAACCTTCTTTGCCAATTGCTACTTTAAGACTTAGTCTGGAGGTTCGTCGACGATAGTATACAATTTATTTTTATTCGTGCCATACATCGATACGTATTTATCATTAATTATAATATCCTCTTTTTTAAAATTGAAATTATTATAAATGAGATTGGATGCTATGAAGCTATCGCATACGTAATTTTTGTCGTATATTATAGACCAATAAATGGATGTTATGTATCTTATATATTTTTCGAGGCAAGTGTTATATAATTGCGCTCCGCCGATAATAAAACAATTCTCAATAATTGCATTGCTATCCGCGTATATCAATGCATCGTCCAAAGTTTTAAAAACGTGAACGTCAGGCATCCCACAAGTCTCTTCTTTGATTTTATCATAGTCTTTAGAAGATATGATAATGTTAATTCTATTTTTTAATGGCGCGTTTGGTATAGAATACCAAGTATTTTTGCCCATTATAAGGCAATTCTTATTATTTTTATTAAGACAAAGTGAGGTTATCTGCCTAAAATACTTCAATTCTTCTGGGATATTCCAGCACAATTTATTTTCAAATCCTATCCCGTATTCTAAACTTGAAGCTACAATAATACTTAGGTTTTTGTTCATTTATATGTTAATATATATTATTATATACTAGTCATTTTTATATATTATAACATTTATTATCATATTTATCACATATTTTGGTAGGTCTCATTCATTATGTTATATACACGCATTTTATATTCCTCGATTGTCTCGCCATCATTGTATTCGACCATATCACAGACCTTTATATTGATATTGTAATCTTTTACTAAGAATAATTTTAGACAAGAATGGAGCATTGACTCGCCATTATCGTGGTTATAATGGAGTGACTCGTCTTCGTATTTAACTACAATCGGTAAAATAGGATATTTATGGACGAATGCGCCATTGCTAGTAAATTCGGTGATACTGCCTGGTATCGTCGATGTGTTTCCAGAGCCAGGTGCAATAAATAATATTTTATCACCAGATTTTCGGCTATCAACGCGTTCCTTTATTTTCTTGCTCGTTTGCCCTTTTTCTACGAACATATTACCTAGCAAATCATTGATTTGGTCGTTGTATCCAATCGTAGAATATATGATTACCTTAAGAATTAAATAGGATGAGCGAGGGAATGTGCTAATTAAAATAAACCCGTCAACTATTGTTGTATGATTAAATGTGCTAATAAACTTCTTATCGCTATATAAGTATTCCATATATTTTACTAAATCCTCTTTGGATATATTGATATTAAATGAAAGTAAATACATAAACATCTTGGCGAACCAGAGGATACCGCATATAATGTTGCTTTCGTTCTTCAACGGCTGCAGAACGTGTATTGATATAATCATCATTATAAAAAATATTAAAAATCGAAAAGGCATAGTAATATAGGTTAAAAAAGTTAATAATAAAGAAAGCATTAAATTATTTAATATATCTCAATAATATTTAGAGATTGATATAACCGCGCGATAATGCCATTTTTATATTTATAATATATAGTGCTGATTATCGAGATATAGTAAATGAACTGGGTATATTTATCGATAGCTCATAGTATTATTGTTGCGATGATGATTTTATATATCAAATATAATAACATACCATTGATAGTATTCCCAATAATCATAAATATCATTGTAGGTATAATAAGTATTATATATTTCATTTTATATCTAAAAGAAGATTTCGCAATGGAGTTCGCGAAACCCAAGCATTACCTATATTCATTTGTGGTATTATTTGTAAATATTTTAGGGCATTATATCATAAAGGTATCCCCTAATCCTGCTTATTTTCGAATATTTGTATCTCTGCAAATAATTATATTATTATTGGCTACAATATATATAACCCAAGATTACAATATATCCACGCAAACAATGCTAGGTATTTTCTGCGGTTGTGCTGCAATCATACTAATCTCTTCAGATGATAATAATAAATCTAATATTCGATTATAAGATAAAAATAATAATGTTTGATGTTCTAGATATGATTTTTATACATTAATGTAGAATACTTGGGAATATCAAAATTATAATATTCCTTCTTTGCATATTTTTTGTCTTTTATCCATATCCTAACAATATAATAAAACTTCTTAGGGCTTATAGATATACCATTGATATTATAGATTATGTTTTCATCATTGTTATTTGCGAAGTTTTCGCCTATGATGTTCGCACATAAAGCAAAAAATTTATTTTCGAGCTCGTCGGACATTATTTTAAATGAAAAGCAGCCGCCTTTAATATTTAATTCATCTTCGTAGCGAGGCATAATATCTAATCTCATAATAAAGAACATCCCTTTTTTGAATAATTCTTTGAATGCTTTAAAATAATTTATGTAGTCGTCGACGCTTGATATCATACCAATCATCTTATAACTCTTGTCGTCCCAAGAATTATCATAGGGGTCGTGGAAATACATATTCCACGAATCATTCAAAAATATCTTATCATTACTTAGTTGATTACACATTTATATAAAATATAGTAATATTCTTTATATAAAAAGATGTTATCAAGATAATACTAGCAATATCAAATCATATCATATCAAATCATAATGGCAATACTAATAACAGGAGGCTGTGGTTTTATTGGTTCAAATTATATTAACTCTTTATTGAAGTCTGAGCGATTTAATGGAGATACCTTTGATTATCTTATAAATATAGATAAATTGGATTATTGCTCTTCGGAAAATAACGTGGATAGTAAAAGCGACAAATACATATTCGTAAAAGGGAGTATTTGCGATAAAGAATTATTAGAGGCGCTTTTCAAGAAATATAATATTATGTATATCATTCATTTTGCTGCGCAAACGCACGTAGACAACTCATTTGATAACTCCATCAGTTATACGTTTGATAATATTCTCGGAACTCACCAACTTATAGAGTGCTGCAGGTTATACGGGAATATTAAGAAGTTCATTCATATATCTACGGATGAAGTATATGGCGAACTTTCGATTACCTGCGATAATAGCATAGAGACCTCTTTATTAAACCCTACTAACCCATACGCGGCTACGAAAGCAGGTGCAGAGTTTATTGTCCGTTCTTATTATTATTCATATGGCATACCTATTGTGATTATTAGATGCAACAATGTATATGGCGCAAGGCAATATCCTGAAAAGATAATACCAAAGTTTATTACTTTGCTGAAAGAAAACAAGAAATTAACTATACACGGCAGTGGATTAACGCGGCGAAACTTTATATATATTGACGATGTCGTTAATGCTATAAATATAATTGCCGCAGAAGGCGTTGATAACAATGTATATAATATAGGTTCTGCTGATGAATACAATGTTATCGAGATTGCTACCATTTTATTAAATTATATCAAAGGTTGCGATGAAAAGATAGAGGATTGGATAGAATATACGAAGGATAGAAACTTCAATGACTTTCGATATGCGATTGATACGCAAAAATTGAATAATCTGGGCTGGAATAAAACCATCAATTTCCACGATGGACTAAAGAGAACGATTGAGTGGTATATGAATAATGATAATGATAATGATAATGATAAAGATAATAAAAAGTGATAATATTCATTGAATAGATACTAATATATACACAAAAGATGCTTGAGAATATTAGCGACTATACCTATACCTACACATATGAATATAGTTATACATATGACTACGACTATACCTACTATAACAAGAATTTATTCTAATAAATATTGTAAAAAATGATATAACTACTACTCTATATTAGTAATAATACTATAATTCAATTCAAATATGCAAGGTATTATTAGTTTTTCAGACAGAGTTGCCTTTAATATTAAAAGTAATGACCACAAGGATATTATTTTAGATCTATTGAAGTCTCTTTATAATATTAAAATTCTACAAAGGCATCATCATAACCTAGATAATAATAATGTTAATTTTATATTATCTAATCACCTAATGAACTTGCGTTCTAATGGTAATAGATATTATCTCTATTTTACGCTTTATAATAATATAGAAACTATGTATTTCATCGATAAAAAGATACATCCTGGCTATCAGCGACCGCGAATTATTTTTGGCAGAGGCTTGTTTGATAAGAAGTTATTTAAAAATACTTTGCTAGACGGAGAGATGGTTAAATGCAAGGATAATAGCTGGACATTTCTTATAAACGATATTATATGTTATGAAGGTATTTATTTGAATAAAAAAATGCTCCCTGACAGATTAAAATATATATACAATCTTTTAGAGTATCAATATACACCTGATGAAACGATAGATGTTTGCAATTACAAGGTTAAATCATATTTTAATATGTATAAGCAATCAATCGAGAATATTATGGAACTATCAAATAACCTCAATTATACGTGCAGAGGTATTTATATATACCCTTATGATATTAAATATAAACCTAAATTATATAACTTTGACGAAAGCTCGGTTATTAATGTAGTTAGAAAAACAAAAGATATTACCGAGTTCAAAACAATGGATATTGAGAAAGTTGCTGAGATTGCTAATGTAGATGCGAAGAAGGCTGACGCTGCGAAGCCAACTGACGCACCAGAACCTTCGAATGATAACAATGTATTAAATAATGAGGAGAAAATACTGCATATTGTTAAAACAAATGAACCTGATATTTATGATGTTTATGATAATGAGGATGTTCTCAATAAACCCAAAATAGGTATTGCATTGGTGCAGACAATGAGCGATAGCAAATTGCTTAGGAATTCATTCCGCGATAAAAACGCTATAACCAATATTAAATTCGTTTGCGTATTTGTAGAAAAATTCAATAAATGGCGAGCAATTCGACCAGTATAATTTAGCGTTTATTTAGTTCCTTCAATTCAAATAGTTCTGGAATATATTCGGAAATTTTACATAATTCTTCTTCTCGCAAATGCTCATAACAATTATGGATACCAAATGATTTATCAGAAAAAAGGGTTTCAACGCTAAATAGTTTGGCTTTTTCAACGGATGGTTTATTTTTTATATTACTTGAAAAGAAGATGTCTTCATTGTATGCGTGTCTCGTATTCGATGTAGACATATCCTCTTTAATACAATGCAAAACCTTTGTTTTTTTACGTAATGATAATCCTCCATTGCCGACTAAGACATCGATGTTGTATTCTGGAGGGAACCCTGACCGCCAAGGCGCTCCAACGTAATCATATTCCATAAAATCATAAATATAATCCTTGTATTTTGCAGAAATCAATGTATCTAATTGAAAAGTCAGAAAGGTTTCAGTAGGTATTATTTCATATATATGTGGTTCTACCATAAAATTCGAATATTCTTTGTGGTGAAAATTAACAATATTCAATTGATGTATAGTTATCCTATGTTTATGTTCTTTAAAATGTTCATCAATTAAATCAATCAAGAATTCCCTATTTAATAATCCACATAAAATAATAAAATCCCAACGTTCGTCTAGATTAGTTAAGAAATTATTGAGAACAAGTTTCCAAGCAGGATGAATTCGGGGTTCTGTGATAATAGCAGTATATTTCTCCATTATTATAATTCTTTTATATATAAATCTTTATATATACTTAGAATGAATACAATGAATAGTAATATTTTACGACAATACTTACATAGCACAAAGGATGATTGGAATTATATAACACCTATGGATTTTTACAATCGATATTATTTACAAAAAAAAGAGTATTATTTGATTGACTTACGTAGTAAAGCCGAGTATCTCAAAATGCATATTAAAGGGTCTCGAAATATATATTGGTTAAATATATTAGATGAAAAGAATTTGAATAAATTGCCAAAGAATAAACCTATATTTCTTATATGCTATGTAGGACATACAAGCAGCCAAATATTAACTTTACTAAAATTATTAGGTTATAATGTTATATCCATAAAGTATGGCTATGGATTATCTCCAATAAAAGGTATTCCTGTTGCTGGATGGTTGGATTATGGGTTGCCGATAGTCTATAGAAAAAAGAAGTAAGATAGAGCAAAATAATCCTATCTATTTCATAATAGCACTTAGTGCCGCGTGGGATTTGTAGTTAGATAGTTCAAAATCTTCATATACGAGGCTTTCAATCCATCTTATTTTTTCATCAATAGACGATGTGATATCTGGTGCATCCTTTTTAATAATAAGTTTAGGTAATTCATATATTTCATTATTAACCTGCTTATTAACTTGTGATATATGCTCCTCGTATATATGAGCGTCGCATATAGATAAGCATATTTCGCTTGCATTGATATGAAGGATGTGCGCTAATATTTGAGTTAATAATGCGGTGCTAGCAATATTAAAAGGTAATCCTAAGAATAAATCGGAACTTCTTAAAGTCATATGACACGAAAGCCCTTTAGAACTCTTATTAAAAATATATAATATATGGCAAGGCGGTAGCGCCATCTTTTTAAGGTCTACTGGGTTCCACCCAGATAATACTGCGCGTCTGCTACTATCCTCTTTTAACAATTCTTCAATAATATATTTTATCTGGTCAACTCCTTTATCATCATAATAAGTGTCTGTGTTAGTATCTGTATCTGTTTCCGTATCAGTATCAGCGTATGCGTTGTAAGAACTAAATAGATTAATACAAAATTCTTCATTATCATAGTCATCTTCGCAGCCTTCGCAGTCGTCGTCTGTGCCATATTCTTTGCCAAACTTTCTCCACTGCCATCCATACACTGGACCCAATTCGCCTTCTGGATAATCTAACCCTATGCTATCTAAGTATTCGCGCGTCGAGTTTCCATCCCATATATGCACATTCTTCTTCTTTAATTCATTGGCATTTGTGGAGCCTCTTAAAAACCATAGAAGTTCCTCGACAATACCACGAAAGAACATTTTCTTCGTGGTAATTAATGGGAAACATTCATTAATATTTTTAAAATTAATCATACTACCGAACGCAGATACTACATTTCCATTACGTGTTTTTTTATTCTCACCATTCGCTAAGGTATCTTTTAATAAATTGAGATATCCATTTTCCCCATTAAAATACATTGCAGTAATACATTATTATGTTAAAGTATATTTATATCAATTTACAATAATTACATTAATTGCATTATAAACATATGCAGTTGCTAAATATATTTTCACTGCAATACTTATAACAAGGCATATTCTTTAGATTATTAGCATTATTCTGAAACTTATACTTGCCATTCATACAAATACAATCTTCATTGCATATAGTGCAAAAAGTTGCTCTAGTATTACTAGTAGATAGTTGCGACCTATTTGTTTGCGGCTTCTTATTATTCAATAAGAACTCCTTATATCTCACAAATTGCGCAATATCCATTATAATATTCTTTCTGAAACTATTCATATTATCTTTACCTTTTATATATAAATATGTATATAATTTTTATATAAAAAATGATTACTAGCGCATATCCTATTATTCTGCTACGCTGCTACGCTACTACTGATAAAAATGTATTACAAAATCATCTTGAATAACAAAGCTCACAATATCGCCGTATGCATCTATAAAAAAATAAGCGAGATTAGAAGCGAAAACCGAGATTGGCTAGTGAATAGCACAAACGGGTATATTTTCAATCACTTAGAATTGCCCTTATATAGCAAAGAGGATTTAGAGAATGTTATATATGATTATGGTATTCAAAAAGCAATCGAGAAATTCGTAATAAATAAAAAATATTATGATAATATTATTAGTCTTGTTGATAATGATGAAACCAAAATATATCTGGGGGTCGCTTATTATATAATTAGTGAATATTTTGAATATATGGCGTTTGAATACTGATACTAAGTAGGGCTGTTGTGGTGTTATTTAATGTTATTATTGCTTCCATTTTTTACCGCATATCAGACAATTCATAAATAGAGTAGATGCTTCATCACCCGAGCGGGTCTGTAGTTCATAATAACTAACCTTCTTGCTTTTGCAACGCGAACATTTAATCATATCAGACATAGGAACCAGTTTAATTTCATAAGCTGCTTTCAAACGCAGTTGATTACGCTCGTCAATCTCTTTCCATCTCTCGGGAAATATATCTTTACATTGCATATACGGAAGCATATGTGGATGAAACTCTTTTTTATTTATCATCCTATCATATAGCTTGTCGTTTCCTATATAGCTGTCCTTTTTAATATTCGAATAGATGCTTCTTGCAATATTAGAATATATTTCTAGAAACATCGGGCATTTCCACGATAATTGTATCTTGGCATTATTAGCATAGTCGATTGTTGCATTAAATATGCCAATCTCTAAGTCATTCACTTCTAACTCTGAAATATGCAAGTTGGTAATAAGCAATTCTTTGAAATCCTCGCGTATCTTGTGCTTATTATATCTATTAATCGTATCTACTTCATCTTTATTCTCTTCGTTTATTTTTCTAAACTTTTCAATCTCTTCGCTTAAATCATAGTATATGTATTCAGTTGTTGCATTCATATTCATATTCAAATTATTATACTAACATTAGTAATATTTTATATCATTTTTTATATTTTATATCTGTATGTATATATATCTGTATGTATAATATAAAAATTGATATAATAAGGATATGATATTACGATAATATCATAATAAGATGAATATAAACTTGACTGAATTCATAACGGATGATGTAAATATCATAGAAATCTTTCTATGTAAATGTAAAGATAGCAATAGCGACGCGGATACAAACGTAATCGATGTTAATATAACTAGCGATTTTGAAAGCTTTATAGAAAAAAAGTATAAAAAATACAAGGAAGAAATGTATAAATCATACCATCACAAAGACAAGGTATATACTTACGAGCTATCTAGCGATAACCAATATGTATATTCTAAAATAACAATGAAATCCGAAATGATTAAGAATAATAATGCGAATATATTTATATTATCCTCGAAGATTGATAAGTTTCCTCAATATATTTTCCCGTGCACGAATGATATTGATAATATTTCAACGTATTTAATTAAAGAATACAAAATAAACAATAGGATATCTTTAATGCTACGATACGATTATTTAAATGGTAGCGAAGACAAGGTTGTTTCAAAGTCATTTAATATCGAATACAAGCATTCTCCTAACGTCGAGATTGACAAAATCAATGAGTATGTTAATAATCTCGTAGCAACTCAAGTATCCTACGTAGGACACGTAGGCTACGCATAATCCCTCATAAACTCTACATCGGCATACATATTTATTTTTTTGAATTCTAATAATAAAAAATTGATATATAAATATAAAATAACATTATATAACTAAATATTTAAAACATACAATGATGATGACGGAAACCGCTATTAATTTTGCAGATTTCTCGGTATTCGCAGATATGTATAATGATACTGGGGAAAAATGGAATATTTGCAATGACGAAAGCAATGACTTGCAAGATTATGACGACGCTTTGAAGGATTATTATGATGCTTATTGCTCTTACCTTGTATCGCGTAAATATAATACTGCGGATATTAAAAAATATCGCAAGAATACTATTATTGACCTCTATATTATGCAAAACAAGCTCGATAATTCGCTTAGGAATGATTTGGATATTTACTATAGCAATAACATCACAGATACCTTTAATAAGAAATTAGACCCACCGCCGTGTTTCTTCCATCAAGCAAGGATGTCTCTGAAATATCAAGAGGAGCAAGAAAAACGTGAATTGGAAACGGATGATGTCGCACAGCATTATATTAATCTTAAAAATATGTATAAAAATGTGCACGAAGGGATGACTGCATTATCTTCGAACGCCAATAACCCGTGCAACAACAATCAAAGCGATTGCGAAGATACTGATAGCAATTATGATAAATCGTGCGAGTATTACGATGAATACTATAATATTTATGATAGCGATTATTATTCAGAATACGACTATTATAGTGATGCATATTCAGACGAATACGAATACAATGATACTTAAGATTTCAGATATCCTATATCAGATATCTGATATTCTAATATTCATATTGCAATATGCATCTTTTTATAATGCATATTGAAAAATTATATAAACAAATGATAATATATGTAATCATAAAGTAATAAATAATGCCTACACCATCTAAAAAACAACCTACCGCAGTCTCCCAATCCGTTTCACCTGACCCCCTCGTTGTCGATGCTACTCAAGCGAAGAAGAAGAAGGCTACTTCAGCCGCTGCTGCGACTGCTCCGACTACTGCGACTGCTACGACTTCTACAACTACTGCTTCAGTTCCAGTTGCACCTACTAGCACCCCTCGTGTTCTTCCTGTAGTTGCTCACACTACTACAACTGGAACTGCTACAGGGGCTGCTCAAGTTCCTGCAGTAGTTCCGACTGAACCCGCGACAGATAATGTTCTATCAAATATCATTGACAAGGTTAATTCCCTGTCTGCATATATTAAGGATATTCAAACTAGTTTAAAGGTTCTTAGCAAGGAATATGATAGACAACAAAAGATTATCGAGAAGGCGCAAAAGAAACGTCAGAATGCTAAGAATTCACCATCTGGATTTGCTAAGCCCAATAAGATTTCCGATGAACTTTGTGATTTCATTGGCGTTCCTCACGGAACTGAGAAATCCCGCACTGATATTACCAGATTTATCAATGCATATGTTAAAGAGCACAATCTTAACAAGCCCGAGAATAAGCGCTTTATCCTCCCTGACGCTAAACTCAAGAAAATTCTAAATGTCGGTGATAGCGATGAAATCAACTACTTTATCCTTCAAAAACTTATCTCACATCATTTCCCTGCTAGCGCTAGCAAAACCGCTGCGACTGCCGCTACCGCTGCGAAGGCAGTAGTTGTTTAGATAGATAATATTTTATAAACTAATTCTTTTTTTACTAATTTTGAATACTAAAATAATATGCAAAATAAAAATAATCAATATTAAACAGAAGGCGGCATATAGTATATGAATAATATACGAAATAATGTTCCAAAACAAAATAATGAAACTAACCTATCACCTAAAGATATGTATAAATCTTTAAAAGACATTTCTAAGGAAATCGAAAAGATATATAAGAAGCTTTCGAAAGACGAGAGTTTTACAGAAATCTTAGATATTATCAAGAAAGAATTTATTAATAACAACATATCTAATATAGAAAACTATTTATCGAATACCAAAGTATCAGATTATAAAAACTTTAATCCAAAAATAATAAAAATATTGGAGATACTGATAAATATATTAGAAAACTTCACCTATTTTAAGGATACGGATAAGGAGAATGTTAAAACGTTAAATGATATTGCTGATAATATCATCAAGGCTATTAAAGATAGGGTAGTTATTGAAAATGATGCAATAGAATTAAATATCCAATTAAATAGATTAACAAGACCAGCGGCTAATCTAAGTAAATATATAGAAGAATGCATTACAGGAAAAAGCAATGACGGCGCATATAATATAAAAGCTGCTGTAATAAAAAGTAGTATAGATAACATTTTAAACAACATTAAAAAGGAACTATCAATTATTGAAAAATACATAAGATATATATCTACATTCAAGTATTATCTTGATGTCTTCAAGAACAATGATGCATTAGGCGAGCAATTAGATAGAGATATTGCAGAAAAGAAAAACGAAATAGCACAACTTGAAAGTCTAGATACTGATGCAGGCAAAAAAAAACCAGACATAAATGCTAAGAATGAACAACTACGGAAATTACACGAAGATAACAAAAGTATATATCGAGAGCTTATTAATTATATCAAACTAGAAACACATAACATTTTTAAGATTGTCGATGAAGAAGCTGAAGCCATTAAAAAAGGAAATGATGATAAGAAAGATAAGAAAGACGATAAAAAAGGTGGTGAAAAGGAATATCAAAAGCACGTAGAAAACTTCAAAACGGCTATTTATTATGAAATTATAAATATCAATAATACACCTAGCACCGATCATTATGCGCGCATCAATGATAATAATAATGAGAAAATCGAATTAAATGAGAGGAAGAAGCTTCTTGCGACGATGAAGGATTTGTTAGATAAGCAGTTAAGCAAATTGAAAAGTATTATTGATAATTTAATTGATACGAGTAAGCTAGAGTATACAGAGCAAATTAAAGAAATACGTAAAATTTTCAAGGATTATGAAAAGGAGAAGGAATACAAAGATAGCATTACAACATTAATTGTCGGCGAAGAAGCGGAAATAGAGAAACTCTTGGCTATAAACGCGGAGCAATCTAAAACATTGAATTCAATAAAACAGCAGGGGGGCGAAAAGCAAAGCAATAAATATTACGAAGATAAATACAAAGATATCAAGGCTTTAATCGTCAAAATAGACGACCTTAAAAAAATCATTAAAGAAAACGAGGGTATCGAAGATGACGGCGACCCTTTTGAGAAAAAAGGCAATTCAACGATGTTAAATGCGAACGACGGCATCATATCAATTTATAAAAATATTTGGAATGACTACCTTAAAGAAACTAAGAAAAGCGCGGCAAAAGGCATAACTATAGATACGCTAAAGCAAGACGACCGATTATACCAGCGTTTTAATGCGAATAATCTAGACCCCTTCGAAGTCTTAAAAATATCCTTTCAGGACAAGATAATATTCATATGCATCATACTAATTATACGAACATTCGCAATGGTTCTAATCGAATTTTTAATTGAATACAACATAATCAGCACATTATACAGGGGTATATTAGTATATTCTTTATTGTATATTTTGCTGATAATATTGAGCGTCATTGTGATTAATTACGATTCATATAAGTTGCGAATTATCGTGAATTATCTTAATTTGCATATTAATTCATCAAACATATATTTTCATATTATGTTATTTGTGCTATTCATCGGGCTCATATTGATTATCATTAATAATAACGAGAATAGCCTGAATAGCATTGATAATATCTTTAACTATACATACATATACAAGTATATCTATGAGATAGCCGAAAAATCAAAGGATACATCCGATTTGCGATTATCGCAAAAAGAGAAAATGAAGTTGCAATACAGGATGGATATCATAACTATGATAGTATTTATATTTTCATCCCTATTAATATTAATTATGTAATTACATTGGTATCAAGGGTATCAATGATTACTTTTAGGGTAGTATGCTAGAATTAGAGAATATTGTGCGCCATAATTTAGCAGCGATGAGTTAATGAAATCCTCCTTTGCTAAGTTATTTTCATTCGAAATTATTATTTTTCCGATATCACTATTAACATCTATGACTTTGACGTTAACATATTTGCCGCCATATGTTTTCAGTTGCATATAATCATATTTAGATATAGTATTTAAATTATATTCATCGTATTCCAATAAGTTCGAATAATCTATATTTATTTCATAGAAACTGCTAGAAGCCTCCTTTATATAGTCGGAGGGCATTAGAATATTGTCTATATTCGTGTCAATACTGATATTATTATCATATGTATTCATTTTATAATCATTTATCTGGCTAACCTTGATATCATCCGTGCCTAAATTAAGCTCGTTATGAAGATAATCCAGAAAACTGATTTTCCAGTTTTTATTTGCCAAATTGATATTGTTATTAATATTGTTATCCTTGTTAATTAATTTCCATATATCCCATTTACCCGATGATTTGCTATATAAGAAATGATACTTAAATGTCTTGTGGTTGTCTGTAATCACCAATATTATATAAGGCGTTATATCTTTCACATATTTTGGAAACAATATCTTCAAAGGTTCTATGATATTATTTTGCAAATCAATGTTAATCGTGAAGGATAGTTTATTACGTCGAGGGCAATTTGCCCAATCCCTGCTATAGCTGTGTATGACTAATGTTTTTTTATTAAATATTACACTGGTATTAGTATTCATTGATGCATAAACCTTCTCTATAATTTCTGGGATTATATTCATATTCGCTGCATTAGCGGCATTCGCGTCAGGCGGCGGAGGTATATCATTGTTATTTGCAATATTTGCTAATACGGAATTTGATATATTCCTTTTATTTTCATATTCTTTAACTCTGATTAATAAATCCTCATTTGTTAAAAGTTCTGTTTTATAATCATTCTCTGCTTCGACACTAATACTAACCCCATTATCTAGATTACTTACTGCGGATGCTGAGGCTACTGCGGATGCTGAGGCAACTGAAGCTACCTCGTTAAATACTTTGCTATTATCTATATCCGCATTCGCGGCATTCGCGGCATTAATCGCATCAATGTTTTTAATAACATAATCTTTCATCTTCGCTAAGGTTATAGTGTTTAATTCCATTAGTTTTATTGTGTTATTCATTAATATCGCGTCTTTGCTCATAGATGATATGATTGTATTTATAATATTTATGAGAACCCCGCTATTCAGGGATAATTTGTATTTATCAAGAAGCATTTTGGTGGACGCTTGAAATATTATGTTTCTATTTTGTTCGGATTTGAAATCATCTACTATAGTCATTCTTTAATAAATACACGCAATTTTTTGTTTAAGTAATTATTTTATTTTAATATTCTTTCTACGGATATACTCGGTGATGTTTGGGCGGTATAGGTAATTGCGGCTTTTATTCATATTATCATCTGTGATATTTGGGTTATCAGAAATACACTTGATGAAATGCGCGTCTTTATACGGGTTCGGCAAGTTCAATGTCTTGTATTTTAAAATGCTATTCAGCCACCTTATTTGGTGCGTCATAGAAAACATACCGCATTCCGTGTTTTTGCGCTGATGCTTTATTGTATTATAGGTTATCCGAAACTTATTATTCGGATATATTATTAGCAATCGCTCCTTAATATTATTTATGAATTTTCTAACATATGCTGGGATTGAATTGGCATTACTATCATAATAGTGAGCCCCGTAGCATTTATTCTTAGGGTCTATAATAATAAACGTAGAAGTCCAGTGAGAGCCCCCTTGATTATGTTTATCAAGGTTCGTAATTAATCCTAAGTGCTTGACACGTTTATTAATATATTTTTTGATATCGAGAGAGCATATTTGGCTATACAAGCATCTGCCAAACTTATCCTCTTCAGAGAAATCAATTGGATAAACCCCTAGAAACGCATATTTATACTGCGCTCCTTTATCATATTGCATCATAACATCTTCGATATCATAATTACTTAGCCATTCCCGTTCGTTCTTATACCATTCAATAGGCATCTCGGGGCGCAATTCTTCTTTCTCTATAATTTTAATGAGTTCCTTCGTTTTCGCATCTGTTGCCATCTTCGATATAGCGCCCGTCCAGCACCAATATTGCTTATCATCGCATATCGGCTTGATTTTCTCATTCAATAGCACGGATAACTTTGCTATCGAATAGGTTTTCTTGTATACGATTTTGTTCGGCTTATTTTTATTCCACGTATCGATAAGATATATTAAGGAAGTTTTAGAGAATATATATGGGTTCCGCGCATTTTTAGGACTATTATATTTAATAATTTCCTTATTCATTGTGATATGTATTTTCTCTATATAATATGCAGAAAGTTATTTCAATTTCATAAAAATAAAAATGTATAAAAATAAAAATTGATATATATATAAGTATATTAAAATATTAAAAATATGGGTATAAATGAAGAATTGCGTTCATTTATTAACAAATATAAGGTGGAGAAAGGTAAGCCTTTTACAAATACGAGCATCGGTTATCCCAAAGTATCTCTATATGTCCCTGATGAAAAATATGATGATTTTATGAATATTTATAGTTTAGCCCTTACAAATGGTCTGCCCTTATATTTTACTGAAAAACCTACTGAGCCTAGTTCGCTCCGCGTTGATATAGATTTCCGATTTACTATGCCCGACGACAAGTCAGGTATTTATAATTCTCACGATTCCAATTCTTCTTTAAATAGTAAACGGAAATATGACCGCGTATATACGTCGGATAATATATTTAATATTGTTAATAATTACTTCAAAGTCATCAATCAATATTTGGATGTTCCCGAAGAAGCCAATGTTGCATATGTTATGGAAAAGCCGAACCCCGTAGAATTCAGAAACAAACTCAAAGATGGGTTGCATATTATATTCCCTTATATCATCGTGAATAACAATGTGCATCATTTCATTCGCAGGAAAATTCTGGATGTCGCTACGGATATTTTCAAAGATTTGCCGATATGCAATGATTACGACTCCATTGTAGACAAAGCGATTATCGATGTTAATTGCTGGCAGATGTATGGGTCGCGTAAGCCTGATTGCGATACTTATCGGGTTTCCAGCATATACAAATATGCAAACGATGAGACTATGAAAACCGACTATTCATTGAACGCAGCTGACGAAATCAACTTTATTAAACTATTTTCTATGCGTAATTTTTCTAATAATATTCAAAACTTTGTTAAATCTGAATTTGATACTGAGATAAGTCAATATAGTAAGCATATCTTACCTGCGATTGACCAAAAATTAAAAAGTAAATTGCAGAGCAACATTTTTGGAAAATCATTAAATATTAATCGCTGCTATATTTCCGACGACGAATTTGCTTTTGCTAAAAATCTCGTAGACTGCTTATCTTCTTCAAGAGCCGATAATTATACAGATTGGATTAACTTGGGATGGGTATTAAGAAATATAGATTATAGGCTTCTAGAAACGTGGATAGAATTTTCAAAGATTAGCAGCATTTATATCGAGGGCGAATGTCAGCAACTTTGGGACAAAATGAGAAAAGATAATATGGGCATAGGGACGCTTCGGTGGTGGGCGAAGCAAGACAACCTAGTTAAATATGCGAGTATCATTGACCAAAGTATAATCCCTAAGATAGACCAAAGTATAGCGAGCGATGGCGCGCATTATGATATCGCTTGCGTAGTGCACGCTATATTTAAAGAAGAATTCAAAGCAATATCAAAAGATATCTGGTATAAATATGATAAGCAACGGCATCGCTGGGTTCGTGCTAGGGAAGGACTAGATTTACGGAAAATCCTTAGCACTGATATATGCAAGAAATATATGGAACGTTCCAATTATTTTAATGAATACACTGATGATCCTACATTAAAAGCGATTAATGACGAGCGTAGTAAGAAATGTCTGAAGATCGCTACGCAATTAAAGAACTCTAACTTCAAGGATGCTATTATGAAAGAATGCCGCACTCTATTTATTGATGAGAAATTTGAGGAATTGCTTGATAGCAGGTCGCATTTGATTGGGTTCGACAATGGGGTTTATGATTTGAAGATGCATATGTTTCGCGACGGAATGCCTGATGATTACATTCTGCTTAGCACAAAGCAGAATTATATTCAGTATAATAGCGAGTTGCCTGAGGTCGCAGAGATTAACGAGTTTTTTGCTAAGATATTTACAAACAAAAATTTGAGAAATTATGTTATGGATGTGTTAGCGTGTATTATAGATGGCAGTATTGCTCAAGAGCGCTTCTATATATTCACTGGTCAAGGTAGTAATGGCAAATCGCGGCTCCTAGATTTAATTCAAAAGTCGATTGGCGAATATTATTGTATATTGCCAATTGCTCTGCTAACGCAAAAGAGGGCAGCGAGTAATGCAGCGCAAAGTGAATTAGAGCGAACGAAGGGGAGACGCTTTGCGGTTATGCAAGAACCGAGTGAGAATGATAGGCTTAATATTGGTCTTATGAAGGAATTGTCTGGACAAGATAGGATTTTAGTGAGAACCCTATTTAAGGAACCTTATGAATTCAAGCCGCAATTTAAGATGATTTTAACATGCAATGAACTTCCAGAAATTCCTAGCGATGATGGAGGAACTTGGCGACGTATCAAAGTATGCAACTTCTCTAGTAAATTCACAGAGACACCTGATATCAATAAGCCAAATGAGTTCTATATGGATTTAGAACTATCCGATAAATTTGAAAGATGGAAAGAGGTATTTATAAGTATGTTGATAGACAGACATAAGCATATTAATCCAATGGCTATTGCTGAACCAAGTGAGGTTCGCGTAGCAACTGAGAGCTATAAGCAGAATAATGATATTGTAGGACAATTCATTAATGAAAGAATTATCATTGACCCTCAAATCAAGGAACCACGTATTACAATTGCGAAATTATATACCGACTTCAGATTATGGAGTATATCAAATGTGGTGAAAGGTAAGAAATGCCCCGACCGCAATCAACTCAAAGCATATGTAGAAAAATTATTAAATAAACCTTATGAAGCGAAGGGATGGGCTGGTATCGGATACAAAGAAGTAGATGAGGATGATGATGAGTGAATATGAATAGATGGAGGGGGTTATTGATTGAGTATGTAATAATTTTTAATATAAAAAACTAATTTTTTATTTATCATTTTAAATTTCAAGAAGCAACCTAGAAGAGCATCAGTTGTTCAAGTATATAAAAAAGATAGATTTCTATGTATTATAGCAATTGTAATATTATACATTATATATGCATTCGCTGCATTCGCTGCATTCGCTGCTTTCGCTAACAGATATCCACAGGATTGCAGAGATATTTTATCCATATCTCTTTAGGATAGAGAGACTTCTTAAGGTTTAAGAAGAAACCTATTTCAACTGCTTGTTCGTAATATGTCCTATTTTGCAATAACTGAGTATCACTATACAGATTATTGATACCTTTTAGAGACAGCAAATGATTTATCTCATTAATATTTTCAATGAATTGTGAAAGGATATCTTCGCTAATAATTAAGTTATTTTTATTTACTGAATATTTTGAAAGAAAACTCTCTAAGATGTCTTTGTTTGTATTTAGAAGATTGAACATTTCTTTTTTATTTACGCGCGGCTGTCTGCTCGTTTCGCATTGGTTCGACAATATCAATCCCTTAAATCTCTTCTGTCTACAGAGTTTGTTAAGGAACTCCATAACATTTATATCTACTATAATAGGCTCTTTGAATGGCAGATGATTGTTGATTTTACTATATAATTCTATACTTTGCTTAACGTTAGTCGTCTCGCATTCATCAACTGCATATATCCACACATATACTTTGTAATCGCAACTAAAATATTTGTCGTGAGCAGTTATATACTTTTGAATAGCGCTATGCCTATGGTTGCCGTTAATAATTTTAATTATCTTCTCGTCAATCTTACTTTTCTTATCGTAAATCGCATCTATAGTGAAAGGTATCGCGTAGCCTTCCGCGATTGACGCATATAACTCATCTATTTTTGTTTGGTCTAATTCTCGGTTAAAGACAATTGGGCTTGCGTATGCTAGAAGTTCCCTAAAACTTATTTTAATAAGATATTTGTCGTCGTTAATTTTATCAATGATTTTGTCCGTAATATTGAAGAACGATGTTTGCAGAGGGTCCGTGTTATCTGAGGTTTTTTTTGAATTAATCTTTTCAAATTGCTCGTGTATCCTAGTATCATCAATATAACTCATATTATGCTAGGTTATTACTATAAATACTTAGGTTCATATATCATTTTTTTTCTATCTCTAACAATATAAATATGTAGGCGAAGAGCGACGATATTATAAGCCCACATATCTCTATTGCAATATGATAAGGGAACACATAGGTATCCATCATCGCGCTGCAATTGTATTTTTCATTGAAGAATAGCACTATGATGACCGCAAATAACATTAGCAATATTGGTAGTAATCGCTTGACGAATGCAGGTAATTTAACATTCCATAACCCAGTAATAAGCACAATAACCCATATATTTATGCCAGATATAGCATTGTATAATGTTCCAATGTAATTATATAATATGTATATGTCGATCAATATCGCCCCAAATATTATAGGGATATTAGGGAGTTCGCCGCTAATAAATGATATTGCGTTGATTAGCGCGACTATTATAATATATGAGATTGCGTGAATAATATACACGTGCTCTAGGCTATACTCATTATCACTCCAGAACATATGAGAATATGCGTGGTATGCTTGAAATACGAATAAGGATGCGATAAATAGCCGTATTTCTATATGTTTCGCTAGCGATAATAAATAAAGCAATATGACACACGACAAGACATTGATACTCGCGGAATATGGCTGGTCTATAATATCTCCCCTAGCCTCGCAAGTATTGAAAGGGAATGGCTTGGGTTTATCAGATTTATCAGACATTACCTTACTTATATTTACTTTTTTATTTGTAAATAATAAGATAGATGGAACAATTATCACCTACCCAACAATATAAAAGAGAAAAAAGCAGCACATTACAATATGTTAACGCATTAATGACCATTACATATAATAAACAATTATCTAAGTCAAAAAAAACTAATGATGGAATTAATTTAATAAGTTTAGCACCTGAAATACAAGACTATATTAAGGAACATCTTGCAAATATACTTCAATATAAAATTAGAGATTGGATAGATACTTTAAAAATAAAAATCAAATGGTTTTGTGCCAATCCTAGTAATCACGCAATAGATATATTGATATATATGATAAACATAAATAAAATAACTCCAGATCACTTAGATTGGGACAGATTATCTGCAAACCCATTTGCTATTAGATTATTAGAAAGTTATCCTGATAAAATTGTATGGTATGAATTAGCACGTAATACATCTGATAGAGCTATTCAACTACTTGAAGCAGAAAAAGAAAAAGAAAAAAATCCAGTAAATTTTCATTGGGGGAATTTCTCAGGTAATTCAAATAAAAGAGCAGTTGATTTAATAAAAGAAAAAATACTTGAAGAGAATATTTTGGGTTATGATGAATTACGCGAGCTGAGAGAGACTGAAAAAATAGATTGGGATAAATTATCAGGTAATTCATCTCCAGAAGCGATTAAAATATTAGAATTACGTCCTAATGATATAAATTGGGGTTATTTATCAGGTAATACAGACCCAAATGCAATAAAATTATTAAAAAAGAGAATAGAATTAGAAAAGAAATTTCCTAAGAGACTTGAAAGATTACGTTATAAAGAAAAAATAGATTGGTTTAAATTATCCCGTAATCCTGCGGCTATCCATTTATTAAAAAGGAATTTAGATAAAATAGAATACGACCCTTTGTCTGCGAATTCAAAGGCTATTAAATTATTGGAAAAAAGAATATTATTTGAGAGTAAAAATAAAAAAAAACTCTTATTTGCCAGTAATAAAATAAATTGGTGCGAATTATCTACTAATCCGAAGGCAATCAATATATTACATGCTAATCAAGACAAAATAAAATGGGAATATTTTTCAATGAACCCTTCTATATTTGGTATTGAAGGCACAAATTATAAATCTGTATCATCTAATAAGTTGCCTTTGACCTCCGCAAAGTCCGTTGACCATAGACAACGAACACCAAAATCTCCTAAACCTAAAACTCCTAAACCCTTAAGAAGAACAAACTAAAATTATGAGGAGGCTTCTCTTTAAGACCTTCCTTATATAATATATCACCATATATTAGAAAATGAAATATTCTGATGCATTAAAGATATATAATGAAGGGAAACCTGCGTGGTGTTCTCCTCGAAAAGGCTCAAATGATTACAATGCGGTGCTTGCAATTATGAAAGGTGCTCCTAAATCTCCAAAGAAATCTTCGGTATTAAATAAAACCGATATTTCATCAAAGAAGGCTTCACTAGCCAAAGCATCACTCGCAAAAGCCTCTCTAGTAATGGCTAAAATATCCTCAAAGAAGCCATCTTCTAAATCGCTCCTGTTTAAAAAGGCGAATGTTATTCAGCGCTTCTTGAAAAACAAGTTAATTCTTACTAAAAATAATTTAGATACACGTGTGCAGCGCTATCATCTGATTAAAAAACGTTTAGCGGATATAAAATCTGATAAGTGCCTTGCAAAGAAGATGTTTAAAAATCGGGAAGGTTATACGATTGATGGGATTGTTAACTTAGAAAATAAAATAGGAAGCGATAGTGTTAATGGCTCTATATATCTAACGAGTATGCCGCATCTACTAGGGTCATATCCGATAGCAAGTAAATTGATGAAAATTACTGCGAATAATAATGGCGAAACCAAAATGAACACGTGGATTACCGAAAATCTAATTATACCAAAGAAGTCTAAGCATTTTGTGATAATGTATAAGGCTACTAAATGTCCACCATCAGAAGGAAAAGCAAATAAGCTACTTATAGGAGAGCGATTAGTGAATTATAATGAGTTATGCGATGGCGATTTAAGCTCTTTAATGAATACGAATGAAAGAAACGATGAGATGCTTATGATAAACTTGGCTTACCAAGTATTGATTGCAGTAGCGACATATCAAAATAGGGTAGGCTACAGCCATATGGATTGCCATCACGGAAACTTCTTATATCAACTAAATACCGAAGCAAGCACCACAGGATACTACCACTACGTCTATAATGGGCTTAACTTCTACATCAAAAGTTGCAAGTATAATATGTGTATATTTGACTTTGGGCTAAGTGTGTCTATGAGTAAAGCGGATAATAGATATGTTCTAAGCGATTACTATAGAATACTTCACGCATTTGTAAGCGATAAAACTGGGGGATGGATAGAAGGTGTTGTGAATGCAAAAATCAATGCGAATATGTTTATGATTAAGTCGAGGGTGCAACGATTAATTACTAAATTACTAAATGACGCGGACACCGATATGTTTCAAGCGATTATCGATTTTGTGTTCAAAGATTTTAAACCTGAGAATGAGATATTTACTACCAAGAAACCTGTGAATATATTAAACAAAACTCCTTATATCATCAATAAAGTTGAGGCATATCCCAAGATTGACTTTAGTAGAATGTAATAATAGCAATAAACCAATATTTAAGATATATCTAACAATACCTAGCAGAGTAAAAGCGAGGAATGATAGCGTCGCCATCGTCATTCAGTGTAAAACCGCAAAAGAATGAATTGTATTCGAACCAGTCGCGTAAGTCAATAATGTCGTTCATAAATTTTAAGTTATATACAGGATATAAATGATTATACATATTTAGTATATTGAATATACACGTTGTAAAATTATATGTTTCTAAAATATTATTATAAATATCAATATAACACTTGAATATATATGTATCTTTGTATTCTATTTGTAGTTTGTCGTTCAATAGTCTGACCCCTTTAATATTTTGGTATTTATCCGTAAAATTACTTAGGAAAATGTTAGCGTATTCTTCCAATACTTTTTTAACACTATTATAATTATCGGTAGGAAGTGTATCTTTCATTGGATATATAGAGAACTCTAAGTATTTTATAGTAGAATAGGCGCTATTGTATTTAATCATCTTTGTTTTATTAAGTCGCAGGAAATCCGTCTCATTATCTGCGTAATATAGGAAATATTTGTAATAAGGGTCGCCTATCTCTTTCCTGTAGCATAGCATAATACTCCAGATTGCACGGCTTTTATATGGGTCATAATGGTTCTTCTTAATATATTCTACTAATTTGTCGTAATTATCTAGTGCCTCTCTCTGCTCGCCTATAAGATTTAATGTATTATTAAATACCTTCTTATATATGATAGCCTGTATCTCCTCAGGCAACTCATAAAAATAGTTGTTGTCGAATGCAGCCATCTTTTAATATATTATATAATGTCTAATAATTAGTCTTATTATTTTACTAACATTCTATCAATTTTCATATATATAGACAAGGAGACGCAAATGAGATAATTACTAGAAATCAGCTATAATATATTTAAATATCTTCTTATATATAGAGCATCATATGTCTAAACAAGCCAAAACAGCCGCCGTTTATAATATTATATCAAGGCAAACGTCGAATAAGGAAAACAAAAAGATAGAATTGGTAGATTTACCTAAAAAGGTTCTACAAATAATCGCAGCAAAATATAAGAAAATACTTAAATATGAATTAAGAGGTTGGGTAAAAGATTTGCTTCTGAGAAAATTACATAACGATTTCTTATCAGAAAATCCAAATGCTATTGATTTCTTGAAAGATAACAGAAGGCGTATTGATTTACGCTCTTTATCGGCAAATACTAATCCAGATGCGATTGAATTATTAAAGGAACATATAGACAGCGAAGAATTAGATTGGGCTGCATTATCAAGCAATCCAGCGGCTATGGAATTACTAAAGGCTAAGCCAAATAAAATAGTGTGGGCTTATTTATGCTCTAATACAAACCCTGAAGCAATCGATATGCTAAGAGAGAAGGTAGAGAATGAAGAAAATCTATCAATAGAAACTTATAGAAAAAAGCACGAGCTTTCTCAAATATATAATATTAACTGGAATAAATTGTCAAGTAATCCTAAAGCAATTGATATAATAAAATTTGCCCTAAATGAAGAAAATAAACTTGGGGATGAAGCACAAAATGTGAAACGATTTTTAAAGGTTAGTTGGTCAAGCCTATGCTCTAATACAAACGCAATAGACCTATTAACTGCTAATAAAGATAAGATAGATTGGGAGATATTATCTAGTAATCCTAACGCTATTAAATTGCTTATAAAAAAGATTACAGAAGATATAGATAAAGATATGTTAGAATATTATAGAAAATTACCGCCAAAATACAAGATAGATTGGAATGCTTTATCCAAAAACCCTGCTATATTTATTCCTTTAAAGGAAATAGGACGAGCAAAGAGTGCAATTGTTTCTAGAATATTGACAAGTTATACATCGCCAAAATCTAAGACGAATACTACAACATCACTATTAGATTTACCAAAAGATTTACAAAGAGAACTCATAAAAAAATATAAGGATTTAGTCATTGTTAAAAACAGGCTAAGAGATGGTATCCCTATTGACAAATTAAATTGGGAATATTTATCAGAGAACCCTAACGCAATTGATTTATTAAGGGATAGAATAGATTTTGAAAAATCCTTGAAACAAGACTTGTATAAAAAATTACCTTCTAAAATAAACTGGTCTTCGCTATGTAGAAATAGTGATATAGGGGCAATTTACTTATTACAAGAAAATTATGATGAAATAGACTGGTCTGTGTTGTCTTCTAATCCTAACGCAATTCATTTATTAGAAGACCGAGTTAAATATCAATTAAAAATACAAGAAGAAGGCAGAATGGATACCTTAAAAATGAAGGAACGTATTAGTTGGAAAGGTATATCGGCAAACACTGCTATATTTGTCCCTGTATAAACTCATATATATAATTTTTATCATTTTTTGGTTTATAAAGGGGAAGATGCTAAAGGCACTTAACAATAATCCAATCAATTAAATCAATCAAAACAATTCCATTTCTTGTGCTTCAACAGCCCATTTAAATTTTTCATATATATACTTCTCGCGCTCTTCGGGTGTTCTTAATTCTGAAGGAAACCCATACACATCTATAGTATAAAAACACGTGTGTGCTTCAGGTAATTTAGTTATATCTATACCAACGTAATTTTCAGTAGTTATATTTATATCTGCTCCTTTGCTAATAACATATACGTCATTATAAGATAATCTAATATCATTCAAATATTTTATTTTTTCTAGTTAAAATATTTGTATAATTGAAACTATTATCATTTTCAAATGGGGAAACACTTGGGTCTTTTATCCATAGCAAACAATGCTCGTCGTCTAACTTTAATGGGTTTTTTGGCATTATTTCTAATTATAATAAATATTATTAAACCTATATAAAAATAAAGTGCATATACTATATAATACAAGAATGTTTCAAACCATTATGAAGTTGTATGATACGGCTCCTGTATCACAATCCGCAAAAGGCAAGTATATATACTTTGGGGCTTCAATCATTTATTGTGATGAGAAGAATGTATGCGCAGTATATTATCCTGATACTAGTGTAATCCCGAACATTGATGCTAAGGGATCGCAAGCTGCGCAAGCAATAGTATCTACTTCATAAATGCGAACAGCACACATTTGTTCCTATTTTATTTTTATAATTGAAAAATTGATTAAAAATTTTTTAATATCTAAGCAGAGATATACTGGTTTGTTGATACACATTGATAAATCGAGTATATATATAGAGAATTGCAAAGTAAAACAGCAAAGCAACCAGTGCAAACTGAGCATAGCCAAACAATGAACAGCGTTATCTTCACGGATTGCGATTATGCATATCACACTATCGCAAACGTAGAGTTTACTGGAGTTCTTGATAGGTATAAAATAGAGGGTTTTATTCAAAATGAAGACAACCCCGAAATAATAACTAAAATATTTAATTATATTTGCGACTACCATCTCTTCATCAAATACGGCGACAAAGTCTATATGGATGTTCAGGGTATCGGAGATATAGTTATTTCATTTGATGAACTTCAAAAAAATAAATATTGGAAACATTATTATGACTTGTCGCTTATGCTGACAAAAGACAAGCATTTGGTAGTCCAAGACCTTGAAAATAGCGACGACCAAACTGACCATAAACACAAAATATACAAGGAGGAAAGGTTCTGGTCGATTGCGTCTGCCTTTATCGATGGAAGCTATCAAGACAAAACCAAAAAAGTAGTCAATAACAAGTATAATTGTTATTACAAAATCACTCCATATGACTTGGAGAATATGGGATATTCTTCGCAAAAAGAAATGAATACATTCACTCAGGCTTATATGATGAGATATGAAGTTCAAACCAAATTGTTTGATTATAAAAGTGTTTATTACAACACATTTGTGATTGACTATTCTATGAACTTAATAGAGGAGGAGATTGACGAACTTACGACAATCTTTGAGGATGAGAAGTTCCTCGCTAATCTTGAAGTGTTTAATAATAAGACAGGTATGAACGAGGACATACGGATGATAATCCACAATCATCTAATCAACTCATAAGGGAAAGTCGCCACGTGAGCTATACAGAAAGGATGTATTAGATATGTATAATGGTAATATATGTGATATATATTTTTTATATTTCTGCAAATATCAACATATCATAAAAAACTGATATAAAACATCAACTATTATTGTTTAATAATAAGTAATTCAAGATGAACTCTACTATCATAAGAGACGATAAATTTGCTTATCATACCTTTACAAATGTTGAGTTCAGCGCCTATCTTGTTAGATGGGAAATGTTTGATTACTGCTTTTTCATTAAATACGGCGACAAAGTATATGTTGATTCTTACTATGCAAAGGACATCGTAATATCATTTGAAGAACTACAAAAGAACAAATATTTGAAGTTTTATTATGACTTATCGATTATGCTAACAAAGAATATGAACCAAGTAATTCAAGAATATAGTGGGCATACTGCTTTGATAGGGTTAGATTTTGTTTACGATAGTAAAAGATATTGGGCGGTTGATGCGGCTTTTATTGATGAAAATCATCATTGTATCCAGAAACCTATATTAATTATAGACAGAGATGATAATATCTATGACTTGAAGAAGTTAAATAGATGCCCTGATATTAGCCCTTATGATTTAAATAATAAGATGTATAACTGCTATTACAAAATTAACCCGTATGATTTGGAAAATATGGAATATTCTTCACAAGAAGTATTAGACAGATTTAACAGACTTTCTAATGATATTCGTAATTTTCGCGATGCTATTCGTCGTGAAAATCGCGATGAGACTGATGCTTATAGTAGTTATACCAACCAAGTAGTCGATTACAATAAGTACAATATAAGGAATATAGAGAAGGAGATTGACGAACTTTCAGCATATTTTGAGGATAAAAAGAATGTCCTTAATCTAGTTGCATTGAGCGACAAGGACGGGATTAATGGCGACGTGCTAAGGATTATCTATAATCATCTAGTAAGCCCTAAAGAAAACAAGAGATATTCAGGGATTATTGACAAAATAGAAAGCTATAAAAACAGGTTAGAAATAAACACTCAGATATTAGAAGCGTAAATGCAAGAGAATTAAAATGTCCTAATTTTATTTTTATTATTAGAAAATTGATTGCGAATATTAAAATATTATAGCAGTGGATATACTGATTTGCAAGATACAAATTGAGTATATATAGCGAACCGAACAAGCCGACCAACAAGCGACCAGCAAGCCGACAAGCAAGCGACCAACAAGCGACCAGCGAACCGACAATGAGCCTAACTTACCACAAAGTAGAAAATGTAGAATGTTCTGCCGTGTTTTGTCAGGAAAAATATGTAGCATATTCATATCGTTATAATGTGCCTAATTCTAAAGTCTATCGCGAAGGGATAGTAGGAGATTATCACCTATTTGTCCGCAGCGGAGACAAAGTTTATATGGAAGTTAAAAGGGTTGGTGAGATTGTGATATCATTTGCTGAACTACAGCAGAATAAATATTGGAGATATTACTATGAATTGTCGCTTCTTCTTGCAAAAGATAAGCACAAAGTGATAAAGAACGAGGCGTTTAACAAAGCCTATGATGAGATTTATGAATATACAGGAGATAGGAAATGGTCTCTTGAAACAGCATATATCGATTTAGATATTGACAAAACCAACAATAATAAAAACTACAAGATAATTCCTAGCGGAAATGTAGGCTATTACAAAGTCAATCCAGAGGACGTAGATAAAATGGAATACACCTCGCGGCAAGGGCTGGAACTCTTTCGACAAATATATATATGCCGTAGTGATGTAAGATTGGGATATTTTCTAAATAGGTCGGAGATTTACAAGAATATCGCGATGGAGTATGTAATAAATGAGAATAAAAAACAAATTCTCAATCTAACAACTCTCAATGAAAAATATTGTATGAATGACGATATTTTAACGATGATATATAATAATATTAGTATCGGGAGTAAATACGAGTATCTTCTTCAAAAAGAAAAAAGCGGTGTCCTAATATTGGCTGAGTAAAGTAAAGAGGTTCTCACTACTTAAAGGAATATATGGATATATGTGTTATATATTTTTTATTTTTACATCTTTAGATTAGCATAAATATGCACTAATTTTATTTATATTATTAGAAAATTGATTGCGCGTAATTAACTTTTATACTGCCGATATTGCCAAAAGATAGCCTTCGACCCGAAAGTTTCTTAAAGCAACACTAGCCGCCTTCTAAAGAACGCCACAAGTTTTTGAATAAAATCCAATAGCATTCTAACGAACACCAAGATCCAAAAAATGAACTCCACAATTGAAGCAAGTAAGAAGAATGCTTATCACACCTTCACAAACGTAGAATTCACAGGCGTTGTTGATATAACGCAGAATAATTGCGACTATCATCTCTTCATCAGGTATGGCAACAAGGTCTATATGGAGGTGAAAGGTGTCGGTGAGGTCGTGATGTCATTTGCCGAACTTCAAAAAAACAAGTATTGGAAATATTACTATGACCTCTCGCTTATGCTCGCGAATGACAAGCATCTTGTTGCACAGGAGCTTAGATATAGCAGCGACTATATGGATTACTTGATATATGAAACGACGAGATATTGGTGGGTTGATAATGCGTTTATTGTGGGTGATGAATACCACCAATATGGAGACAGGGGTATTAGTGATATATATGAGAAAGCAACATATTACAACATTAACCCATTCGACTTGGAGAAGATGGATTACACCTCGCAGGAAGATTTTGAAATCTTTCATATGAATTATATGTCGTCTTCAAATATTGAAGACTTTGAAAGGAAATGCACTGCTTACAATAACCTTGCGATTGAGCATCAAACTAAAAAGATGGAGGAAATGATTGAAGAAATTGACGAACTCGCCGCATACTTCAAAGATTTGGAGGATAGGAAGAATATCACAAATCTCGTAGCTCTATATGATAAAAAGAATATGAATAAAGACCTGCTTATGATGTTATACAAAAATCTTGTAGGTGCAAATAAGAAATATTACCACCTCGTGGCAGACATTGGATGCTGAATGTGGGAAATGTTATGTATATATCTATTTTTATTTCAATCTTTTTTCTTTAAATATAGAAGCCTCTGGTATTTTATATTTTTCGTATGTGTTTACAATTCATATTATGTTTTCAACAAGAAGGTAATTTTATGTATTCCTTAATAATTAATAAATAAAAAATGATAATTTTTAATTATTTAACATTTAATTAAAACTAAGCACAAATTATGAATAACTCAACACAAGTAGCAATTGTGGTCAAAGACATAGAACCATTCAAATATACATTTGAAGAAAAAAAAAGATATTTTACACCTGTTTATGAGCAATCAGGATATATATATATAAATACAGAATACAAACCAGCAACATTTATGGCTTCACTCAACGCAGGAGATGAAAGATTATATGTTGGAGGTGGTGCTATAAACAAAGCATTCAATATTGCAATCAGAAAAGACATATATGATACAGAATTATATGAATTATCTACACAGATGCATCTATCTTGTTATATGGATTGTTATAATGTAAAGGAAGAAGAAGACTTGAACCCTGATATATATACAAGAACTAAATATTTGAATATTGTGAATAATGAATATATAATTTCAAAATCAGGAACTTTACATCACTTTGATGCGTTTAAAAAAGGAGGTAAATTTGAAAATAACCCATATTTTAAAGATATATATTTGTATATTTCTGAGAGCCGTCTTTGCGACTTTTTAAGTAATAGTTTATATGCAGGGGACATTTTCATAGATATCTTGAAAACCAAGCCATATAATAATGAAACAAATAAAGCGATGATATATTGTGTAGGACCAAAAGGAATAAAAAGCACTGCTGATAATTTCAAGAATGCTGTGTATATAGTTGGTAAGAATATAGCAAACGCAATTTACCTTTATAACAATAAAATAGATACCGAAAAAATCGATTATGTGCGTATTTGTCTAATTTCTGGCGGTAGTTTCAAACACAAGAATGTCAGTCATATTGAAGTAGCCGAATGTCTTATAAAAGGTATCAACGAAGTTAATGTCAATAGACAGGTTAAAAACATCGTATATAATTTTGCCTATGATAATGATGCATTTAGACAAGCATTTGATAAATTACAAATATAATATGATTATGTTATCTCGATATTCTAAATATGTTAATAGTTTTTAACTACTTATATATATGTAAATTGTATTCTTTCCTTTTTTTCTTTCACCACATAACTATCATAATAGAACTTGCCAAACAACCAAACAATGCCTACGCCATATGTCGCAAAAAACGTGATAATTCCATAATTAAACCACGTTTCGATAGGCGGATAGTAAAGATAGAAATTGGAATATAAGATGAAGAATTGGCATAGTTGTATCGTTGTTATATATTTCTTGACAAGTCTTACCTGCTTTATTTTCAATAGACAACCTAGATAATAAGAATACATTATGGTATGAATTCCGCTATTTAAGAGTGTCGCCATCCATATCATATCGACCTTGTATTGATACATTAAATGCCAAGATAATACCGCGCCAACGTGATGATATTTTTGAAGAAATATTGGTGTTTTACCATTGAGATACAATAAAAACGTATCGGCAAACTCATAATATTTTGAGATATAGAACCAATACATAATAGTATCAAATTGCGGATTTTGAAAATAATAGTTGGATTTGAAGATGACCCCGTCGTTATACAAGATACGGGATAGCGATGCAAAAGTCCACGCACTAAACATCACTAATATCCCATTGTGTATAACTGCTAATTTATATAATAATAATGGATTTATACGTAAATGCTTAGGATATGCTAAGTAGCAAGTAATACCTACAATAGGTGTAATATAGGTTGATATCATTTTTATTTATATACAATGCCATTTTACCTTTTAAATAATTTTACTAGTTAAAATATAGATACATATACATTATTTTTCTTTAAGTAGTATGCAAAAAACTGATGAAACATAACAATAATTTATAGTAATGGCTACAGATGTGCAGTATCATCATATCAATGATATGGAGTTTTCGGGATTGTTTGATATAACACGTGGGAAAATTATATTTCTCAAATATTTCTTATTTATCAAGTTTAGCAACAAGATATACATAGATATCAAAGGGGTTGGTAGTGTCTTTATGCATTTTGACGAACTTCTAAAGAATAAGCTATTGAAAATGTATTATGATATATCTCTGATGCTTGTTGAAAATAAAAATATAGTGATAGAAAGGCTTGATAATAGGATGCATTATTATGACTTTGTATATACAGAAGAAAGAGCGTGGTTTATAGATTGCGCATATTTTATTGAAGATTATGCAACAAAGACTACCCATATAGAAAGAGAGCATTATTGCTGCTATTATAATATCAACCCTAGAGATTTGATGAATATGCCTTTATCGCCTAAATCACTTATTGATAAATTTAACTTAACATTTTTAGGATATGAAAGGATATACTATTATCAAACAAAAATAAGTAATTATACTAACCTCTTTCTAGACTATCACGCATCATTGATAGAGAAGGAACTAGATGAAATAACAGCAATTCAAGAGGACAAGATAAATATCATTAAGTTGCTTGTATTTTTAGAGAAAGAAGGGATGTGTAGCGATATATTTCTGATTATTTATAACAAACTAATTAGCATTGATGGAAATGCAAAGTATTCGCCTTATTTAGTAGATTTATTTAACAATTCGAAGATATCTTGTGCGAAAAAGAAAGAGATTGCCATCCAAATAATATCAAAATAATATATGTTCTAAAAAATTAATACTATTATGAAAAAATGATTATAGGGGTATATAATAATAAGGTTAAGTCAATCCTCTGTCAGTCTTCAGTCAATCCTCTGTCAGCCTTCGTCAGTCTTCGCCAGTCTTCAAGTAAGTCTAAAAAACCTCGAGAACCCGCTACATTTGCGTAAGATGCTCCGATACGACTACCATTACTTCAAAGATATGGAGTTCTCAGGAGTATTCGATGCTTGCTTCTCACCTCTGATGAGAGACAATATTGTAGGATATAAGTATTTCCTATTTATCAAGTTCCGCGACCTGATTTACATCGATATCAAAAGCGTCGGGTCAATCATTATACCATTTGAAGACCTTATGAAACACAAATATTTGAAGATGTATTATGAGTTATCCATTCTACTTATAAAAAACAAAAATCAAGTCATCGAGAAAATAGCAGTTGATAAATACTACAATGTTGAGCGCAAAAAGACCCTCTACAAAGAAGAGAGAGATTGGTTCATAAATAGCGCCTATTTTATCCAAGACTTTGCAACAAAAATTAAAAAGGTTGAATATGGCAAATATTACATATATTACAATATTAACCCAAATGATTTGAGAAATATGGGGGTTTCAAACGCAATGGATATCGATAAGTTCTTCGAAGTTCTCTGGATTAGATATGGATACGAACAAGCACGAGGTATGAATGATATGCTTATTACATATACAAATATGATGCTCGAATACAACATCAAGATGATAGGCGATGAGATTGAAGAAATCGCAGTAAGCCAAGAAGACAACAAGAATATCATAAACCTTATTGCCCTAAATGATAAAAAAGGAATGAATGCTGATGTATTTTGCCTGTTATATAAGAATGTTATTAGCATCGAAGGACAGAAGAAATTCGCCAAGTATGCTAAGTTTAATTAGAATGATGAATATAATGAATATGAATATATGTAAATTATCTATTTTATATTTTTTATTTTATATTTTCTACTAGTAATTTCTGAAAAATTGATTGGGTCAGTTAGAATTAACTATCAAAGTCTCAAAAAAGAGTTCGCAATGGAACTTTCTGGATTTATTGAGATGTCCAAGAATTTCAAAACTGGTATGACTTCTGATTACAAAGAATTGATATTTGCTAAGTTTGATAACAAGATATATATTATGATTACTAGGGTTGGGGACGTTATTATGCCCTTTGACGAACTTATGAAACACAAATATTTGAAGACTTACTATGAATTATCCCTTGCGGCTATTGGAAAGCCCAATGTCGACAAGGATTACTATGGAACTGCTAACCCTGATTATGTTCCAAAAAAGTATGATATTTGCCACTATATGTATGTTGATGCTATCTATATAGTAAAAAACAGCTTAACCTGCATTCGGGAAGTGAAGAAAGGTAATAGCTATCAATTATTTAACATTAAAAAGTTGAATGCGATGAACGTTTCTTCTCCACAAAAAATAGCAGACTTTAAGATAAACTATGCATCCAAGTATGGTTTTGAAGAAGAAAACTTCGAGGAACGGGCAACCGCATTCAACACCTTAGTGAATAGCTTGTAGATATAGATGTATCTATATGTAATGTATATAAATATATATGTAATATATGTATATGTATCTATTTTTTATATTTTGTAATATATATAAATCTTTATCTATTTTGATAATAAATTTGTGCTGATTTACAATATATATAATAAAAATTGATTGTGTCTTTTAAATATATCTATCACGGGCATATAGCATTTGTATCGCGAACTTGCGATATACCCACAAAGTAATACATCGACGAAAGCGGCTAAAGCAGCTAAAGCAGCGAACGCGAACGAATTCATCAACAAGTTCTCTTAGAAAAACAGCAAAAGAGAATAACTATGGAATTCACTGATATTCTCAACAAGGTCGAAAACGTAGAAGTGGACGAAGTAGACGAAGCCGAATGCGAAGAAGAATTCATTCGCTTTATTCCCTATGAGGCTGACGTATCTGACGAATTAGAGTTTTCAGCATATCATTATCATCATAACAGACAGCCTTTCTATGTAATGTTCATCAAGAAAGGAGATAATATTTATATTGAAATGATAAATGACGGAACACACAGGAATAAGTATACTGATGATATTGTTATGCCATTTGAGGTGATGGTAAAGAATGAAAAACTTAAAAAATACTATGATATGGCGGTGATGTTGGTAAAAGATAATAATACTAAACGCGTATATTATGATACGCAAGGTAGAGAAACAAAGTCTCTAATACAGACTTATGATACAGACAGCGAAGATGAAGAAGGCAAAGACATCCCTATTAGGCATTGGTGTATTAACCCAGATATTAATTGGAAAGGGATGCGTGTATCCGAAGGATATTATTCATATTCATATTACAATATCGACCCATTTAAATTCGAGTATAAGGTGAATACAGAAAAAAAAATTAATAGTTTTATGAAAAGTATTGATGCGTTTGCAGAATATCATAACGTAGGTCTCTTTATGGAAAGAGAAATCATCGCGAATTATAATGCTAAGTGGCAACCTAGTAATCCCGAGTAATGATGGGTATTATAGTAGGTGTCTCTCAGATAATCTTAGAGGTGCTCCATTAAGTAGTAAATGCATTGGAGCATTAGCAATAGGTAAATCAGTTTTATTTGGCTTGATACTATAGTTAAATACTTCGTTATCGTTATCGCTATCATTCTCAATTCCTCTCAATGATGTATTATATATTTCGTCTAACTCGGGTTCATATAAGCACCTATTCGGATTTCCCAGTTTATTCTCGCTATTATTATTGTCTATAGTATCTTTGCGAATATCAATATTATCTATATTATAAGTATATTTGGTGTCCTTTGTGTTATCTAATTTTTTATATTTGGTGTCTTCGCGATATAACCGAATATGGTCTTCGTTTATATTCATTTTATTTTGTTTTATTTGGGATGCATTAGCCGCAGAAGGAGAGGAGGTAGCATTAATATCACTGGCAATTCTTGTATTTACGATTTGCTGTTGTTGTATATTATAATTGAATATGATTAATAACAATCCTATAAATATAAAAAATGCAATATAATATCCTTCATATTTCATAATAATAATTTATTCTTTTACTATAATATTACAATATAAATATTACATATTACATATATCGACATCAATCATCTTCTTCGAGAAACATTAACTTCTTTTTAGTATTACCAGTGGTATCTGTAATATCATTGGTATCATCATCATCCTCTTTATTATCTTCGCATTCTATTTTTTCATTATCAATATAAAAGGATACCTTGTATTTATTGTTTTTATAAAATTTTAATCGTGATGCGCCTTTCCTCTTGAATATCGAGAAGTCATCTAGTATATCAATGCATAACGGAGTATATTTACGCTTTTCAGGAATTTCTCTTAGAATACGTCCAATCGATTGCTGGATATCTGAGATTGGACTTGCGAATATTATTGTATTTAAGGAGGGAACATTAAACCCTTCAGAAGCCAATTGATAGGTTGCGAGGATTATTTGCTTTTCCGCAGATATTGCAAGGTCATTCTGCTTCATACCGCCAACATAAAACCCATAACTACCATCTGCAATATTATTATCAACAATATATTTCTCAATATCCTTTAATTGATTTCTGCGTTCGCTTAAAATAAGAATGCGCCTTTCAGGTTCCTTGCTTAAGATATCTTTTAATAGAAGAATGATATATTCAGTGCGTGGTCTAAATGTGCAAATGTTATTAATCATTCCCGCCCCATTCTCTTTGCCATTCCACATTAGCTTTACATTCGAATAATCTATATGTGTTTCAAAATATTTATGCACCTGCACATTAACATCACACAATTCCTTGTTTTTCAAAGTATATACAGATTTACCAATATAGTATTCAAACACGCGACGCATACCATCCTTTCTATTTAATGTAGCCGATAACCCGAGAATTACTGGATTGTTTAATTTCCTAAATGCTTTACAAAAGACTTGTGCGCCTGTGTGATGCACCTCGTCTATTATAACAAATCCGATATCATCAAAAATACCTGCGTCATAGTCGCGCATCGCCAGAGATTGCAATGACGCAATAATGAAATCTTTGCCTTCCACGTCGACCTTCTTCTGCTTTATTATTCCCACCTTCGCGTCTGGAGCGAACATTTTAATGGTATCGATAAATTGCTGGTTTAAAAAATCCTTGTGGCTTATGAACATCGTCTTCTTTTTCAACTGGCAAGCAATATACAAGCTCATAATCGTTTTGCCAAAACCACAAGGGACTGATATAATACCACCCATCTTCAGCGGGTCTCTCGCAGCTTTTAAAAAGTTTTCAATAGGTTCTTGTTGCGTTTCTCTCAGAGTTCCTATGAAATCGATAGTAATATCTTTGCCACCTGTTAATTTACACAACGTAGGCGCGCCATACTTTTGTAGCCCGTAATATCTCGGGATATATATCCTCTTTTCATTTTCGCTATATAGATGGAACGTTAAATCCTCTGCAGATGAATTATTATTACCTGATGCTCCCATATCAAAATTAACTTTGGGAACCATAGTTAAATCCTTCCTTATGCTTTCAATCTTATACTCATCCAATGCAGATTTTAAAATCCCATAGCCGTTTTTAGATAGAATTGAATACATTAATTCGCAATCTTTAATATTGATACATATATATATAAGTGTCATTTTTTTATATGGATTATAGTAGATAAGTATTGAAAAATAATTATGATAATTATTAATGCAGTAAGATTTTTGGCAGTAATATTATTAGTTAGTATATTAATTGTTAAAGAAATACCTTTTAGAAACCTTTTTAAGGATTTGATGATACAATTTTATTTAGCATTGTCTTGCGTGCTAATCCTTTTAATCATTGACAATATATTCGGGTTTATATTATCCTTATGCTTACTCGCATTATATTTCAGAATATATACAAGCGAACTTAAGAGTAAAAAAGAGACGATACCTAGTAATACCAGTAATACCAGTAATACCAGTAATACCATTAATCACAATCATAACAACTGCTCAAATGATAAATGTGTTATGAATATGGAACGTGTTGGTATTGAAAGAAAGAAAACATTGGAAGTAATAACTCAAGACAATTCTTTAGTTCCTTATATAACCGAAGAGAACCTTCTAGCTGCACAATCCAATATAGTCAATCCCGAAGAATATAATAAGGAAATATACGGCGTTGAAAAAGGAATATATAATGAAGATGTATATGGCTCACAGGGGCTAGATAATAAGAACATTCATATGCGCGGTTATGATGTTAATAATGAATATCTAGGGTCTTTATCATATGGTCTATGGTAATATGGTAATATATGATATCTGATATATGATATATGATATTATAAATAAAAAATATAGATTATTATTAAGAGATTATTTAAAATATGTATGAGAGGTTTGTTTCGACTACTGAAAATGACCAAATTGTAGAGAAGATATTTACTATTCTAGGCTACTCGATACTAACATTAGTGGTATATGGGGTATTAGCGTGGTCATACTATATAACAGATAAAAATCAGAATTTGTTTATATCGCTATACTCGCTATTTGTGTTATTTTATGCTATAATTATTATTGTAATTGTAGTAATTAATAAAGATAATTATGATTTGATGTCTTATACGATGTTATTTGGCATATCAATATTTGTAATATTTACTGCATTCTTCATTAGCGTTTTCTTTGTTCTAAAATATTTTAATATATTCTCATCATCCTCTAGTAAAAATACGGATGCAGTTGCTAATTTGGAATACAGAGGCTTCTAGTAATTTAGAGATATTCAAAGAATGATAAAATATATATAATTGTAAACAATGATGCCGATTTAATATATATATCAAAATTATTTAGATTGTCTTGTAGATATTCAGGCATTTTCTCATACATCGTATTGATAATACCTGAATTATATATTATCAATGATATTATAACCAATATAAGGCTCTTTTTTGCTACTTCTATATCTAAATATGAAGACATATTATCAAATTTATTTTGATTATTCTTTGAGACAGGAAGTAGCCCGCCTTGCATTTGCTGCTGTTGTAGTAGCAGTTGTTGCTGTTGCTGTTGCTGTTGCATCTGTTGCATTTGCTGCTGCTGTAATAACTGCATTTGTTGAGAAGGCATTTGCATTGGTGCCTTATTCATTTGTTTGGAACTATGTAGTTCTTCTTGAAACTCGTTTAAAACGTCTTGAACTATAGGGTCATTAATGTCATTTGCATCTATGTTTGTTTGTTGTGTTTTTAGCGGTAATGTATTTATAGGCGTTGACATAATTATAATTCTATCTACTGATATATAATATTTTCAATATAAATTATATTACGCAAGTATATCTCAGATATTATACTGAATTACTGAATACCTTTTCAAAGAAATTTGGAACACTTATTAGATTATCAGGTGTTGTATTAACATCATAAGGTTTTAATGGCTTATCTATGCTATTGCATTTAACAGGATAGGATTTATATTTATAGCACGTATTTTCGAGATTAAATACGTTCCCCTCGATATCTTTAATATCTGGTGCTGAATATACTACGCAATTATCCTTGCAAACTCGTCTAAATAACAGCGCAAGCGCAAGACCGAATAATGCGCTAACAATGATTTGCCCAGTTTCGTCATAAAATAACCTATCAATTGTAATTCTTAGTCCCGTCATAGCTTCTTTCGGTGCCCCTTTTTTATTCATCTATATATATCTACCTATCTATTCTAATCTATAAAAATTTAAAAAAAAGAATTTACTGGGTTATATTATAGGTTGCGTTAGTGATGCATCAGTGCACTTCACTTCTTCCGCGTTGTATTTATAGCATTGATTGTCGTGGTTCATATATACTATTTTATTCGCATTGTAAGGCGTGGGATATTTTATAACATTCCTTATGGGGGGCGATGAAATATATACATAAATGATACCCAATACAAAAGCAAAGGCGAAACTAAGCCAGTTCATTTTAAATATCCTTGTATCTTTAATGTTTTTTACCATAATATCTCCTATTTATTTATCAATTTTATATTTAGCATCATTATTTATTTAGGTTTATAATTAACATCCTTGATACACCTATTTGTTTTGGGATTTAATACTTTGCCTTCGGGACAAACCTTCTTGACTTTCGCGGCACCTGCCTTATCATCGTCAGCCTTCGCTTTAACCTTTTTAGCATTCACGCATTTCTTCGTTTTAGGATTTAATACTTTACCTGCAGGACAAGGATTAGCAGCAGCATTCGCAGCATTACTAGGCTTTACTACGCGTTCCTCTAGGCTTATGTATTCGGATGTATAGATGTCTGGGACTTCCTTGTATCCAATGATTTTATAATTCAAATAATCATATAATGCCGATAATGTTTTCGTTTCTTTTAGAATATTACGCAAGTCCTCTTTTTTTTCTAAAAAAAATTCATAGTTGGTATTATTGTTTTCTCTAACGTTATTATACATCTCTTGGTATTTCATCTTCTTTTGTGCGATTATATTGTTCGTATTATTCTTATATTCAAAATAATCGCTAATCCGCTTTTTTATTGTATTCAATTTTAAAACATTAGAATTATTAGCATTCAAAGGGTCTTTTGCATTTGCACCTTTTTCATTCATATTAATATTTAGAATGTTTTTTTCAATATCTTTTAATATATCCATTTACTAATATTAAGGATAAAAATAAAACAATTATCGTAATAAAATGTCTTCAAACATACTTTTATAAAATGTTTGGAGGCTCTCTTCGGGTTTTAATTGTTCTTCATAAATACTTCTAGGTATGTATTTAACTACCACTTTGTCTTTTTTACATACTGCTTTATTACTATAATACCCTTGAATAACTAATATAGACCCTATGAATAGCAAAAATATTGCTATTGCTTTCATTTCTTAATATTAAGAAATAAGAAAAAAATATTAGAATTATAAATTATTGGATACCAAGCTTTTGAGCACTCCAAGCATCCACTTGCTCGATACTATCTTTCAGTTCTGACATTTCAATAGTATCTGCAGTAGGGTCAGACCCCTTTGCGTCAGTTCCGATAACTACTTCTGCGTCCGCATCCGCTGCTACAACTGATGCATCAGTTGCTACATCACCAGTCTCTTCAGGGGTGCTCTCTAATTCTGAAGGAACAGCAGAAACACTCGCGTCATCAACCGCGTCAGCAGGGACTACTTGATTAGCAGCATTGTTAAATAAGGAAGCCTTTCTATTCTCAAAAACAGCATCCTTATCATTCATATTCTTCTTATATTCTTTCATTAGAGTATTGAGTTGTGTTTCAGCATATTCTTGATTTTCTAAACAATCAGGGTTGGGCGACCAAGGACACCAGCATCCTACTTGAGCAATATAAATATTGAACTTATTATCAAGTTTTTTAATAAACTCGCTGCGATTTTTGGCTTCCTCAATCGTATCAAATACACCCCTAACTTTGATACCACGAATAGAAGTAATAAAATTATTATCGCGGTGAAATGATGATTCAAGCTCTTGGTTATTCACAGATTTGTAAAATCCATATTGTTCGCTCATATCCTTAGGGTTAAAGATATACGCATTATTCTCTTTAACGGAGTCAACGAAGTCCTTTGAATCGCTGTATTTTGATGAAATACCATCAAGCAATGCCGTCATATCATTGCTGAATTTCTTAATGAACTCGCTGAACATATAAGCCTCTTTATTAACGATAACATCTTCGGGGCTCAAGAAAGACAGCAGAACAAAGTTTTGCCCTCTGATAGGCTTATCCTCGTCCAGATAATCAACTTCCTTGACGCTGGTTATATTGGTGCTTTCTGTGGATGACATTTAATATCTCTTTTCTAATAATAATATATATTATAAATCTTATATATATTTTTAGATATGGTGCATAATAAATACGATTATAATTATCTTGAATTATAATTAAATTAGCAAATAGCAAAAATATTTTATATTATTATAATAGTATAATTAGATATGGAATATTCCATCGATTTTTGGGATGTCGTAATAAGACTTCTTAAATACGCATTTGAAGGTCTCATTGTAGCCTTTGTAGCACTTATATTACCTAACAATAAATTGGCTTGGAGTGAAATATGGATGCTCGCATTAACTGCTGCTTGCACCTTCTCGGTTCTCGACCTACTATCCCCAGCGGTCTCTTCGGGTGCTAGGCAAGGTGTCGGATTAGGCGCTGGCTTCCGTATGGTTGGTTTCCCCAATGGATTTTAATTTTAAGGTATTCCCACCCCCTGATATAATGTGTTATAATGAAGGTATAATTTCATAATTGAGTTCTATACATATTTTTTTCCATATTTGGTCTTGGACATATAACTTTTCTCTACTTTTTAATAAAGGGAAATACTTGAGATATTCATTTAAACCTAATATTTGAAAAAATTTATATAATACATAACTATAAGATAAAAAGTTCTTTCTATCTTTCGGACAATGTTTTAGAAAAGGTGCTTGAATGTTTCTAAACATATTGCATAACTTATCTTCTAATTCTTGGCTAAATTGCGGCGTAGGAATACCATTAATTCTGTTAATAATATAATTAATGTGCTCGTAATATTTATTTATCCGAAGACGTTTGAGGATATCCCTCATTTTAGTATATGTGATTGTTTTAGCATCTATAATCTTCTCCTTCTTTATTTCCGTTAAAATCTTTTCAAATATTTCATCAGGAATATCTGTGCTTTCCTTTCCTTGAACCTGATTACACCATTCTCTAAAATGGTTTATACGCTTATAACTAAAATGAGAAGTATCCTTCGTGTTCTGTTTTAATATAGGTCTATTCTGCTCCACGAGCAATAATTCTTGATATCCGCAGATATTGCAAATAATTATTGCGTCGTGCTGCAAACACGTCATCTGATTTTTACAATTTTTACATATTTCTATGTCCTCCTCTTCGACATTTCTAACATATTTTTTATTTATTATAGACATATATTTATCAACAAGCGAACTCTTATCTATCACATTTTCCTTTAAATTGTTTGAATATTCATAAGTATTATCCACTAAGACATTCGGTGTTATATAGCTAGTTGTTTGCTTATTATCGCTGGTATCCTTAGTATCCTTAGTCGCATTCGCAGCATTCGCAGCACTACCAACACCTCCGCATCCACATCCGCCGCTAACTGAGGTTTGCTCCATATTTAAATTATTAAGAGCATCTAATACATTGATTGTTGTTGCTGAAACCGATGAACGCTTTTTCTTTGAATCGTTCTTGTATATCTTCGGTTGTCTGCTTAATAATTCGCTGGAAGATATACAAACACCATTCGATATTGATGTATGGGTATTACTTATGTTTGACTGCTTTTCTACAGTATCATAATATTGAAATAAAATATAACTTGTATTTTTATAATATTCGATTTCGTTATACGATTCCAAATCTTTTATATTATTCTTGAGCTCAATAATTTTCTCTCTTATAATAATATTGCTAGTCCATAGATTATTTATATGCTCCTTGTTATCTTGGATATTCTTGAAAGCCTCTATATTTTCCATAATGAGGTTTGATTGAACTTCTAAATCATACAATAATACTTTGCAGTTTTCTTTGTCCTTGTTAGTAAGTTCAAACTTCTTTATAATGTTGTTATGCATCGCATCTAGCGTAAATACCTCATTATTGTCTGATATATATTTTTTTTTTGATGATTTTTCTTTGAACATCTTTATAATAGAATTATTAATATTAATTTTTATATAATAAATATATAATACATACATTTAATTCATATTTTTTTCTCCTCTAATAGTATAAAGAATATAGCGTAAATGGGTGGTGGTCTTCTTCAATTAGTAGCTTATGGAGCACAGGATGTTTATTTAACTGGTAATCCTCAAATTACCTTTTTCAAGGTTGTATATCGTCGTCATACTAACTTCGCTATTGAAGCTATCCAACAAACTTTTAACGGAACTGCTGGATACGGGCAAACAGTGAACTGCCAAATATCACGCAATGGTGATTTAATTAACCGCGTATATCTTCAAGTGTCATTACCTAAACTTACTGAAACTGCTACGACTACTGCTATACACGCAGGAACCCGATATGTCAATTACGTTGGTCTTCGCCTTATTAAATCAGTTCTTATTGAAATCGGAGGACAACAAATAGATAAGCATTATTCCGATTGGCTATATATTTGGAATGAACTTTCCCTTCCTCGTGGCAAACGCTATGGTTATGATACTATGGTTGGCGCTGACAAGGATTTTACTACATATAATAATACTACCTTATACATACCTCTTGAATTCTGGTTCTGTCGCAATGTTGGTCTCGCGCTTCCTTTAATCGCCCTCCAATATCACGAAGTTAAAATCAAGATTGACTTTGAGACAAAAGCTAATTGTGCTTTCGTTGCAGTGAATGATGCTACTACAAACGAAGCCTTAGCAGACCCCGCAAATGTCCCCAATATTACCGATATGTCTCTATGGGTTGATTACATTTTCCTCGATACAGATGAACGCCGTCGATTTGCTCAACTATCCCACGAGTATTTAATAGAACAACTTCAATTCACTGGAACCGAAACTCTTAATAATAATAGTACTAATCGTATTAAGCTCAACTTTAATCATCCTTGCAAGGAACTTGTATGGGTAGCGAAACCTAAGTTTAATAAGAAAGCATCTTGGTATAATTACACTAATACTGATTATGTAGATTTAACAAAGGATGGTCTCACCGATGCATTGCCGAATTCTACATCAAATTACATAACAGGCTTCACTACATCAAATTATATGTTTGGTTATAATTTTGCTACTACTGGAACTACTGCATTAAATGCATCAACTCCTTTCGCTGATACTATATTACAATTAAATGGCAATGATCGTTTCAGCGTCCGCGACGGAGCCTATTTCTCATATGTCCAACCTTATCAACATCACACTAATATACCTTCAAATCCGGGTATCAGTGTATATTCATTTGCTCTTAAACCCGAAGATCATCAACCCAGCGGAACTTTAAATATGTCCCGTATCGACACTGCAACTCTTATGGTTACAACTAAGGATGTTAAAAATGCAACATCAGGTGGCTCAATTTCTGCAACATTTGATGGTATCAATATTTATGCAGTAAATTACAACGTTCTCCGTATTCTCTCAGGTATGGGCGGTTTAGCATATTCCAATTAAATAATATATACCTTTTTCATAATATTTTATTTTACTTGAAAATTATAATATAATAGTTTTAATTATTTAATTAATTAATTAAATAGAATTGTTAAATATAATAGGTGTATTAATTAATCCTTTTTTTTTTCTCCTCTAATAGTATAAAGAATATAGCGTAAATGGGTGGTGGTCTTCTTCAATTAGTAGCTTATGGAGCACAGGATGTTTATTTAACTGGTAATCCTCAAATTACCTTTTTCAAGGCTGTATATCGTCGTCATACTAACTTCGCTATTGAAGCTATTGGTCAAACCTTCAATGGAACACCTGGATATGGCAATCGCGTGACCTGCCAAATATCTCGTAATGGTGATTTAGTTCATCGTATGTATTTAGCGCTTAAAGTGAACAGCGCTACTTCATTATGCGCATTCTATGGTTTACGTGTAATTAATTTCATTGAGATTGAAATTGGAGGACAAAAAATAGACAAGCATTATTCTCACTGGTTATATGTATGGAACGAACTTTCATTACCTAAATCAAAGCGCGCTGGTTATAATAAGATGGTAGGTATGTCTGGTGGAGACCTATCAACTGGCAATACTCTGTATGTTCCTCTAGAGTTCTGGTTCTGTCGCAATGTTGGTCTCGCACTTCCTTTAATCGCCCTCCAATATCACGAAGTCAAGATTAATATCCAATTTGAAACTGCTGAATTATGTAAAGGCACTGGAGATGCTCCGAATGAGTTCCCCGTCGCAACTCTATGGGTTGATTATGTATTCCTCGATACTGATGAACGCCGACGATTTGCTCAGCTATCCCACGAGTATTTAATAGAACAACTCCAATTCACTGGCGCTGAATCTATATCATCTGCAAAATTAAACTCTAAGCTTTCATTCAATCACCCTTGCAAGGAACTTATATGGTTTGCTAGTCGTAAAGATGCTACTGCTCAAACTGCTAATAATAATTGGTTCAATTATACTAACTCATATAATACTATAGCATCACTTCCATATGCTTACAATAGCTTAACTAATAGCGCAGTTATTGCTAGTGGTTCTTCTTATACTTCTAAAAATCCTGTTCTTACTGCCAAACTTATACTCAACGGCAATGATCGTTTCTCCGAACGTAATGGGTCATACTTCAATCTCGTGCAACCTTTCCAGCATCACGAGAATATTCCAAGCAATGCTGGTATCAATGTTTATTCATTTGCACTTAAACCCGAAGAACATCAACCCAGTGGAACTCTTAATATGTCCCGTATCGACACTGCTACTCTTTCACTATCGTTTGATAGTACTATGACTACTAATTCTTCTTTAAATGTATATGCAGTGAATTACAACGTTCTCCGTATTCTCTCTGGTATGGGTGGGTTAGCGTATTCTAATTAGAATGATTACTTTGCAAATTACTATATTATATATTATAATAATGAATGCTTAAAGTATTAAAGTATTTAACGTTATTATAAATGCCTTTTTTTTTTCTCCTCTAATAGTATAAAGAATATAGCGTAAATGGGTGGTGGTCTTCTTCAATTAGTAGCTTATGGAGCACAGGATGTTTATTTAACTGGTAATCCTCAAATTACCTTTTTCAAGTTAGTATATCGTCGTCATACTAACTTCGCGATTGAAGCTATTCAACAAACCTCAACGGGCAGTAATTCATTGGGTTCTCGTGCTAGTTTCCAAATAACTCGCAATGGTGATTTAATCCATCGTGTATATTTCTATGGTAAGATTGCTGCTACTGGTGATGTAGCACTTGTTCCTAACGTTGGACACAAACTTTTAAAAACTATTGAACTCGAAATCGGTGGTCAACGTATTGATAAGCATTACTCAGAATGGCTATATATCTGGAACGAACTTTCACTTCCTATTGGCAAACGTGATGGCTATAATGTTATGGTTGGTGCTAATGCGCGAAACATTTCAACGAAACTAACCAGTGGGGCAAAATACGAACTATATGTTCCTCTCGAGTTCTGGTTCTGTCGCAATGTTGGTCTTGCACTTCCTTTAATCGCTCTCCAATACCACGAAGTTAAAATCAATATTGAATATGAAAGCGACGTATTAATGATTGATAAAACTGCAACTAACTTTACTTTCGAAGAAGAAACTAGAAATCCTCCTGAAACCACTAGATCATATGTTGCTAATGATAAATTAACTGGTTCTGTTAAACTCGAGGAAGCTACTTTATGGGTTGATTACATTTTCCTCGATACCGATGAACGCCGTCGTTTCGCTCAGCTATCCCACGAGTATTTAATAGAGCAACTTCAATTCACTGGCGCTGACTCTATAACTGGTGGCTCTACTGATTCGATGAAAAGCATCCGAATGAACTTCAATCATCCTTGCAAAGAATTAGTATGGACTATCAAGAAAACTGATGCTGGTGTGTATTGGAACAATTACTCAACCGCTGGAGGCAGCGTAGCGAACAACGACCATCTCGACTCGTCTAACCCCGTGACGAACGCTAAGATAATGCTTAACGGCAATGATCGCTTCGCTACTCGCAGCGGTGATTATTTCTCCCTCGTGCAACCTTACCAACACCACGAGAATACTCCTGATAAGTTTCATCAAGGTATCAATGTATATTCTTTCGCTATTAAACCTGAAGAACATCAACCCAGTGGAACTCTTAATATGTCCCGCATAGATACCGCAGTCCTATCATTATCATCGACCATCAGCGGTGTTATTAGCATATACGCAGTAAATTATAATGTTCTTCGTATCCTCTCAGGTATGGGCGGTCTTGCCTATTCTAATTAAATTAGTTAGAACCCAGTCTAACCTGTATTCTTTATATAGTAAAAAATACTTAAAAATAATTATTGTTTTTTTATTGTGAATAGATGATAATCATATTTATTCGTTTATACTCGCTACTCGTTTATACTCGCTACTTGGCTAAGTTATAATTTATGATGCGTTCGATAATATAATCGATGTCTTTATTTTTCTTGTCGTCCTTCGCGTCAGGATCATCCTTATCAGTTCCATTATCATTATATCCCTCAAAAAGGGCTTTCATAAATGCTTCATTATTTGTATTTACACCATACATATTAAATAGTCTATTAATGGAATCAGTTAAAGCCCTCCTTATTTTATTAATATCCTTCGTCTCCAAGTTCTTTTTTAATTTATTTAATTTTTTCAAAAAATCTGAATAGGATTTAATCATAAATGCCTCGTCGATATTACTAATCTCATTGTGCTCAAATAATTTGTCATATTTCAATATATTTTTTTTGCATATATTAATATAACTGCTATACAAGGCTACTAAACTATCTAAACTCTTCAAGTAAACCTTTTTATCTTTCTCAAGTGCGTCTGATTTTTTTATGACATCTTTATGCAACTCTTCTAACAATTTATAGGCTTCTTCTAGAGTGTTTTTTGCATTTTCTAAAAGTTGTTCGATATTATTTAACGCTTTTGATAAGGCTTGTTGTGCTTCTTCAGGTGTTTGTGCTGCTGGTGCTGCTGCCCCCCGTGCGCCTGCTGCAGGTGCTTTTGCTGTTTTTATTTCTTCTACTGCTTCTTTTGCAGCATTTTCTAATACTTTCAATTTTTCTACTTCATCTTTTAATTTAGTTAATATTGCGTCATTTGCATTTTCAATGTCAAATTCTTTATTTAATTTTTTTATTGCAAACTCAACATTATCAAATAAAACATTTGCCTTTGCTGCGTCTGCTGCTTTTGCATCTGCTTGTTTTATTGCTTTTTTAATTTCATCAAAATTAGAACTATTGCCTATATCTATTTTAATTGATGATGATGATATATCAGTTAATAATTTTTCAACATTATCTATATTATTTATTTTGGCATCCGACTTAAACTTTTCAACACTTTTTATAGCAGCCTCTTTTAATTTTTTTAAATCACTTGTAATATGTTGTTTTAGACCCGTATCATTATCATCAACCAGTTTAATTAACTCTTTTATTACATCTCCTATTTTACCAATTTTATCTAGATAAGGTGCTTTATTATTTTCACCCCTTTTAACCATATCTAGCACTTCTATTACATCTAATAATAACCCTGCTATCTTACTTCGTGCATTAAGGAACGCTCCCTTTTTTTCATTACCATTACCTATCTTTTTACTTTCCTCTTTAAGTTCCTTTATTTTCTTTTCAGCAGTTTTTTTTTCTTCATCTAAATCTTTTTTTATTAGTTTTAAACTTGAATAATTTATTAAATCCTCTAAAAAACTCTCGCCTATCTTTTTTTTTTCTAGCGTTTCATCCAAATCTCTATATAATTTTTTAACCTCTTCGGGATTATCTAGTAAATCCGCATCCTTTAATGTATACAAAATATCACGTATCTTTTCTTTAAAACTATCTACGTCCTCGTAATTATCCCCTTTAATATATTGCAATGATACATAACGTAAGTTATCATTCATTTACTTTAATATAGTATCCTTCTAAAATAATTAGAGATATATATATATATTAAAATTTAGTCGCTATTATACTTGTGAATAACCAAATGAACATTGTAAATAGCGATAATGACTTTGATAATTGCTTACGCTCCTCATTATTGAGTATCTTCTCAGTTTCGGTTTGCTCATCATCGACATAGTCAGCCTTCCTTTTAATATTTAATATAATAGGTATTATTATTAATATGATTATCAATGAAGTATGAACAAGCAACCGCGATATTCCATTCGTTCCCATATAAAAATAGTAAAATAATGTGCGAATACTATTTATAATCCCATTGAAGTTCATATATTTTACATCATAGCTATTATCTATATTAATGAATAGCACAATAAACCAAAATATTATAATGTATATAATGGCGTAATATATAAATCCCTCGTAAAATGTTTTTATAATATTAATATCAATACACCATTGAACAATTATTATAGTTATATATCTAATAAAAAAAGTAGCAATAATAAATACCAATCTATCATCGAAAGTAATTGCTAGTTCATCTAAGGGGTTATTAGGGTCATTTTCGAAATTATTTAATTGCTGAATAATATATTCATTATATTTTTTACCTTTATCTGACGAATTATAGTCATCGATGTCTTGCGATAATCTGGCTATCTTGTTATTTTCATCGATGTTTTCAGGTCGCACCTTCAAATTACTTTTTAATTTTCTTAGTTCCTTCCAACTTATGTCCTTGTATTTATTATTGTCCAAATATTTCATTTTTAATTCCTCGTCGCTATTGTCAGCACCGCCACGCTGTGGCATTCCAATGGCTAACACGCTTGCTAAATCTTCAAGTGCTGCAATACCTGTGTTTACTGGGTCGATATGGGCATTAACTGAATTGGTTATAGTTATTGGTTGCGATGATACTGCTCTTGCTAATCCTTCTATACTAGTTAAATCGTTGATGGTTCTTTTCTCTTCTTCCTTGTCTTCTTCCTTTTTATTGTCTTCATTTTCAGAATTAGTATTATTATCTTTCTTTTCTTTTTTTTTATTTAATCTATTCTTTAAATCTTTATAAATAGTCAATCCTAAACTTTCTTTTTTAATTTCTCTTATTTCTTCTTCAAGCGACTTTATTCTTTTAGATAAATCATCACCCCCTTCATTTTCTCTATAATATCCACCATCATTATCATCATAATCATTTACATCGTCAGCAGGTGGTTCAGGGGTTATGTCATCTTGTTTATCCTTATTAGCCTTCGCAGGCATTTTATTCATTAATACATTTATAAATTTATCTTGCCAAGTATTTACTCCACCAGCCTGCCTATTTCTTCTTCGTTTATTTCGTCGTCTCATACTACCACCGCCTGCAACAACAACAACAACACCATCACCTTCAGCATCCCTATCAGCATCTCCATCAGCATCCTTAAGTTTTCTAGCGTAATCGTATATATATTTAATTATTCCCTTTTCTTTTTGATGCATACTTTTAACGTTGTAATATTTATTTAATAAATCATATAGGGTCTTTGGATCTTTATTATATATATAGAGCAGGTTTGTATAATATTCATATCTCTCAGGATCTAAGTTTTGCAAATCAATATCACTTATTATATCTGTATTAAATTTGATATCTTCATCATAATTATTAATCCTGTTAAAGATCATATTATAATCATAAATTGATTTCTCAGTTTCCTCTTCCTCATCTTTATTCATTATATTATGCTTCCTTAATCGTATTATAGATAATAAATTATATTAAAGTAATTACATTAATCTAGCTTAACTACATTAATCTACATTAAGTATGTATATCATCTTCCAGATAACTGCTACCAGTATTAATAGTATAGCAACAAACAATAGAATATACGAATATATATCTCTATAATAATAAAATAATATATTGAGCAACATCCCTATAATAAGAACCCATAAGACGATTACGAGGCTAGCCATATTATTAATAGAGTAAGCATTAAATATTGCTTTTGGGTTATTCAATTGGTCTTTCAAACAATACTCTAAATATCCCTTTAAATCCTTATCAGTTATATAGCTTCTACTGCTGGGGTCAGGCAGTTTTTTATAATCCAATAATATTCTCTGGTAATCATCCTCCGTAAATATATCGCCTTTTGATAATCTGTCCAAGTTCATTTCGTAATTCTTGTAATTGAATGGTATATATGAGGCTGGCACTAATTCCAATGGGATAATTCCAAAAATATCAAAATATTTACCATTCAGATATTTTGCATTTGCTTCATCCTTCCCCGCATCTTTATATCTCCCATTTATTTTCTCAGAAGGCACCACGTTGTAAGATTGAAAGAATTTACTATAAAATATTTTCATTCTATCAGAAACCTCTTCGCTATTTTTAATATTTTTATAAGTAAGCATATACGTGTCTGAATGTAAAAACTCGCGCTTTTTGTCTGCAAGAGCATAGCAACAACTATTACCTGCATTTGTATTTTTATTATAATCTGAAGTATCCGCTTCGCAATCACTTGTTTTACATTTATCACTCATTATAATAATTAAGTATCTCTATATTTAATAGTTAAAAAGATTATTTATTATTTATTTCAAGATACTTTACTACAATAATCAATAATATAATATTAAATATGTATGTTCCTCCCAACGTAGTCGTAGATATGTTATTGGCTATATTCAAAATCTCTTCCTCATTCTCGTAGTCCTCTTTGTTATCTTTTCTATCTATATAATCGCGAAACAAATACTTTGCATCCTTACTTGCATTTTTGAAGGTTTTGTCATCATCATTGATTTTATTGTTGATGCTTTTGATGATATTCATTAAATAATTGCTATTATTGTTATTCGATGATATGCTAACATATTTGGTTTCTAAATAATTATAAATATATGTTAGGTTTTTATATCTTTTATAGCTATCTGTTATCTTAAGAAGGGCATTGGTTTCTTTAGTTTTTGATTTATCTTGAAACGTATCATCAATGTCGTATGTGTCATTATATAAGGTATCTGAAATTAATTTATATAAATTATATGTCTTCTTCTCATATATAATTTTTTTATCACCCAATGAGTTTGCTCCTGTTAATGCATCATATTCAATACGATTATAATTAATATGACCTAGAATTAATAAATACTTGGCAATTATTTTTATTAAATTTTTATTTTGCTTCTTCTCAATATCAGATGCTTGGTTCAATAGGTCTTCTTCGCTATTATCTAGTATTTTTGTGGTATCTATAAGGGTTTTATCAGCTACATCAAGGAACCCATCTATTAAATTTTGAAATTCAGTCTCTTCGTCTTTACTTAGATCCTTCGTAAATTCATCTCGACCGCTAGTAGTATCTAATTTTAATACAAATTTATAAGGTATTATCTTGTTATTGTATTTTTGAAAGGAAAACTTATTATAGGAACTTATGTTAATCCCTTTCTGCTTGTTTTCAGCATCATTATAGTATATCAAATTATTATTAAACTTGTTCTCATCAAATAGATTAAAGCATTTTTTAATAATAAAATAAATATGCTTTATATTATCTTTATTGATAATAGTCTTTTTAAAGTAGGTGTCGATATGGGCTTCAGTAGTTATAGATGATATTTCGGAGGCTGCAAACAAACCATCAAATACCTTGTATAACGTAGCAGCATTCGAGGGTTCGTATTTTTCAGCATATATATCCTTGAAGGTCTCTTTATAGTAATCTCGGAACCCATTCTCATCGCTTAGAATACCGCTATTTATATTTGTAAATTGTAATCTGCTAGATTTTATTTTGGGAATATTATAGTATGTATCCTTGCTTTTTATTGGGTCTAATTTATCATCAGTAATTTTTAATAATTTGGTTTTAAGGTCTTCTATATTAGTTAACAATGTCGATAATGATTTATCAACCTTATTTGCTAATTCTAAGGCTTCTGTGTCTTTCTCACGAGTAAAGGGTTGTATTTCAATATATTTTTTTACTGATGGTGTATTAGTTGATAAGGTTGCGCTAATAACATCGATATTTTTATTAATTGTTGCTTTTAGGTCGTTTATAGATTGTTCGTCAGGTGTAATATTAATAGCAGTAATCGATGTTTTTATTTTATCCAAAAATTTGCCTGTAGCAATAATATCAGTTATATGGCTTATAGTAGTACTGCGATTTGATGTGTATGTTGTTGTTTTAGCAGCATCAGGAGAAGCAATATCATAGTAATTTTTTAATTCTGTTATTAACCTAATAATCTCCTTTATCCTTGCTTGTGTTTCAGTTGTAGCCTGAATAGCTTCATAAATACCCCTTATTTTCACATCATCATTCAATTTAATATTACCATTTAATAATGAATAGAAGACGTTGGTAATAATATAATTTCGCAAGTAGTTTTTATTGCCATTTACGATTTTGTTGTCGTATAATCGTATATATGGCGTAGTAATATTATTCAATTTATTCAAAGACCTCTTGTAGCTGCTATCCAAGCATTTATATACCACATATTTATTAAACCAAGTATTAAAGCTAATAAATGCTATTATATATAAAATTAAAATCCCGAGCATAAATAATGGTAATATATTTTTAAATACCTCGCTATCTGGCATAACTGCAAAGAATTTCAATACAATGTCTATAAAGAATAAAATAACTATAGATACGATGATTAGCATTAAAATCTTGAACAGGTTTGGTCGCCATCTGCCAAATAAAAAAGTAGGTGTAAAGTAATCATATCTATGTAAGAATTGTGGTATTAAAATAGAACTATTGTTCCCTATTTCATTCATACCCCAATATTTTTCATAAAATAGATTTGGGTTATCATATGATATATCGGCGGTATATACATATTCGGCATTCGCAGTATTCGCGTTGGTGTCGTGCTCATTTCCATTATAATCAACAGGTAGGTTTATTTCTTTGTCGAATATTAAAGATAACTCTGAAATATCATCGCCTTCGCCTGTATCTTCGTTGCTTTTTGTTATATTCTCAAAATTATCTTTGATATCCTTCTTTAATTTAATAATATAACCTTTTACAGGTTCAGTATCATTTGATAGAGATTTAGAATAAATTTTAGATAGTTCTTCAAATGCCACTAATATTTTAATATAATAAGCAATATTTGTTTTAGTTATTTTCTTATATTTGCCGCCTTCATTTAATTTATTTAATGTATCAATCTCTTCGCGTAAGTCATCGCCTATATATTTTGTCTTGTCTGTTGCCATATCTGAATTTTCTATACAATTCTTAATCGACTTATTGATAGACCATAATAATGTTTTCGTTTTCAGCATTGGCTTCGTATTACTGCGAAAAGACATTACAATATTCATCAAATTTAATAATATGATGATAGATATAACATAGCATATATATGTATTGTAGTTATTATAGTCGGTATTTACATAATTAATTAGAATAACACCAATTAAAGCAATGCAGAAACCAATAATCAAACTGCTCGAATTTTTGGACGTATCTTTGAAATAGTTCAGGTATCCAGCATCATCGTTAGGGACATATCTATAGATTATTATCGTTAGCAGTATGATTAACAATAAAATATTAAGAGCATAATATGATTTACTGCCGCTTTTTATTTTTGCAAATAATATGTAATGATAATATATAAATACCAATATAGAGATTATGAAGACGAATATAGTGTAGGTCTTCGAATTAAACACGTCATTCGGCATTCGTAAGTTATAACTATTTTTAGCGATTTGATACCTGTCGGTTTCGGCTTCGCAATATATATTATTACATTTTTGCTCCATTATGATTTTTGACAAATCCTTTATATAGTTAAAATTGAAGATAAACATAGATATATGTCTCATCTCATTTAAATATATAATAATCATCATTATAAATATTGTAAGATTTATAGTAGAAGCAATCATAATTTATAATTTTTACTTTAAACCTTACAAAGAAAAAAAGATATTCTAAGATATTCTATGCGTCTATCATTGCATATCATATGAAATAGTCTATGATTGCAAAGTATTATAAACATTATATACTGATATGCTGAATATAATTGCGATTATTATTACAAATAATAGATATACATAGTTCCCTTGCAGAGATATTGAAAGTATATATAATGGAACTATTAGGAAAACTATATATACGTAAATAAATCTGAAGATATCCTCTACCTTGTTTTTGATTTTATCCTTCGCCTCGTCACTATTATAATATTCGATTTTATCAATATTCTTCAAGGTTATCTTGTAATTATTATTGTTTTCATATATAATCGTCGTGTCGTTATTGTATATATCTAGTAGTTCATTAACAACCGCGCTGTTATGTATGGTAGTATATGAGATATCATTAATATTATATTTGGAATACTTCTTGATAACGTCAGTTATAACCGCGCTACCTGCTTTATTCTCTTTTAAAAGGATGTCGAATTCTTTCATTAACATTATGTATTCGTATGTGTCGGTATCAGCATACAGCTCTGTTAATTTCTTTAATAGGATAGAGAAGAATATTATAAAGAGCAATATATATATGAATAAACTATATATATAATACCTGAAACAGGATGCGTCGCAATCGCCTAAACACCTCGTCAGTTCAGTGAATTTATCAAAATATACATACATATATATTTGACTACTAAAGAATACTATTAGGAATATAAAGAGTGGCATAGACATATTCAAATAATAGTTGTATATTTTCATAATATTATTTATATATTCATTGTTCACCATAATGATGCTGATATCGCGATTTAAATCGAGGTAGTCTTTTGTAGCGCCGCTAGAGCTGCTAGTGCCGCTAGACCCGTCCGTATACTTGTAAAAGAAGTTTGATAGATTTTCAACATCATATATATATGACGACATATTCCACATATAAGAATTCTTAACATCTAATTCATTTATCAGACTGACATCATTGTTCAGACAATACTTGTTGAATGTTTCGATTTTCTCATATAAATCGCTTTTATATTTCAATTCTATTATTGGTATCATAGACAATATAATTAATAATAATAATACCATTATAAATATCTCCAATATAGCATTTTGAAACATTTATAATACTATTAAATTTATTAAATCTAATTATATAAAGGATATTTAATATTCTCTTTTATCATTGTTATAATACATAAATTTAGAAGGTGTTGAAAAGTCCATTTCTTCGTCCTCGATTTTCCCTCTGCCTATATTTCGCAGTCGTTTTAAAGCAAGGTTATTTCCTGACGCAACTCCTGCAGTTAAATTGAATAGGCTGCCAAATCCTGTAGAGAACTTGCAATAAAATTCATTGCATTTTGCTGGTGGAAACTGCGTATATATTATACTAGTTAATTCAGGAAACTCATATTTTCGAATAGCCATTATATTACTATATCTATATATAATTACTAAAAATAAATTATTTCTTCTTTATTCGCCGCTTTCGCTTTATTTACCTTTTAACCTATTTAAGTGTGCTTGCATTTCTATATCATAAGCGTCGCAAATATTCCTTATATTCTCCCATTTAGTTTCTGGATTTGTAAAATCTAACTCAGCATCGTCTTCATCTACTGCTTCAGTTTCGTCGTCGTCTTTTTTAGCAGACTTCGCAGACTTCGCAGACTTCGCAGCCTTCGCGTCCTTTACTTCAATATTCCATAAATCAAACAAGGTATCTAGAACGTTCTCGTTGTTTTTCTTAAAGATAACTTCAATGTCTTCAACTGCGATATCACTAGGAGCTTGCTTAATAACCTCGTCCATACCTTATTCACCCTTATATATACCATAATAATATATTATTTATATCTATTTATATACGTAAATAATATGTCCACATATATAATTATATGTCCGCATATATAATTATATGTCTACATATTTATTTTTATTATATTTGTAATAGTTCTCAGCAATTTCATATGCAATCTTTTCATACGGGTGTTCATTTGAGTAATTTTTATGAATAACATCATTAATACTATTGGGATTATCATTTCGATACAAGCAAACCATCACATTCGCATCGGGGGAAGTCATAGTATTATCAAGAGCATAATATATCTTGCCATTTGTGTCGGGATTAGAACGGATATATTTAGCAGATTTATAAGTCTTCTTGTCTAATTCTAGTAATCCCATATCTTTTATTATTTTTTCAAAAATATTCGAGTTATATCTTTGATATATGTGAATTTTCTCGTGTATTAAAGTATTTGTTAAGTTCAATTCATCGTATTTTAAAACATTTTTAGATACGAATATAACGTTCTCGCGTGTATGCGGTAATCCTTCCTCATATTCTTTAATCATATCATTATAATGGTTCGCATAAGTATTCGCAAATATCCATTTAATACCTGCTATATCATTGCCATTTATATGATTAGCATATTCTAATTCCTTAAATCGCTCCGTTTTAAAATAATTATCGGCTTTATCTGCGCATTTCCCTAGTAATTCCTTTTCTTCTGCAGTGAATGTTATAGCAGTATCCTCTATATTATCAATATAATCCATATATGTCTTCGCGTGTCGGGCGTGTAAATCTAATGCGGACATATTGCGAACATAGCCGTCCCTATCATTCCTTAAAAATTCGGCAGTTTCCTTAAACGTCATAAATTTTATATGCTCTTTTTCTTTATTTTCGTAATTCTCAGTTATAGATATAGAAGATATCTGAGATATCTGTGTCCCATTATATACTACATATAAGTATGCGAATGCAGATACCACGAAGACTGCAAGAATAGTTAAGAATGATAATAAATAGAACATTATAGCCGCCCTTTATTATAATTATAATAGTTTTTATTTTTTACTAGTATTGCTCTTACTTTTGCTAGCCTTGCCTTTATCCGCTTCTTTTTTGTAGCAGAATAAAGTATCGGCTGCTTCAGCTGCTTCGGATACAACATTACCATTTGGGTTTGTTTCAATATTTCTACATATACCTTTGCTCTTGTAGTTCGAACTATTTACAAAAGAAGGTTTCACAATAGTGCTACCAACATACATTACATAATTCGCATTTCGAGGAATTTTATACTTAACTATTCTTGATTTAATGAACATTGTATGATGTGTTCGCGATACGGATAAAGAATTATGTCTGCGAACAGGAGCCTTATCTGGTTTTATACCCAATATATTACTTGGTGCCGATGATGGACGCATCTTTATATTTCCAGTAGTATATGCTTTTTCTCTCTTATCCGTTATGATTTGCTTATAGGATACGCTGATATGTGAGGGAAGTATTTCTATACACACATACCCATAAGAGTTTAAAGCATATGCGGATATTCTATATCTATCACTGGTGGTATGGTAGCCTTTCACATCTTCTTTCACAATAGGATTATCTACATAATCTCCTTTAATTAAATCAGGGTCTGCTCCTCCTGTTCCTGCAGTAATCTGAATTACTACTTTGCCATTATGCTCAATCTTCATAATGCTAAAATTGTGCGTATCTGCGCATAAATAAATAATATTATTATTCGCTAAAATATCATATAATTTCGCTATCAACCTTCTATATTCTAGGTTATTCTTATCAATATCGTGCATTGCTATTTTATCCTTTTTAAAAGTAAATAAAGGTATATGCCCCATAACAAATATCTGTTCGCTGCTTGCGTGGCTACCCCTTTCTCTTTGCTCTTCCTTTACCTCCTCTATTTTTCTCCTAACATCTTCTAAATATTGGTATCCTGATGTGATATCATCTAATTTATTGGTATTTATTATAATAATTATGTTATCCTTGTTATACCGAACACCTATATTATCAACGTATATATAGATACCATTAGAGCATAATGTGTCCTCCTTTAATTCTTTGCTTTTCTCTAGTAATAATTCTAATGTTGGAACACTGATAACTTTCTTTGCCTCCTTAATTTGCTGCAGATAATACTTTTGCGTGTTTATACTACAATCCTTCTGTAATAGGTCTCCAGTAGTATCTGAGGCTACGTCGTGATTTCCAACTGCTATATAGATTTCCTTGCTCATACCATATAATTTTTCATAACCTGTTCGTAATACTTCAGTAAAATAAAGCTTAAAATCGCTCTTATTTATCCTCTTCTTATTAGAATACCAATTATCTCCAGCAAGATAGAGTTGATTTATCGCAGTCTCTTTAATCGCAATATTATCTAATACAATATTGCGATATATATATTCGTTCTTGCAGTTTATATTATTCCAGCAGCCAAAAAATATAAATTTATTGCAATTCGTAGCAGAAATAATATCATTATTACATTCAGAAACCATAATATAGTAATTTGCAGAAAATACACTTATAAATACATTAGAAAAATATTTATAAATACTATAAATACAAGGAATGCAATACATCCTTTCGAATTGTTATATTATTACCGCAGTATTTGTCGTAAAATTGCGTATTTAACTCATATGGTATATTGACTACAATGTTATCAATAGGCACATATACCATCATATTAATCCACGATATCGTATTATTAATCGCGCGCTTTAGATTGCGAACTCCTTCTTCCTCCTCGATGTTATTAATAATATGCATTAATACGTCGTCGCTAAATACGATGTCCCCCTTTTTAAGGTTGTATTGCTTCAATATTTCAGGTATTATATAGTCGCGTGCCAACACTATCTTTTCTTGATTGTTATATCCTTTGACATTTATCACAATCATTCTATCTTTTAATATAGGGTTTATTAGCGTCTCGTCGTTGAATGTGAAAACGACCATAGACCGCGAGATGTCTAAATCAATTTCTTCAAAGTATCTGTCGGTAAATCTATCATTCTGCACGGGGTCTGTTATGTGAATTAAGGTATTTATAATTTCCTGCCCTTTGTATGTATTCGATACCTTGTCTAATTCGTCGAATAATAATAGCGGGTTCATAATACCCGTTTTAATTAGCGATTCGCATATCTTCCCATACGTGGCTCCTTCGTAAGTATAAGAATGCCCTCGTAGAAATGCGGAGTCGTCAGTACCACTTAATGATATAAATGCACTCGGATAGTTAAGTGCATTGCAGATGCCCTCTTTTATTAATTTCGTTTTGCCAATTCCTGCGGCACCTTGTATTCCAATAATATACCCATATGCCTTAGGGAATGATATTAGTTGCGCTAATACCCTTATTATCTGCTCTTTCGCTTCCTTGTGTCCATAAATTTGGTCATTCATCCTTGTGCGAATATCACTGAGAAACGAGCATATCTTTTCGTTGCCGTCTGTGTTCTTAACTGGTATGTTATAGTATTTATTAAAAGGCACGTCGTTTAATATGTTAAGCCAGTTATTTATCTTGTGATATTCGCCAGAAGTCGAAGACATCCTGCTCAAACATTCCAATTTAAATATTATGCTTCTCTTCGTCCTCTCATTAATATTCAAATCTAATATCTTAAACCGCATAGGAACTGCTAAGCAGCTACTTTTATTCGCCATTAATTGCTCTTCCTGTATTTTGACATCATCCTTTTCTTTCTCTGATAATGCATCAAAATACTTCTTCTCGTCGCTATTATATTTCTTATAAAAGTTGTATTTAGTCTTCTTTATAATGTTGCTATTTTGCGACAGCCTTTTCAATATTAAAAATACCTTGTCTTTTTTATTTGCAGATTGCTCATCCGATTGTTCATCGTATTTATTAAAATAGCCTCCTGAAGGAACATCGCTGATTTCTTCGCTTTCCTCACTTTCTTCTTCTTCATAGTCGTCGTCTTCGTCTTCTTCTTCGTCATCATAGTAGTCGTCTTCGTCGTCATAGTAGTCGTCTTTCTTATCATCCTTGTCCTTATCGTCCTTCTTAGCATCCGCCTTATTGGCTGCCTTATCGTCTTTTTTAGTTTTAGTAGTCATTAAAGATATATACCTTATAATTTTTTATATAATTTATAAAAATAAATAAATGAATATAGGAAACTTAGAAGCTCTCAGAAGATTGTGGACCCCAATATATATTCTTATGTATAGTTCTTACTCGTCTGTTTGAATTTATTATGTAATATGAACCGATTACTATGAATATGATAATGGCTATGAATATCATCAATGATAGATACTTCTCATTATCAATATAATTGATATATATATTATATAAACCAATGAATATGATTGAAGATATTAAAAGTGTTAATATATATAATTTATTGTTCTCTAGCTCATATTTTAAGGTGTCCATATTGGTATTACCTTGTGATTTGTTGAAGTCCAATATCTTGTCCAAATAAGTCTTGTTTTCGATGTCTGCGTTAATAACCGAAGTAATCTCCTTGTAAAAATCGACGCTGTCTGAAGTAGGTAGTAAAATTGTTATTGTTTCGAAATATCTTATAAATTGCGCATTAAGTTTGTTTATTTCTGTATTTAATGCTGATACCTTATTAGTATTACGCGTAGGTAATGCAACTGATGTATCTTTCAATGTTGTAATATTACTATCATCAACTGCGAAAGTTTCTATATAAGTTATATTCGACATAAAATATATGATAAATAATAATATTATAATTCCCAAGCAAGCAAGCGAGATACTTTTAACAAGCGGCTTATCTATTTTAAAGACATTGATACCGATTAATACCACTATTATAGTGCAAATTAATATGTTGTATGTCAATATTTGACGGCTCAGGAACACATTCTTATTATACTGGGTTTCATATAGGTTCTTTTGATTATTTACTCTGTTTGTATTCAAACTAATATTTGCATTTAATTCATCTATGGCTTTCTTATTATTAACATAATTATTCTTAAAACCATTTATATCTTTTTTCTTAATTTGAAGAAAATCACCATCCGCAGTAAAGATTGTAGAGGTTGCGGAAGCATATGCACCATATTCTGTACCATCATATTTATAAAATGGTTTATAGGTTGGTTTAGTATGGTCTAATGTAAATACTGCATTAATTTCAATAGCAAAATATATAACACCACCATCAGTAGTTGTATCATTTATACTCTCAATATTATAATATATCTTATTTTTTTTATCATAAATACTATAATCTTTTGTAAAACTACTATTCTCATTATATTTCTTTAGCAATCTATAAATAATAAGGTTGTTTTCCTTATTTATAGCAGTGCTACTTGTTGAGGCTATCATAATAACAACATTGTTATTTGAACTCTTATTTATTTTTGCATCAACATTATTAGTTAATATTACTAATTCTTCATCATCTACATCAATTGAGGAACTTTTAATTTCTGTTATCAATGATGTAATTTTATTTTCAATATCATTAATTACATCTTTTAACCTATCTATATTTGCACCTTGTGTTGTAGTAATGTTTTCAAATGCAAGTGGGACAATAGTAGCTTTATATAATGCAGTTTGATCATCTCTATATGTTATTTGATTTTTAGCAGCTAAAGCAACATCTTTTAATCGTTCTCTTTCGTTTTTTATCAATAATGTTTTGCGTTTATTTATTAGTTTTTGTATATATATATCATAAGTTGTAGTAGTAATAGCAACGTTAGGTGCCGCTTTAGCAGCAGTTATAATTGCAGCGTCTGTTTTTGCAGCGACATTTCCGTTCGCTATATAATTACCATTTATATCAATATCATTATCAATACCAATTATCTGCGTATCAATGGAGGATTGAAGTGATGAATATTGTAATTGTGTTAGTGTGTATTTGCTTGTATCTTGTGTTTCAGCGTCTCTTGCAGTATCGTAATTTGAACCAGCAGTAATAAAATTATCATTTGCAGTCTTGAATAATTTAGCAACAGAACCATTATGTTTTTCATCTAATGCATCCCTTTTTTTTATTGGAGGGTTTGCATCATCAGATACTACATTTGGAGCAGATGTATAACCTGTGCCATAATTTGTAATAAGTATTTTTGATGAATTCTCTTTAATTATGTTTCCATCTGTGTCTGCTATTGCTCTTGCAGCAGCATTATTGCCTCCGCCTCCTGTAATATCTAAAGTATTATTTGTGCCATTATCTACTACGTATCCTATACCTTCTCTATCAACTTCTATAGCAGTTACCGAAATTTCATTTCCTGTATTATATATATCAATACGCTTTGGATAATTTGCTGTATCATTAACATCTGCATACATAACATTTGATACATTTATAATTAAGGTAGCATATAATTGCACAAATTTATAATAATAATAAAGACCATATACACTTTGTTTGCGATATTTTGGGTCAATATTAAATAGACATTTTAATAATAAAGATACCACATTCTTATTTCTTTGTTCTCTTGTTAAGCCAGACTTATTGATTGTTATCGTTTTATCATAAAAATGCATCGCATAATCTTTTTTAGCAAGAACTAAACCTTTTAGAGGGGTCATCGCAGTATCAGTTGAATTAAAAATTTGCGTTATTATTTTATCACAATTATCGGATACGCTATAGGTGCCTTCAATAACCTTCTTATCAAATATAGTATTATAATTTGCAGTAGTAAGCCCAGTGTAAAAACTTTGTATGGATAGATATAATACATTCTTTGGAGTTGCACTTACACCTGTTTTTGTATTTCTTATATATCCAACATTTTTATACGTATTAATATCTGGAACTGCGGCTGCGACACCAGCAGTATAAAATCTTGTCCCTGACGATACGATTTCAATTTTCTCTATATCTATTTCATCAAAATAGCCAGTGTTTATTGTAGCAATATCATTATCTATACAATGTTTATATGCTTCTAAAATATCAACAAAAACATTCAATATCTTTAATGTATCAATAATATTATCTCTTACTTCATTGTTAAAAGAATAAGTAGCAGTAGAGCCATTTACAGACCTATTAACAAATTCTAAATTAGTTCCTGTTGCACTCAAATCAGAATAATTTTTTATATCAAAATTAATTATATTCCTTATAAATTCATTGAATTGGTCAGTGCGATAAGTATTTGCACCACCAATATTAAGCGCTTTTGACCCAGTTTTAATATCAGTCGTTTCATTTAGTAAATCATAATCTTGTAATGTTTTAAAAAAAATATTATTATAAGACTTTAATTTTTCATCAAATATATTTATATAACTAGCATTTGTTAATGTAGTACTCATTCAATTATACTCTCTATTACTATATATATTTTATTTTAGAAGCAAGATCTATAGTAAAACGATTCGCCACTATTTTCATTGTATCGAATTATTTTTACAATATCTCCGTGTTTTAGCCCTAGCCATTTAGCGATAGGGTCTATTGGGTATATCCTAGACATATCCAATTTACTGCGTATCATATACTTTTTCATAAACTCGGCAATCTCTTCTTCTTTCAATTTGATATGCTCAGGGACGTATTCGTGTTTTGTCGGGTTAAACATAAGCTGCTTAACTTGGAAATATTGAAGCATCCCGCCATTTTTTTGAAATAATTTATCATACTTATTCAATTGCGATATTAGCGGCAGCGACACTGTGTCATTATTGAATATCAATATTATATTCTGTTTCCCCTTGTGTTTTTTAATGAAGTTCGCTACATTTGTATCGTCATCCTTGAGTTCGTCTATAATATTCTTTCGGGTCTTCTTAGTTAGCGCAAAGATAAGCGTAGTATTCGATGTTTCGAATTCAATGCAACAAGCATCGCTTTCATACTTGTCCTTCTCGATAGATGCCTCGTGTTCTTCAAACAATGTTATATCATCTCCGCGACTTTTGAGCATATCTTTTAAATTGCTAATAACGATGCTGATATCCATATTTATCTAATATTCTATATTATATAAATCTTATATTAATATAAAAAAAGAAATCAATTTTTATTTTATTTGCTTTTCGGCATTTGCGATTATTTCAGGGTCTATATAACTTTTCTTGCATATGCTATAGGTATTATGCAGTTTTTCAGCGACTAACTCAATAGCGCTCTTAATATCTCTCTTATTCTCTTTGTCCCTCTTAACGTCCCCTCCTTCCCCTTCCCGCACACCTCTACGCTTTCTCAATTTATTATAATATTGAATAAACAAGGTATTCGCGTTCCACGTTCGCAAATCCTTCGTGGTTATTATAATATCATCTCCCTTTGAATACAATTTACTATTAATCTTTAGATATTCATTAACATCACTTGAAGATACTATTTTAACATCTTCATTATTAACGTAAGAAACGTAAGTAAATACATAATCTTCGGCTGCGGACTTCTTATATTTATTATGGAGATACTCATATATTTTATTATTATCGCAAAAAGCCGTATTGCGGACACCTTTCTTCCCTATGAAATCGATTAGGCATTTATTGTTTTCAAACTTCAAATGCTTGTATTTTAATGTTGTAAGACCGACCGAATTGTTCTCCTTCTCGTATTTTTTGTTGCCTATCCTAAAACCGCACGTTAATATTAAGGTTATTATAATAGCGATTGCTTTGATTTTTTCATCACCGCTATTCAAATCCGCCGCTATCTTCTTCTTTAACTTGGTAAATATATTAATGGATGCCGCTATTTTATTGTATTTCTTGGCATTTTGTTTAGCGATAAAAGCAGGGTTATATAATACCTGCTTGCGATTTTTAGAATCATACCCATATGCAATGATTTTTTTATTATTAATAATAATCACATTTTCATACGCTGGTGGTATTTTCAACAATCTTATCTTCTCTATCTCGTCTTCATTGGTTATCTCTATTTTATTTTTATAATATTTGAAACCAGTATTATAGTTCCCTACTCTATTAATTCTCATTGATTTATTTATCTTATTCCTTTGTAATATATTATTTATATTACTGGCATTATTATAGTTTCTTTATAGCTAACTGATATCCCTTGTGGATAAGCTCATATTGCCCTTCGTATTTTGTGAGGAAGTCATCCATCGTCTTCTTTATAATGCCATCATTACCGCCGCCGTAATCATCCATCCACATTATACCTTCCTTTTCTAAAAATCTAAAGGAGTTTTCCATATCTCGTTGTATATAATCAGGTTCGTGGCAACCATCTATATATATTAGGTTATACGTATCACCAACCTCATTATTCTCAAAAAAATCGTCAGACGTTGTCTTGTGTATTGTAATCTTATCCGTATTTTTACAATTTGAAATATTATAATCAAAATTTAATTCTTCATCATTCTGCAAAAGGCATCTATGGTCATTATTATCGATATGTAAAAAAGGATCGACGCACGTTAAAGTCGATTTAGGATTGTCTATAAAATTATCAGCGAAAAAAACACTAGATAATCCTTCATAGCAGCCAATCTCTAATATCTTATTTTCATTCGATTTATCCAAAAAATTTATTAAATTATACTTTAATTCGCAATGCGTAAACCAAGTCTTCGTGTATTTATAATTACCCATTACCTATTCTCTATATAATCCCCCTCATATTATTTTGTAATCTTAGAATAAAATGCTTTAACATACGGGTTAATCTTAAAGGATTGCTTGGAAACGTCAATTACCTTAATGTTTTTCAGGCTTTTTGCTCGCGAAAGCGCGGTATACGCTTGACCGCAAGTGAAAATATTTTCACCCAAATCAATCTCTAGTGCATCAATGGTCATACCTTGCGATTTATGTATAGATAGCGCATACGACACTTTTAATGGCATATGAGAAATATAAGATTTAGCGGTCTTGTCCGCCCTATCTGTCTTGTCAATTACATCCTTGTAATATGTGATATTATGGAGATTACCATCAACATCTTTGATTATTACAAAATCACTAAATAACTTCTTTACAACACCGCGCATACCATTAACGATACCTTCGGATATATCGATATTTCGTGTCACGATTACTTGAGAGTTCTCTACAAGTTCTACATTATATTTGCTAATATTCTTTATGTTATCCTTCGTAGCCTCTGCATTATATATCTGCGTTTTATTACCAGCCTCCTTCAATCTAGCGATTTCAATATCGTTTATCTTATCAACATTCATATTCTTCGGATATAACTTTGTAGGGATTATTTCATCGTCAAATTGCGTATCCTTAAGAGCATTTAGAACTTTTAAAATATTATCCGTGCATTTACCTTTTCTGATTATTTGCAATATTTGCTGGAACAATAAGTCATCATTTTGTCTCACGAGTTCATCGAGTAAAACCACCTTTATATTCGCAGTCTCCCATAATTTAGATAGGAAACAATAGAAACCATTAACAGGCGCGAGCTGGCAAAAGTCTCCAATCAAAATAATTTGAACACCTCCAAATGGTTTATTTAGCAATCCAGTGTCTTTTGTGCTATACGATTTAACATAGCAGAATATTGTAGATATTTTCTCAAATAATGCACAATCTAACATAGATATCTCGTCGATAATTAATACATCCAATTCAGAGAGCCTCTTGAATATATTAGAGTTGCTCTTAATTTTAATGAAAATTTCCGCAATGGAAGTATCACCAATTCCCATACCCATAAAAGAATGTATTGTTTGCCCGCCTATAATAAATGCAGCAGTCCCCGTTGTAGCGGTTAAACCAATATTCTTGCAATTTGCTTGCAGCAATTCTATAATATGTTTGATAGTATAGGATTTGCCTGTTCCAGCAGGACCCGTGATTAATATGTTTTCCCCATTGATTGTTTGCTCCACTGCTAATCGCTGCTTATTATTTAGCAACGCCATAGTCATATTATAGTATTCTAATATATACAAGATACGAATATCAATTTTTCATAATTACTATAATTTATTTATAAACTTAATGATGACATTATTCTTCTTGCAATAATTTGTTATAAATATATTATGCTTTCGCTGTATCCTGTGTATGATTTCATTGTGGTATCTCTCTTCCTTTGATGGCGGATTTTCAAAATACCATTTAATAAGCAAGTCTCTGTCGATGACCTTCTTGTGATTATAGTCATACTCCCAGCACATATAGAGTATCGCCCTCGATATGAAACCGCGCGAATAATGATTAGGAGCAAAAACCTTGTATTTATGATTGACGTAGTTCCCAAAATCTAGCGCTTCCCAGTTTTTATCTTTCATATTAATATCTTCGACAAACATATAATTCGACCTATTAACATTTAGCGTATTAATAGTCTTCACTATATTATGCATATCATTCCTGTGTTTATTATTTAGAAGGCATTGCGGGAATATGTGCTCTGCCGAAAAAAACTTATTCTTAAACTTTGCCTCGTTATCGCCAAAGAAACTATTCTCCAAATATATAGAAGGCATCTTCATATCGTGAAGTATCGTTTTTTTTATTATGTTCGTGTAAGGAAATCCTCTGATATAACTCATATTTATTAGTATTATCAGTGCCCTTAATAAATACATTAAAGTTAAACTCTATCTACTCTATATTAATACTATCAATTTTTTTTGCGATACTAGGATATAATTTAGAGAAAAAACTATACATATTATTGTGTATCGTTTTGCTATTCTCGGGATAGAACGTGGTTAATAGTGCCTTTGACTCGAAGTCGCCGTGTATCCAATAATGAACCATTATAGTATCTTTGCCATACTCGCCTTTTTTTAGCATCGTCCAATCGCCTATTGTGAAAGGCATATTGTCGAACTTGAGGTCATTAATGGGATAAAATAGTTCCCTGTCGTCGATAACATATACGTCGTTCTTAAACTGGCTATTCATCGGGTCTTCTATAATCGCCTTAAAATAGGAGCCACCGAATATGTCAAACTTCTGGAATATGTTCTCCGTATAATTCTTAACATACTCTGGAATGTTGTTTAATATAACCCGCAACATATTATTATGTTTATTCGCCGCAAAGAAGGCATTGCAAATATATTTATCGCTATTATATAATGCCTTTGTTTGCCCCGAAGGTTCGTAGGTAATATATAATTTATTCGAAGTCATATCTAGTATTTCATTGAAATCTCTTAGGATAAGAACGTCCAAATCGATGTATATGCCGCCATAATGATATACTAAGAGAATGCGTGCAATATCACCCTTCTGCACCCCTGTTCGGGCTAATTTATAAATATTATAGAAGTTCGGATATTCTTCAGATATTAATTTCAATATCATATCATCCGTCCAGAACATCAATTCATATCCATTCGCTTTCAAGAAACTGATATTCTCGCTTACTAACTTATATATAATTGGCGGAAGGTTCTTATCCTTCCACGTTTGATGAATAATCTTAGGGATCATTAGTGTAATTATATATAATTACAATAAATCTTATATATATATTATATCAAATCTTATATATATATATCAAATCTTATATAAAAAATAATTGACGAACTTGTATGTGATATAGTCGACTATAACTACGAGATTAATAAGTTTTACATTGCAACCGCTAAAAGTCGGCACATATATCGAAGTTATGTTAAAGTCTCCAAATATATTTAGAACCCACATAAATTTGAACATTATTAAATAATGAAACATATGTATCTTGTATCCCATATCATCGCATATAACATTCGTGGCATTGTCTTTTAGTGTTAAATAATCGCCATAGTAATATACAGGTAATATATGGATAACAATATTTGCGACAAAGTATTCAAAGCGAACCAAGAGGTCGTTTGAAATCCTGTTAAATATCGAGTGTTTTAATAAGAACGGGGTAGCATTCATCACGCAAAACAAGACATTGCTGTCGTATACCATAAATAGGTGGAATAACGTCATAATCTGCAATGAATTGATTGCTATGAAACGCGATATTATATAATTATCTATGCCAAAAATATTATATAAGGCGCTATTGGCAATAATCATCAAAATATTCCAATTTGTATATTGATTTATTTTCCTACGCACTAGGTCATTTTGAATATATTGCGTATATTTCTTGCTGATAGGCATCAACATCACAAAAGTCGCAAAGAATATCTCAAAATGGTTGTAGTTGTAATTGTCATTTATATGATTATAGTTATAACTATTCACAAGGGATATACTAGTATCACAAGTTATATTTGACATATTAACATTATTTTAATAATTGTTAATATCTTATATATATTTCCATTGATAAATAATAATAGATAATAATAGATAAATGTCCTTAATAAAACCTATTGTATTTAAATTAAAAGGCACAAATACGCAAGATAAAAACTCCGCAAAACTCACTGAACAAGATTGCCTAACATTTGTAAAATACATAAAAGATAAGATTTTAAGCGCAAAGACATCTACTGAATTAAAAAATTTAAAATTTGTCAATCCTATAACAAAACAAAAGATTGGTATCAGCAGCCCCATACTTCAAAGTTTTTTGTCTAAATGTTATACTTCTTTTACTAATCAGGAAGTCAAAGATATTATTGATGAAATAACAAATATTAGTGATTTAATGAATGCTGTCGCTGCTCCCGCTGCCGCCGCTACACCTAAGCCTCCTAAAATTCCAAAGCCACCTAAGCCTCCGAAACCCGCCGCTGCAGCTGCTCCCGCTGCGCCGAAACCACCAAAACCTCCTAAAACCGCCCAGCCTATCATAGATAATACTTCATTTGTTATAGGCGAGGCTATTGATAATGCAATTAAACACTTCTATAAATGCTGTGATGAATTAGAAGCCAATTGTAATGCCACAGGAATACTTAAAGAACATCTTTTAATTACCAACGTAGTTAATTCTATTATGACTATTATACATATCAAATATATGCATCTTAATAATTTATATAGTAATTTAGTTATAAAGGATAAACAACCATTGCAAATCTATATGTATGATGAAAAGTTTCATAATTATTTATCAGAAAAGCAATTAAATATTCGGGAAACATTCATATATCATTATAATTTAAATAAAAAAATAGTATATCAAGAAGTAGACACAGATGTACTTGTAGATGCACAAAATATTAAACCAAATAATGTAGACACATATTATTTGAATACATTGTATAATCGTCAATATGTATTTGAATATCCTAGAAAACTACTTCTTAAAAAACCAACTGCTTCTAATCCTACACCTATTGATCAATATTCGCTTTATTTTAACAAAAGCAATATTATAATCTTAGATATGGAAACATTCCCTAAATCCCTTGAAATCGCAAAAGAAGCTTTCAAAAGCGATGCGGCAACTAAATATCACTTTGATTATAATATAACAAATTGCGTATTACCTCAATATATATTTATAAACGATAATACTGCCCTTCATAATTATTTCACTGGTATAATTACACTAGTTAATGATAGAATTAAAAAATTTCCAGTTATAACTGGTATTGCAACAGAATATACAATGAAAAAGGACTATTATAATAATATAATAGAAAATATGAGAGATAATTCATATGGCAATAATGAAACAGGATACGGGGGTGATGATATGATACGCAAGAATATATTATATTCTATGAATACATATATAACGTCTGCGCTAACAAATAATATCAAACAAATCCCTACAATATATGATGAAATATATTATAATTATGAGTTTTCAGGGACATTCCCTTTATTTACGTGGATCCCTATAATACCTGCGGATGCTGATAGAAACCCAATATATAATTATTCCAATTCAGATAAATGGCAACCATTTAAACTAGCAACGTCGAACGTTAAACTAATTGAAGAGAATTACAAAGACTATAATAGAGGAGCATTAAGTAAAGGGCTTAATATCGTAGTTTCTAAAGCAATAACCGAAAAGAATTTTAATACTGATATGCTATATTTCAATGCTAAAAAATATACGTATATTAAAATAACACCTGCAGAACGTCAAGAAAAAATACAAGAAATGATAATGAGAATTAAGAATACGATTGGGATGTATAAGGATAAAACAATAAACCCTAGTTATTCCAATAATACAATATACTTATATCACGGGTGTTTAAATAGGAAACATAATATAACTGGGAAATATAATGAAGACATTGAACTATTAAGTTTTTTATCAACTAGCGTAAGCGCAAACGTAGCAATAACATATTCAGATTATAAAGGGATTGTTTATATAATAGAAGTAGACAATTCGCACACATATATAAATTTCAACGATAAAATGCAGCAAATTGTTCTTTTGCCCAACTCAATACTTAGAGTTATTGACCAGTATAATATTGGCAATATTTGCGTGGTTTTATGTAGGTTGATTAGAACACCAACGATAAAAATGAATACCTTGTTATATAATAAATTAATAAATCCTCAACAAGCGAACGCTGGTATTAATAAATACGTTAGCTATAGAATAAAAACGAACAATAATGTTATGCCTGTATGCGCTTTTATGTTAAGCAAATTTTGGGAATCAAATAAGGAAAGGCAAGCAAGCGAAAATTTGGAAGTATATAAAATAAGGCGCGGGAGATTAAATAATAAGTTTATAAATAATACATCAATCTCTTCGAAAGGATTGCAAGAAACATACGCGTATTTTAGTCTAGGGCAAGAGTATGAATTATACGTTGAAAGAGGGTTAGACGTAAAGTTAGGTAGTTTCGAAGATATAAAATACAGCATACACCAGCATTTTATTAAAGATTGCTATAAAGCGATGGACATACCTTGCTTAGACTATATATTTATCCACACGACCTTTACCTATAACGCTGTATCAACTGGTATATTATTGGATGATTATAAAAATAATAGAAAATCCCAATATAAATACAATATTAATAATTTCCTTATCGATTGTATATTCAAGTTTAATAGCATAAAGAAAGAAAACAAGGAACTTAATATTATAGATGCTGACGTGTTTGCAGAAGACACATATGCAGACAAGATAGAAGGGTTTAGGGATGCTTGTCTATATTGCAATGGCTCTATTAATCCATTGTTCAATAAGAATGCTAATGTAGGAGAACATATACAATATATAAGGGATTGGAAGCACTTATTTACTAAATATGAAATAGCTAGCAATGATGATTTAACTAAACATTTTAAATGGTGTAATAATAGACTTGTTAAATTGATAGAAGTAATTAAGGCTACAAAAGAGCACTATTTAAAATTTATTAATGAAACATTGGATGGTGAAATAAAGGATAAAAATATAGATACGAATGGGGTAGTGGAATTAAATGAAATGCTAGAACAACTATCAAGCATTCTAATAAAAAGAGCGACGTTTTATAAAAATTGCACGAGTTCTTCTGGTGTTCAATCGTTTATAGATATAATTAAAGTAATTCTAAGCGACGAGCGTATTAATACACATAACTCAAAATTATACAAAAAAGCCATTTTGGAAGAGTTAATTATGGAAAATAGTATATCAGGTGGTCTTCTAAGTATAAATGATATCAATAAACTAAATACGCGCATAAAGTCAGATAGCAGCAGCAGCAGCAAAAAAATTGATCATCTAAAATTATTTGAAGCATTTAAAAATATTCCTATTGATGGTTCTAAAGATATGCGGAAATACAAGGCGATGCCAAAACCATTTAAGGAATATTACAAAGGTGCTAAGATAAATAAGGACGGATATTTTGACATCAGCGATGGATGCTCTTTTAGATTTATATGAATATAATGAATAAAACCCATTCATTCATCCATACACTCACACACCCACTCACAAAGGCGACGAAGTTATTTTGATACCGCAGTAATCCACATTATTATTTTTAAAGTCTTGTCTAGTATATATACCGATATTAGTCGATTCCTCTAAAATCCATTTGAAATTTGTCCAAAACTCCTCAGTATGTCCGATGCTTTCCGTCGCTAAATGCGCGAACTCGTGCAGCACCACAAACATCATCGTATTGATATCCATTAATTTATCTTTATTTCGGAGACACAATATAATCTGCTCACCTTTATTGATTGAATAACTGGTATAGCCTGGTGTATCAACGCCTTCGCTGATTTTCTCAGGACGATAATTGCTTAAAAGCATAGCGACGCGTTTATCACTATTCCCATAGGATTTCTCTAAATGTTCTAATAATGTATTGAGTTTGCCTTTAATAATCGCTATTAAATCTGCTGCTTCCTTTGCGTCCTCTTTGATTTGCACAACGTATTCTTCATTGTCTATATTACTTTTAACCTTTATCAACCCAGCATTTATATAAAAATTATATACATAATATATGCCTAAAATAGTTATGAATAATATAACCAACCCTTCCGCACTTATATTCATAATATTCTATTTTATTTTATTATAATAAATTAAAAAATGATTTGTATTTAAATATTTAAAGCAATATACTCTGTATAATGGAATTACTCAAAAAAATATATGAACCAATAGATAAAGATACTGATGTCATCGAGTTTCAAATAACAGATATCTATGACCCTGAATCAGATAAAGTTAATTTGCAGAGAGACGCTACAGACCTTTATTCGCTTCTAATCTATGGCAGAGCAGCATCAGGTGCCACATATTGCGTTAATGTAAAAGGGTTTGTTCCATACTTTTATATCAAACCACCAGATAATTGGGAGGCTATGAATAAAACCGCATTCAAGGCTAAGTTGGACGAACTGAAGGAGGTAATGCTGAACGATTATTATAAGACGAAATTTAATAACAATGGCGTATGGAAAGAATATAGCAAGAAAATCATACCGAATAATCTCGAAAGCCATTTTGTGAATATCAAGATGGTTAAGAAGAAGGACTTTTGGGGTTTTACGAATGACAAGATATTCCGCTTTCTCAAGGTATCTGTGAAATCTCTTAAGTTATATAATAATCTAAAGTATTACTTTAAAAGTCTTGAGAAGAATGATTTCAAACTTTATGAAACGAACATAGACCCTTTCTTAAAATATATTCACACGCAAAATATCAAACCTTGCGATTGGGTTAGAATAGACAAGGGGGCGTATGATATGGACGAAGATAATAGCAGGTGTGATTACAATATTATAACAGAATACAATAATATTATGCCTATCCAAGTGAATAAGATAGCCCCCTTGCTGATAACATCTTTTGATATAGAATGTTCTAGTAGTCACGGCGATTTCCCAGTAGCCAAGAAAAATTATAGTAAGGTCGCTCAAGACCTCGCAATAGTCGCTAAGCTAGGATATAAATATGATGCAGATACTATTATAGACTGGCTGCAAACTATATATTTTGAAGATATCATTATAGATAGCTCGAAGGACGTAAAGATTAATCGAGTATATGCTAAAAATAAGTTGGCGCATAATTACATATCATCAATTTCTCAAAGAATAGAGCCGCATATTCCTGAAATACTTGATATATTAAATGTAATCGCTGCATCCATCAAGAAATCTTCAGCAACTGGAAAAAAGGACGATAGCGGCTGCGGCAGCTGCGGAGATTACTGCGATGATGCAGACGACGGAGATGACGGCGACGATGGCGAAGACGACGAAGACATCAAGGGAAATAAAATGACTATTCGCGAGTTAAATGCTCAAGAATTGAAACTAACAGATATCTTGACTAGTGCTTTAGTGCCTCTTGAGGGAGACAAGATAATTCAGATAGGGACGACTTGCCATATCTATGGGTCTGATAATATCGTTTATAAAAACATCATAACCTTAAATAGTTGCGATAAGATTGACGGGTGCGACGTGGAGTATTATGATACTGAGAAGGAAGTCCTCATTAAATGGAAAGAGCTGATGAACAACCTTAATTCTGATATTATAACGGGCTATAATATCTTTGGGTTTGATATGGAATATATTTGGCAGAGAGCAACCGAGTTAAATATTCTCGAAGAATTTTCAGTGGGCTTTGGGAGACTGATAACACGCAAGTCATCCCTCGTAGAATTAAAGCTATCTTCGTCGGCTCTAGGTGATAATATATTAAGATATATTGACATTGATGGGTCTGTATTGATAGATTTGCTCAAAGTTATGCAAAGAGACCAAAAACTAGATAGCTATAAGTTAGACAATGTCGCATCAATATTTCTAGGCGACAATAAGAATGACTTGAAACCTCAAGAGATATTCGATAAATTCAAGGGGAATAGCGAGGACAGGTGTGTAATTGCCAAATATTGTATTCAAGATTGTTGCCTTGTTAATCGGCTTATTCATAAACTAAAGATACTTGAAAATAATATTGGTATGGGAAATGTATGCCTCGTTCCTCTCAATTTTCTATTTCGCAGAGGTCAAGGTATTAAGATATTCTCTTTAATTGCCAAAGAATGTATGGACAGAGAATATCTTATACCAACGATTAAATCGTATCGCGAAAATATGGAGGAACTAGACAATGGATACGAAGGCGCAGTTGTTTTAGAGCCGAAGGAAGGGATATATTTGAACGAGCCGATTGTAGTATTTGATTACGGCTCTCTATATCCTTCATCGATGATTTCGTGCAATCTTTCTCACGATTGCTACTTGATGGACGAAAAATATCGCGTCGAAGACCCTAACATAGAGTATAAAACGATATCCTATGATTTATATGAAGGTGTCGGGGATAAGAAAAAGAAGACTGGAGAGAAGGATTGTGTATTTGTCCAATACAAAGACGGGCGCAAAGGTATTATTGCAGATGTCTTAGATATGTTGCTAAAGCAGCGTAAAAATACGCGGAAAAAGATAGAATACAAAACAATTACCGCGATTGATGGAAAAGTATATTCGGGTATTTGCGTGGATAAAGGCGAACAATACGAAGTATATAATATAGATGCTAAAAGTAATATATTAGTATCCAAAGATAATATACAGGATATCAAAGATACCTATAATATATTTGAGCAGGACGTATTGGATGCGCTGCAATTGGCTTATAAGGTTACTGCGAATTCGCTATATGGACAGATAGGCGCGAGAACATCCTCAATCTATTTGAAGGAGATTGCTGCGTGCACCACTGCAACAGGAAGAAATATGATTATGCTTGCAAAAGATTATGTCGAGAGAAACTATGGTGCGGAGGTTATATACGGGGACACGGACTCGATATTTTGCAAGTTCCCTTTGACGGATAAAGAGGGGAACAAGGTATTCGGCAAGGATGCTTTGCAGTTTGCCATAGATATTGGTAAGGACGTTGAGAAACATATAAATGTTCCTGATATTATGCCTAGTCCGCAAAAATTAAATTATGAGAAATGCCTATATCCGTTTATTCTATTTAGCAAGAAGCGATATGTAGGTAATTTGTATGAAATGGATACCACAAAATATAAGCAAAAGTCTATGGGTATTGTATTGAAACGCCGAGACAATGCTCAGATAGTCAAGAAGATATATGGCGGTGTAATAAATATCATATTGGAGAAGCAAGATTTGGACGGCTCTATCGAATTTTTACAAGATGAACTAAGTAATCTTGTAGATGGCAAAACGTCTATCAAAGAACTCGTGATAACCAAAAGTTTACGGGCGACCTACAAAGACCCGTCTAAAATTGCTCATAAGGTGTTGGCGGATAGAATAGGCGCAAGGGATCCGGGTAATCGCCCTGTTGTGAATGAGCGTATTCCCTTTGTATATATTAAAACTGCTGGAGCGAAAACTACATCATTGCAAGGAGACCGCATAGAACATCCAGATTATATTGAGCAGAATAGTTTGATACCTGATTATTTACATTATATTACTAATCAAATTATGAAACCTGTATTGCAACTTTATGCTTTATGTTTAGACCAACTGCCTGGCTATGATAAATGCGAAGAATATTGGGATGATGTAGAAAAGGCATTATTAGAGAAACCAATGTATCAGAATGAAATACGAAGAAAGAATAGAATAAATAACCTTAAACTAATGATGGTAAAAGAGTTATTATTCGACAAGTTCATTACTATGCTAACTGAACCTAAGGTAGCAAAAGTCAGGAAAAGTAGCAAAAAGGCAATTAAGGATGTTCCTACGGATACTCCTAAGGCAGTGAAAGCAGCGAAAGCGGCGAAAGTAGCAGTGAATGCAGATGCTGCAGTATCTAGTATTGTTGATGCGGATGATACTACATTGCCTCAGAATTTGGAAGCGACCATTAGGATTACTAAGAAAATCAAGACGAACAAGATTGTATCAAATGCGTATATTAAGAATGCTAAAAATAAAAAGATATGGGAAGAGACTAATGAGGATTGTAAGGATAAGGATAACGAAATAATATCAATAATTAAAAAGATAATCGCGAATAACCCCAATAATATATATTGTATCACATTAAATTATAAAAACTTGAAGGATGAATATAATAGAGCATATCACCTATACAATGAATTTGTTAAAAAGAGACAGATATATACTGAAGATAATATTGATAATATAATGAGTAAAGTAATGAATACCCAAGACACTGGGAGACTTAAAGATATTGGTAATATCCGTAAATACTACGAAATAATATTGCTCAATAGCAAGTTCATATTTGTGTGATGGTAGGATAGTTAAATGAGTGGGTATGTGTATATATTTTTTTATTTTATTAGAGATATATTATGATATTTGCAAATAACATCATCCTTAATTTTAATCATATCATCTTTGAAATAATTAAAACATAAATGCGATAACCTAAGTTTTATTGATGATTTTGTTCGATTAAATTTATTTGCCATTATATCAATATCATATCCTTCAGAATATAAATCGAGTAATTGAATATCTTGTTCTTTATCCCATTTTTTTCCGTGCATTACTATTAGACTTTTTTCATTCTCTTCTGTTTTATTATCACCAACATTATTTACCTTATTTGCATTGTTTGCATTGTTTGCTTCCTTCTTTGGACTTTTTTCCTTCTTCTCGAGTTTATTTATATATTTTTCTACCAATTCTTTTTCAATATTATATTCGCTTGATAAATCATCCATACTAACATTGTCATTCTTGTATTTAGGATACATAATTTTAGATATAATGCGTGATTTAATACCTACAATAGTTCTTTTATGTTCTAATGCTATATCTTCTAATGGTATTTTATTAGTAATTTCTTCAATCAATATAGCATCTTCTTCATCTACCCATTTCTTACCAACTCTTGATATTTTTTCCTCGTTAGATATCAAGTTTGATATAGACATCTGTATGTGATTTATATAAGATAAATGATAATCATTTTTTTATTTTATTAGATATATATTATATAGATGGAAAAGGAAAGAAGGATTTACGAAAAGGTTTATGAAATTCAAGAAATGCATAATTATGCTACATTGATACTTAATAATATTTATAAATTATTAAGAGATTTAAAATATAATGATGAACAAATCGCTGAAATGTTGCATCGTAATAATATAAAAGAAGCAGGGCAGGTAAGCAAAAAGGATGTTATTGATGTAATCAGCAACGGAAATATTAGGGAAAAAACAACTGCAATTGCTATGTTTATAAATAATTGCTATATTATCATTAATTTAATATGTATGAAGGATGCAAAAACAAGGTTCCCTTATATAAATCACAATAGATTGAGAGTTATTAAAAATAAATTAAAAAGATTAATAGGAACTAAAGATGATGCTGTGCTGTTTGATATTATAAAACCTGCTACTACAAAAGACGTGTGTGCCTTATGCAATGTTGTTATTGCACCAGAATCAGGTGTCTTGCTATTATCTCGTGTTGTAGGGTTCCCTTTTGGTTGTGCTGGAAACTTGAGAAGAAGTCGTCCTCAAGATGAACAAGAAAAATACAAAGTAAAAATAAGTGATATTAAGCCTGAATTAAGCACGCGTGAAAAAGAGTTTATGAAAATAAGCGATAGTGATACGCACGTTCAATGGGTGTCTGGGCAAATGAATTGGGTAATTAATAAAAAACATTTTCTAGTGCCAATTGCTGAAAAATACAATAATAATTTAATTAGCGGTCCCGCTGGTTCTATAGATATGATAATACAAACGTGTTTATTATTTAAAGATTTTGATTTAGAATTAAGCACACTTGTTGGAATAGCGTGGTGCACTATGTGCCCTGACCATAGCGCTTATGAATGTTTGATTTCTGCAATGCCATATGGGTTAGATTATAGTTTAAATGTCGAAGCCGAAGAATATATAGACAACTTAATTAGTAAATATAAAAAGAAGTCTACTAGAGGGTCTCCTAAAATTACTACAGGAACTCTTGTAGGTGGAAAACGCAAGGTAAATTAGATATCTAAATATATACTATTTTTTTATAATTTATAATAATAATTGATAGTGTTAGTTTTCTAATAAAAACTAAGAAACGATGAGCATTAATACGGGAGACAAAGAAATTGGAAAATTAGTTGAAAATAAAATAAAGATGTGCTACTGCAACAAAGCAAGCTCTGCTATATTATTGCAAAAATGGTGGAGAAGAAGAACAAATACAAAAGAACTAAGAATAATACATAATTATTTAAGCAACTCTTTAAGTAAGGAAGATTTGCAGGATTTATCTAATAAATGCCATTCAATCACAAAACATTGCAAAGGTGATGGTGCTGGGTTATCTGGCGGAACACTAATTGATATGCTTTTATGCAAGTTATTTGAAACAAAATTATCCTTATATAGCGATTATCACGATGGAGAAAGTGATATGAAAATATGCGGAGTTCCGCTATCGCAAAAAAAGATTAACGGCAAATCTTCAATTGCTTTGGACTGGTCTAAAAATGAAACAAAAACAACGAGAGAGCATTTTAGTAGCAACATCTTAATTATAAATCTAAAAACAGGGGTATGGTGGGTTAAAAACTTGGTCAAAACTAAATCAAATAAAAAAATTTCATATAATGATGAAATCCCATCAGGTATATATTTAATTGATAAGCAATTTTGTAAATATTTCATTGAATTATCTTGTAATAATAAAACGAACACCCTTATAGACCATCAGTTTGTATATATAATGCTAAAACGCAGTATTTCTCAAAAATTATGTATAGATTTGCCAACTCCAAACAAAGACCTAAAATTTAATATATTGAATGCGTTTTCATAATAACTCTTCATTATCTATTAAAAATCTTGCACAACGTTCTATCATTCTTACATTAACTGAATTCCCTACCTGTTTATATATATTTTTCTCATTGTATTGGAATGTATCAGGAAATGATTGTAATCTTAATAATTCTCTTGGCGACAATTTACGACTTTCTGGCCCATACACGGGTATCATAGCCATCGCAACTAAAGTTGGTATATAATCACATCTCTTTACTCGAATACCAGAACCTCTTGCACTCCATAAAACATTATTCATACTATCATTATCTAATAAATTACCTGCTTGCCACTCAAATTTTCTTACTGAACCAAACCAAATTTTATTTGTTCTTGAAGTAATTAACCAATCTTCTAAGATTGCCTTATTATTATTATAGAAATCGCGATTTTTATCTATCCACGACTTATATTTGATATAAAATGTATCATCATCTTCATATATATTATCCCACCAATCAGTCCATATTGGAAATTTTGGAATATTTATTTTATTTTTAATCAATAATTTAATAAATATATCCCATATAATTTCGATATCTTTCATTTTTCCATTTATTAAATATTTTTCTGTATCTTTCTTATCACACAAGAAATCTTTAATATATCTTGTTAAATTATGTTTGGGATTTTTTGGAATGATTGGTAATGTTTGTAATTCTCCTAAGTCCTTCCTTTTACACATTATGATAACACGCTCGCGATTTTGAGGAATATTAAAATGTAATGTATTTAAAATCACAGGCATCTCGTAAGTATAATACCCGAGCGTATCAATGCTTTCATATATTACCTTCCACGTATTACCTTCGTCGTGCGTCGCTAAATTTCTAACATTTTCTAATAATAAATATTTCGGCATATGTTTTTTTATTATATTGCATATATTAAAGAATAGATTACCTCTATCATCGTCAAAGCCCTTTTGAAAACCAGCCTTACTAAAAGGTTGGCAAGGAAATCCTCCACACAATACATCAAAATATGGTATCTCATCTATTTTAATTTTTGTAATATCGCTCTTTGGTTTAATTCCATAATTTTTCTCATAAATTATTCTACAATTATCATCAATATCGCAAGCAAATACACATTCACCATCCATATTTTTTAATGCTTGATGAAACCCGCCTATTCCGCAAAATAAATCTATAAATGTAAATTTATGGTTTCTTCTTGTGTGATTATCTTCTTTCTCCTCAGTATCTTCTGTATCATCTGTATCATCTGAAATTGTTGATAACAATTTAATGATATCATCTTTCTTTTTACTACTATATCCCTTAATATTATTTTCCTTACAAATCGTTATTAATTCTTCACGTGTTTTTGTAAAATAATCCATTTTATATATCTATATATATATTTATATAGATTATCATTTTTTTATATTATACAAACTGAAAAGATAAAGGGAACCAATATAAATTTGTAATATTTTTTATCAATTATCATAAAAATTGATGCAACGCTTTTAATAACTATACCACAGACAATTATAAAAATGTCTTCTGCTATGCAAGCAGCGCAAACGGAACTCGCTGAGAAAGGTTATTGTGTAATCGAAAATATTCTGACGACTGAAGAAGTAGCTACGTCTATCGAATATTTTAGGGAATGGTTTGCTTCGCATCCGCAAATAGAAGGTGTGCATAGCAAAATAAGTCCTCACGGGATTATTAAGTTTCACGAAGTTGGGCATCAAAGGCACGCGTGGTATATTAGAACACGTCCAAATGTTATTAATGTTTTCAAAAATATTTGGGATACGGAAGAAGTAGTTGTTAGTTATGATGGGTGTTGCTATATACCTGCAAATTGTAAAAAGAAAGATACGACTTGGACGCATACAGATCAAGCACCTATTAAAAAAGGCTTAAAATGTATTCAGGGATTTGTGGCTTTAACTGATAATACAGATAGAACTCTTGTAGTATATGAAGGTAGTCATAAACTTCACGAAGAATATGCAAAAGAATATAATTTAACATCAACAAAAGATTGGCTTCTTATTGAGCAGCAATATCTAGATAAGATTAGTGATAAAAGAAAGGTTTTAAATGTTAAAGCAGGTTCTTTGGTATTATGGGATTCCAGAACATTTCACCAAAATCAATATGGTAATAGCAATGGTATTAATAGCAATGAAGAGCGAATAGTTCAATATGTTAGTTATTTACCACGTAATAATTTAACTAAGAAGATGCTTGAAAAGAGACAGAAATATTTTGCAGATAAAAGAACAACATCGCATTGGGCATATCCTGTTAGAGTTAATGGATTGCAGCCTCAAAATTATGGAGATGCAAAACTTAAAATAAATTATAGCGAACTCGTAGAGCCAAAATTAGAAGATATGATAGAGGAGATTACTAAATTGATTTAGGTGTATGAGTTGTGATATATGTATATATATTGTGATATATGGATATATATTGTGATATATGTATATATATTGTGTAGAATAAATATGTTCTAAAATATATTAAAAATTGATAACTTATTTTTTTATTATTACTAAGAACCTTGAGTATACCGCCTGATATTGAAGATATCAAATACCTGTGAACAAGACCTGAACATATACCTGAAATCTATAAGACATCTATATTAGTATGTCTCGCCAGATTGAAGATAGTGAAGTAATATCAGCAAGGCGCGAAGATGTGTTGCAGTCATACAAGTCAGCAATAGCAACAAATTACAGATTATTCAAAGAGGGAGATGATACTGCAACATCTGAATACATCTACCCCAATCAAATGGAAGATGCATACAATATCGTAAATATGTTCTATAGCAAAAATTGCCGTGTTATCAGCATTCAAAAGAAGACAAAGGTTGGTGCAGATGGTCTTATGATTGAGATTGCAAAACTTCTAACAACTCATAATGACGATGATTTTGTAGTAAATCCAAAGAATGTTAGAATTCTTACTGGTATGAGTAATGCTGGTTGGGAGAAAGATATGATTTGCAAAGCACCAGGCTGTTTTAAGGATAAAATCAAACATCACGGACAACTTAAAAACGCAGGTCTTCATAGCAATATTAGGGACAGCCTCATTATTATTGATGAGATTGACACTGGAGATGGCGAAAAACAAGTTCTTCATACTATTCTCAAGGACGCTGGTATATTGGATGCAAAGCATATGAAGGAGAATAACAATCGTTTTGTATTCATCAGTGCAACGATGATTAAGGAACTTTATGACCTATATAGGTGGGGCGACCTTCACGAACTCTACAAGATGACTATTCCCTCTTCTTACATAGGACACAAGGATTTCTTGGATATGGGTATTGTCAAGGAATACTATGACCTTAGTAAGAAGGAAGGTGCTGATAAATGGGTTAGTGAAGATATTATTGAGAATTACGGCGAAGATTACAGAGTTCATATTGTTCGTGTAAAAGGCAATAAGGGTAAAGGTAATGCTGATATGGTTCAGGATGCGTGTATTCGCAAAGGGGTTTTATTCAAAAACCACACATCCAAAGTTCGTCTTTCGCCAGAAGAAATAAGTAGTTTCTTTAAGGAACCTCTAAAGCAGCATATTGTCATCGGTATTAAGGGGCTCTTTCGTAGGGCTAACCTTATCCCTAATCGCTGGAAACTTCGCATTGGTGCGACACACGAACTTTTTACAAAGACCATAGATAATAACGTCCAAATACAAGGTCTTACAGGACGTATGTCTGGATATTGGCGCGATGTTATTGAAGACGGGCATAAAACGGGTCCTCATAGGACTTCAATAAAAGCAATAGAAGAATATGAAAAAACATACAATGACCCATATGGCGTAAATGATTACCAGACTGCTGGCTTCACGAAGAAAAAAGGGAAAATAAACGCAAAAACAACTATGCTTACTGCAAAGAATATTCCTAATTTGGAACCTGTAGAATTACCAGTTGTTGAAGATAAAACTGATGAAAAATTATATAGGATTTATAAATCAGAGGAAACTATGCGATGTGTTTTATTAGAATTGTATAAACATCCTTATAATCACACATTTTCTAAAAATAAGGAAGGATTTATTATTGCTACTATAACTACAAATCAGAATGTCTTAAAATTAGGTGATGCTATTAAAGCGGTAGATACAACTGCTGGTCTTAAGCACGTTGATGCGCACAAAAAACATGCGCCTAGAAGAGTTTGGCCCTGCTATAAAGATACAAACGATAAATCTACATTATATTTCTTAGTTCTTGTAGACCCACAAACAGTTTCGCAGGAAGAACTTAAAAACGTTGATGCGAAATACCCCGAATTTATCATTATTTAGTAAGAAAAAATATAATATATAATATTATATAGTTAGTGTTGTATGTATATATTTTTTATTATTTACTTCAAAACCATTGAAGGATGTGCTTGGTGCTATTGTGTATGACCCAAAATTGCGAACATATAACCAATCACCTATATTAAGTTCTTGATATTGTATGTTTTTGTATATGCAATCTAAGCTATCGCAAGTGGGTCCGAAGAATGTTGTATTGTATTTTTTGGCATTGCAAGGTAATAATGGGATTAATTCAGGCGTTTGGTGGTCATAATTAATACAATTGAAAGACCCATATACGCCATCATTCAAATAATATTTAATAACATTATCTTCTTTTTTCTTAGCTATCACGTTGATTACTAGCGTATGTGTTGCTTCCGTAAAATATCGTCCGGGTTCTGCAATGAATTTAATAGTGTCATTCGCCGTTTCAGATGCGAAAAAGTCAGCAATCGCTTCATTTATATTATCGCATATATCCGCAAATCTGATATTTTTATCAACACCCGGAAACCCCCCGCCAATATCTATTATACTTATATTAAACCCATAATCTTTTGATAACTTATAACTTACCGCGCAATCTTTAATAGCATTATAATAACTACGGGGGTCGCTGCAACCACTTCCAACGTGAAAACTAAAGCCCACTAAATTCATTTGCAAACTCTTTATACGCTCAAATATACTTGGGATATTACATAGAGGGCATCCAAATTTAGAATTAAATTTACATTTGCTATTTGTATCATCTACGCATATTCTTAGTATTATTTGAGCATCTGGATATATAGTATGTATTTTCTCTAATTCTTCTAAGCAATCGAAAGTCATCCTGCTAATGTTATTTTCACGTGCGAATATTATATGCGAAGACACTTTGCACGGGTTTGCAAATATTATTCGCTCAGGGTTATTCGTGATACTTAAAGCATTCCTCAATTCATTCTTAGAAGCACAATCAAAATTGCATCCTAGTCTTGCCAGCATATTAATTATTATATTGTCGGGATTTGACTTAACTGCAAAAAAAGGTTGTATATTAGGTAAATATTCGACCCACTTATTATACTGCTCTTCGACTTTGTCTAAATCGACAATATAGAATGGCTCTTCGTCATATTCATCCTTCTCTTTCACATACTTTATAATAATATCCTCAAGAGTTGCTTCCTTATTTATTTTATCAATACATTCATTCTTCATTTATTTTTAATAATATTTATTTTTTAATCTTATATATAAAAAAAAGAAATTAATTTTCTGTTTCTTCTTCAGTATCAGTGAAAAGATACTTCACAATACTAGCAGCCTTCTCCTTGCCTACGCCATCTAATTTACAAAGTTCCTTGATTTTCTGTTCAGTGCTTTCAAAAGGTGCAAGTGATTTAACAAGGTTTCCCATCGACTTATATTTCACATAAATATTTTTAGCGATTACATTGGATATCATAGGTATCTGAGATAACTGCATTATAAAACACGTCTTCAAATCTATGTTATCTATTTTCTTCTTTTTCAGTTTTACAAAATCCGTATAGCATTTGTCAGCCGTATATTCTTCATATAGGAACTTATCAGGTTTATCAAGTATTTTTGTAGATATTAACAAGATTAATGTTGTAGTCTCCACAATATTTTTAGTGTATATAATACGTATGTTATCTCTAAACATAGTATGAAGATAGGCACCTTGTATCATTGATTTATATTTTGAAAAGCAGTTAGTAGATAATACGTTGTCGCCCTCAATAATATACGTTATGTATTTCTGAGAGATGTTTGATAATAGTCGGGCTTTCTGCTCTTTATACCTGCCATCTAAAATAGATGCTTGTAAATCCGCTAGCGTCTTTCTTTCAAATATGTGTGTTAGGCAATTGTTGTATGTTATATGGATATCTCCTAGCATTAAATTCTCAGAGATAATATGGATATTATCCTTGTAATTATCGAGGTCTCTATCAATTATATCATTATATACATTGGTTTCACGCATATCAATACTGATGACTATTTTATTAGAATTAGCATTGTCATTACCATTGATAATGTCCATCTTATTGTATCTGTATATATATAGTTATGTATATATCTAGTTATGTATTTATATATTTTACTTATTTTTTTCTAGTCCTAAATAATAAATAAATATATATTACAATACAAAATAATATAAAAGATAGAATAAGGACATTAAGCATTTTCATATTAATTATGTTAATATCAGCAGCATCATAATCTCTACATTGAAATTCCTCTGCTTTTTTTAAAACATTATAAGCAGCATCTATCTGTTCTTTAGTCTTATCAACTTCTTCAGCAACCGACTTACTCGCTTTTTGCCCCATTATACCACAATAACAACTACATATAAATATTATTTTTATTTGCTGAGAACTTCTTCTCAATAATTTTATAAAGGTCTTCGAACTTACTAGTGATATCTTCAATGTCCCTATTATTGAATAGGAATTGCATCATTGTAGCAGGTTCAATAGAATATTTTTTGATATTTTCCCACATCTGCTCAAAATGCTCTTCGTTATTAAAGAATGATAAAAACATATTACGTGTTTGGTATTTATCAAGATATGTTAATTCGACATCTAAATCAATTCTACCAGACCGCATAAGGGCTTCATCTAATTTATCAGGGAAATTTGTAGACATAATAACGATTAATCCTTCAGGATTATTAAATCCATCCAAGCAATTCAATATACCATTCATAGTAATATTATTTTTCATACTATCATTTACTTTCCTATCCACAAAAATACAATCAATATCTTCGAGCACTAGGATAGACCTCTTATCATCTTCATTCACTTGCGAAATCGCATCAATCATCGCTTCTTCTTTAAGCTCTGCGTTGATATTGAGCACACATAAATTAGCCTCGCATTCGGATGCAATACTATGAATAAGAGATGTTTTACCGACACCAGGTGCTCCGTGAAGCATAATATTCATTTTATATGGTATCCCGTGCTTATTATAGGCTTTATAAGTGTCCTTTGCTATAAATTTCGCAATAGGCTCTTTAATTTTAGCTAGATGATTTTCTTTTAAAAAGATGTTTTCATATCTTCTCTTGGGAATAGAAGAATCATATGTCCAGCAATACCCTGTCCACTTCTTTTTAATAATTTTATCTCCAGAAACTTCGGCGAACTTCTCCTTCTTCTCTTTAAACTTTTTATTAATGGCATCTTCGATAAAAGAAGTAATATTATCCTTTGAAGCGCTTTTAAGAATTACCTTTTTAATATGAAAGTGTTCCTCTTTAAACCAGAAAACTTGGATTTTGTCGTTTAAAATGAAATCGCAAATATCTATTTCAATATCATTCCCCTTATCTTTAATAACATATTTGCCACTTTCAGGAACAAAACTATGAATAAAAATATAATCTGAGTTCTCTTTTTTGTAATCCCTATAATGTTTTCTATCTATATCGTGGTATTCGCAATCAATATTATTGTTCTCTTTAGCCAATAATTCATAAACGTGTGATAGAACAATCTTAGTATCGTTTTTGTATGAATACATTGTTATGGTAGCCATCGGAATATGTAGAAGAATACGAAGATATTTAATTATATAATTGAAATAAACCTTATATGGTATCATAAATAACAATTATTATCTTTTACTTGGTTCTACGTAAGTCATCTCTAAATATTTAAAGATGTCTTCTTCGCTATGAATAATATCAGAAGTATCTATGATAATTTTAGAATTAGAAACATCTTTGAACCCATATTCAGATAATGATAAGCCTCTTTTCAAAGCTATCTTGCGCATATGGATGTTAAAACTATAAGAACCTGTGAAGTAAAGGAGGGCGAAATAATAATGCGAAGGGTCTGCTATTAATATGTCTATGCGACGCGCTGGTAATTCAGGAGACAACTTGCATAATCCCATAAATTTATTATTACCTAATGCAAGTTTTTCAATTATGTAGCCCGACCCTTCTAGTTGTTTAATAATGTCTTTTAAAACTAACCCCTTCTTATTTTTAATTAATATATCAATATCCCCCATATCCTTATTCTTTCTTCTATAACTTCCTACAAATTCAAATTCAATGTCCTCTTCATCGTCCTTATCCTTGCCCTTGCCCATACTTTTTAATATTTTCTCTATAATTTTAAAATGTTTTCGCCCTTCAGTGATAGGTATCCTTAAATTCATATCATCGTAATATTTCAAGCCTATTCGCTGTTTATCATTTAATAATTCAGGATGCTCTTTGAGTTCGTCAAAGTCCTTAATTTTCGCCATTAAATCATTTATCTTCGCGGGACCAACTCCATAAATACTTTTTAGTTTGTTCCCTAAAATATATCTAGGGTCATTCTGAGCATTATTAGCCTCAGTAATATTTCCAGTATTCAGGAACTCTATTAATTTATCCTCTATTTTTTTACCAACACCTTTAATTGTTTTAATATCTTCTAATTTTTCTATATCTTTGTCGAGCAATTCAATCGCCTCTATTACTTTTTCATACGCCTTCACTTTGAAAGGTTCCTTATTAATTCTTTCATAGTCTGCTAATATTTTAAGGTTATCTATAATTTTCTTATTATTAGGCATCAAGACATTTAGTAATAACTTTTTTTGGTCATCTCTTTCCTTCTTTTTATTTTGTTTATCAAGAGCCTCCTTATTTATGCATCTTCCTGTAATAGGATTGACAACTTTACCCTCAGGACAATCTTTGTTTTTATTCATTATTTCTAATAATATAAATATATATTATATGTATTCATTTTTTAGATATATACAAAAATAAAATAATAAAAATAAAAAGATATATTGATTATTGAAGATAACGAAGAGTATTGATTAAATATTTACCAAGATAATAAGCCAGTTTACAAGCGACCGCATTACCTATTTGCATTATAATGTCTTTTTTTGTTCCTTCTATCACGTAATTATCAGGGAAACTTTGTATTCTTTTTAGTTCAATTATTGTTAATCTTCTAATTTCTTTTTCATTATATTTAACTAAAGCATCATAGCCATCTTTCCAATATCTTGCAGGTATCGTGTATGATGGTTTGTCGAAGTCTAGCATTTGAGCACCGAAACCAAAGCCCTTTTCTTTGCTCACTGCTCTTTTATTTGCTATTCCCGCCAATGCTTTTTCGCTTAAATAATATTTTGCATCAATGTCATCTTTATTTAATAATATAGCTTTAACAGGTATTCTCTCATCTACGAATTTTATTGTAGGTTCTGGCTCTTTTGGATAAATATCTAAATCTTTTCTTACACCAATTATTATAACACGCCTTCTATTCTGAGGGACTTCAAAATCACTCGCATATAACCTTGTTATTATACAATTATAATTTCTATTTAGCAGTTCCATTATAATATCAATTACCTTTTCGCCGCTTGCAGTTTTTTTTGATAACATTCCAATTACATTTTCCATAATAAATGCTTTAGGATTAAAATATTCTAGATATTTTACATATTCCATAAATAGGGCATTTCGCGGGTCATCTTTATCACGTTTTCCTGCAATACTAAAACTTTGGCAAGGCGGGCCGCCTACTAAAACATCTATTGTTTTATTATCCTTATTGTATAAATCATTAAACTTTTCAGGAGATAATTGTGTTAAGTCTTCGCAGTATGCTTTGTGTTCGAAATTCTTATTATAACTTATTACCGCTTTATCCCAAATATCTATACCTGCAATTATATTTAGACCCGCATCAGTTAAACCTTTCGACATACCTCCGCATCCGCAAAATAAGTCAATCACATTTAATGGGGATGCATCTGGCAACTTATCTTCAATCATCAGTTCTATTAGTAATAATACATAGTATTATATGAAATCATTTTTTAGATATATACAAAAATAAAAAAGAAGTAAATGAATAACATATCAATTAAATTTGCAGTTGCTGCGGGACAAGATTACAGCCTTCTAAATACAAAATACCTCCTTCATAATTTTTAAGCGACCACCTATATACCACATAGCATATATTATTGTAATCTCTATTTTTAGGATAATACATATCATTAAATTGAATGCTATTTTGAAGCATCGTTTTGTAAGGAGCGCTTACCTTTATATCAACTTCATAATATAGGCTATTATTATCTATTCTCTTTTGATAATCAAGGATTTCATAAGAAGAAAACTTACCTAGCAATAGCGCATATTTACTATCTTGAAAAGATGCAGTTAATCCATTTGTATTTTTACGTTTAATGATATTAGTAGCCGAACAATATCTTTGTAGATTGCTAATAGATTTTTCTGGATTATTCTTGCCATTTTCCTTAAAATTATTCATTATATTACCTAGCATCACCTCAATCTTTATTCTTGTATTTTTATTAACATCGAATGTCGCATCAGTAGCATTGTCGCCTTCATTATTATTTCCGTTGTCCTTGTTGCTGTTGCTATTGCTATTGGTATTCAATGAATGTAGTGTGAATTGTTCCTTTGTATCTATAATATTCATTGCTTCATTCCTTAGTTCATCATAGGCATTCTCTTTTTTACTGCTAAATGCTTTTGTTCGCTTAGATAGAAAGAGTTGCGACGATATGATGCTCAATATCCCATATATATCTCGTTGGTTTATTTTCACTAATTCGGCATTTTTATTAGAACTATGACTATACAAAGGTTTTATCGTTTTAATTGTATTTGTAAATGCTAAAACATCACAAGTTAGCAATGTTATCATTAACGTAATGATATGGCTTTTGTAGAAAGTCATTGATTGGATAGATATGGTTGATATAATATTGCTATTACTTACTATATGAATATATGGTTTATTTTTATATCGTTTAATTTTATATGGCGTATTTTAATATGGTATTTTTATATTTTATGAAAGATATTTTTATATTTTATGAAAGATATGTGTATATTTGTAGTTGTATCAAATTTAAAAGCTTCTAAATCCACAATTTTATTCGAGTTGTTGCCAACCCTTCCTTCATTGTATGGAAAAGCATTTTTTTTAGTATTCATTTTTATTTCAAATATTTTGTTCATTTCTTCTTCAAAAAATTGTTTTTGTAATTCTTGTATTCTTGGATCTTCAAAGATAGGTATACTTTGAACTAAAGAGTTATCTACATTTAGTAGAAGAGGAGGTATAGCCTTTTCAGAAGTTTTAATTTTTTCATTAATTACTCTTAATATTACACCTCCAAAATTAAGGTTAAGATATATTTTATATTCGCCTATAATAATTTTGTTTCTTTCTAATTTAGGGCGTTCATAATCATCCCTTACAACTGATAATTCTAAATAATTTTTATAACTATAATGTCCATTTCGTTTAGCAATTGCTTCATTAATATCTATATGTGAACGAAATATAGGTTTTTTTGTGAAATAAAATATTTTATCACATATTTCATCAAGGTCATCATCAGTAAATGATGTAGCTGGTCTATAAAGATTTATAAATGGTGTTTTTGTATTTATGCAGATTAATATATAATCATATACTGAAATTGTATCAAAGCAATGATAATATACCTTTTTACCATCATATGATATTATATTTACTACATATTTCCTTCCTTTATCATCAAGTTCGTTGCTTATATCTACTAAAGAGTAAGGGTCTATCTCGTCTTTTTTACAATATGGAAATAAATTTACACTATCTTTAAATTTATCTTTGTCATCAATTTTGTCTTCTTCTTTAATTAATTTATATTCTTTGCCTTTTTCTACTTGAATAACTTGAATATCTTTCGTAAAATAGCTACTATATAATTTTAGAATAATATGATTGATTTCTATGAGTTTACTTAAAATAATCTTAATTTTAGTGATTTTTTTTTCTTTGAAATAATTATAAACAACATCATATATATATTTTAATTCTTTATCATTTAATTCTATCTGCTTAAGTGATACCTCATAATCGCGTACTTTAAATTTATCAAATAATGATACTATGTAGTCTAACCTCTTCTTATTATTAAGTGCAATCTTGTAATTCTCAATAGTTATCATTGATTCGTGCATATATAATATAGGTCTAATATCTTTGCATAAATCCAATATTAAATTACCTGCAGACAAATCAGATTTCTCAAGTTTAATATTATTATTTAATAAGTATTCTGTTGAATAATCGAAGATATCATCTATTGTAGGAGAATTAGGTAATTTAGGTGATTTAGGTGATTTAGAATTAGGTAATTTAGGAGATGACGATATGTTAGATAATGGTGTATGATATGGTTTTAGTAATATAGAATTATAAATATCTAAATATAATTTAATTTCATTATCTTCGCGATAAGCAATATCATACGTATATTTATTTGTAGTCCTATTTATAAAATATCTTATAAAAAGATGGTCGTATTTTATGTATTTTTCGGGGTTAATTGGAATAATCGAATGTATTATAGTCAAATTATTCTTAATGTATTTACAATCATCTATTGTTAATTGTTTATCTATAGTCCTCTTATTCGCAATAATGTAGTTAATTAACTCATTAATAATCTTTATATATAATTTCACATATTTACTTTTAGAATGTATAGAAATAACTATTGGGTTGTTAGTATACGGGTCAATTGTTGGGTCTAGCATCCACTTATTAGCAATTTCAATAATTGATAGAGGTTGTATTTCTTGAACAATAGTAGGTGAAGGAGAATTAGCAATAATTGGTGGTTGTATTTCTTGAACAATAGTAGGCGGTAATGAATGTCTAGGTATATCTGGATGAACTGGAACAATTCTTCTTCTTCTATTTTTTATATTATTAAAAAAAGATTTAGCCGCTTTAGCAGCAGATTGAATTATTCCTCCACCATTATGAATAGCAGCCTTTTTTCTTGGCATTTTTATACTTCTATTTATATTATTTATTTTTTTTAAACTATAAAAACTGATATATATAAATATATAAAATGATATTATAAAGTATTCATAATGGAACTTGCAAATAAATCTAGAAAGGAACTTCTTGCTAAATGCGAAGAATGCGGGTTTTCTAATTATAAATCAAAAAACAAGAGCGAACTTATTGAATTATTAAGTGCAGAGAATACTAGAAACCCTCTGCTAAAATCACCGCTAAAGCCGCTAATCAAATGGAGCGGTGGCAAGGTTGATGAAATCAAGATGTTCGAAAAATATTTCCCCGAGAATTATAACATTTATATAGAGCCATTTATAGGCGGAGGGGCAGTTTATTTTCATTTAAATCCTAGCAAAGCGGTCATCAGCGATGTCCATTCTGAATTATTTAACTTATACAAATGCATTAGCGTCGGGAAAGCGAAGGATATCTATGAGTTTATGGAGAACTCTCCGAATGACGAAGCAACCTATTATAATATAAGAGATGCTATGGTTATAAATGATGCGCTAGACAGCGCCAAGCGATTTTATTATCAGAGGAAAACCTGCTTTCGAGGTATGCTAAGATACAACAAGGATAAGAAATTCAATATCCCTTTTGGTCGATATAAAACTATTAATTATACTGAATTACTTAATAAAGATTATGAGACATTATTAAATAGAACTGAAATATACAATGAGAGGTTCGAAGTTATATTTGAAAAATACAATGATGAAAACAATTTTATGTTCTTAGACCCACCATATGATAGCGAATTTACCGATTACGGGTATTGTCTATTTGGCAAAGAAGAGCAGCACAAGTTAGCATCGCTATTCAAAACAACAAAAATAAAATGCCTTATGATAATCGGTAAAACTAAATTTATAGAGGAGTTATATAGTGGCTATATAGTAGCCGAATATGATAAAAAATATAAATTCAAATTATATAATAACCGCATTGGAGATGAAATAAATACCAAGCATTTAATCATTAAGAATTATTAAGCAGGTGATACTGATACGTATTTCCATCTACTTCAAAAACCGCGTAATTATTTTAGTGCCTATCATTCTGAAATACGCGTAATAGTCCTCCTTATGCCAAGTAGCCCCTACGATTGCAAAGAAATCGCCCATATGTTCTATTCGCAATCCTGCTTTTTCGAATGTTTTTATATTCGAAAGTCCTGCAGTTAATTCTCTCCTATCATATATGCTCCAGTTTAGAATAGCACAATCTATATTATAATCCCCATATTTACTTGCGAGGAAGGTTGTAATATCATTGCATTTGGCGATTGTCGCTGGTATTTTTTCGGTGTCCAATTCAATATTTCCTTTCAATTCGCGGTAATATATTACTTTTCTAATTTTATCCATAAATATCAAGTCGACATCCTTCAGTTTATTATTTATCATTTGGACACCGCAATCAAGCAAATTAAAACGTTCATCGCTTTTTATTAGTTCCTTCGCTATGAACTCGCCAAAACGCCCTAGTTTTATATTTATGGATTGTTCGCTAGGCTTCTCGCCATATAGCAAATGCGATATAGAACCCGCCTTTGTGCACGTCAAGTCTTTCAGTAATATCTTTTCAATCCAACTGACCCCGTTGGCTTTTAGTTCGCTGATGCGCGCATCTTCGGCGCAGTGATTGTATGTGTCGTTCATATTTTATAGAGGTTCCCTTATCATACCTAAAGGATACAATTCAATCAGTTTTTTCAATATTGTGCAAGAAATAAAAACTAATTTATTCTTTTCACCGCAGAAAATCATATAAGGATTAGATATTATATATATTTATAACCAAGTATCTCTTAAAATTAATTTTATTTTTACATTTAATATTGCTCTGATTTATGAGCTTTTGCTACTATGGCCGAGCCAGGTCCAAGGCATGACATTTAAGCTGTCACGTGCATAGCACTCGCAGGTTCAAATCCTGCTAGTAGCAAAACAACCTTTTTATTAAGGCAATATTAAACCATCTTCATAACCGCACACATTCATTTGCATTATACCCATACATATACATAAATTACCTAAATATACACGCATAAAAACATATATAAGTATTACCATCATCAATATAAATATATATAAAAATGCCTTCAATCAATTTATCGTTCCTTAAAGAGTTGCGCGACGATTATACGAAGTATCCTTGTTTTATTGAAACAGGAACTTATAATGGCGAGACTACTTTTTCAGTAGAACCATTTTTTGACAAGTTATATACAATTGAGTTTAGTGAAACATTATATAATAGAACAAAAAGCAAATATACAGGTAGCAAAATTAACTTCTTGCTAGGTGATAGTAGTATTGTTTTCGAAACCTTATTACCTACCATTGAAGAGAAGTGTATCTTTTTCCTCGATGGACATTGGAGCCATTGTGATACCGCACGTTCTGCCAAAGATTGCCCACTGGAAGAAGAAATAACGCACATCAACAATTTATTTAAAAACGAGGCTATTATCATAATAGATGACTTCCGACTATTCGGACTAGATAGAACCAACGAAGAAGGCGAAGATTGGAGCCAAATAAATAAAGAGAATTTATTGAACATTCTACGTTATCGGATTAACAAAGAATATCACCTTGATAGTTCTTGGGCAAAAGATGATAGATTGGTTATACATATAAACCCGATTTCTTAAGAAAGTTATGTAGCGCCCCTTCTCTTCCCTTGTCGCGGTCTATTATGAATAACATATAATCTATATATACACATACGATATCATCGTTGATGATTTGCATATAGATAACATATAATAATATGAAATATAATGTGAATACTATATCATCATTTGTAAATTTATTATTAATAATTAGGAAGAAGGGCACTATCTTACCTATGAAATTGATTACAAAATAGTATAGCAGTAGCGATTTATCATTTAAGTTATATATAGTAATTAATAAACCGAATGCGAAGAATACTATTGCTATACCAAGAAGAAATATAGGATTATATGGAACTATCTTGAGGATGTAAGCTATTGTATATATAAATATCCATATAGAAAGAAATCTATCTACCGATATTATATTATTTATTTTATTCATTGTATTTCTAAACTACTATATTATTTTTTTATTTGGAAGCCCATTTAACCCTAAATGCGCAGATAAACCCGATTTAATACCTACTACCCTATGGGATAGTATTCCTAAACCTAGTGAGGTTATTATTATTATCGACAAAGATGCTACATACTGAATGAATGTTCTATTCGATTGTTCGACATTATCTAGTTCAAGTGGGTATAACCATAAATATGAATGGATTATAAGCCCAATAATCAAAGTAGGTATCAAGTCAATTAGCGTTAAGTTTAAAAACCTATGCTTTCTCAGTTCTTCCATTGTAGTCATTTATATATATGAAAGAATATATAATGTAAGGTAATGTAAAGTAATATAATCTAATGTATATATAAAAAATAAATAATAAATATATATAATTACAAGCATAGGATGATACACCTCATCACTTATGGGGATAATAAGTATAAGGAATCGAAGAAAAGAATATATAATCAGGCAAAAAGTTTAGGTTGGTTTGATACAATAACATTGTATAGCCCTGAAGACTTGGATGAGGATTTCAAAGAGAAATTCAAAGATATTTTAGAACTTCCTAGAGGCGGCGGATATTGGATATGGAAACCATATATTATTAAGAAACATATGGATATGATTAGCGACAATGATATATTGATATATATTGATGCTGGGTGCTATATAAATCCTGCAGGTGTTAAGCGTTTCAATGAATATATTGAGATTCTTAATAATCGTGAAGAAGGTTGTATTTCATTTCAAATGTCTCAGCACAAAGAAAAGGCTTGGACGACAAAAGAAATATTTGAGCATTTTAATATTAATAATGATAGCGACGACATACTTGAAACAGGGCAAATTATGGCTACGATTAAAATGTTTAAAAAGAATGCTAATGCGATTAATATAGTATCAGCGTGGCTAAATGCATTATATAGAAATCCGTTAGTATTCACTGACCACTATAATAAAAATAATCAATGCGATGGTTTCATAGATAACCGACACGACCAAAGCGTTTGTAGTATTATCTGCAAACTATATAAAACAATTGTGATAGAAGATGAGACCTATTTTGAAAATGGGTTCGGTGATGAAGTATCCCTCAAATATCCTTTGTGGGCTACTAAAATAAGAATATAACTGATATAACTATAGATTTCATTCAATTTCATTCAATTTCATTCAATTACATAATTAAGAGTTTTATTTTTATACATATGCTCAACAACCTTGTGAAGATTTTTAACGTCATAAAGCGAATTATGTGCGTTCTCAATATTTTCTTTAAAATTATATTTGTATATCTCGTTTAGCGATGGGTTCTTGTAATTCCCGTATGGGTTAATAATTTTAAGGATAGGCTTCATATGTTTCATAGTGCATAGCAGTTTCTTTTTATTTAATTCATCTATAATATGATGCAAGTTTCTTCTGTATAACTCAGATTTAATTACGCCTACGTCAAATGCTACGTTATGCGCGACAATATGAGATACCTTTTTCAGTAGTTCGTAGAATATCTCAATGGCTACAATATCAAAATTAATCCCAATTTTATCAGACATTTCATTTGTAATCCCGTGAAACTCTTGATTTGTTATATCAAAACCCTCACGTTTAATAATGTAATCTTTAACATCTTCAAAGGCAAATTTAGTATCCGTGATTAGCATCGAAAACTGCACAATCCTCGCATTTGAGTATTTGTCTAATTCTTTGTAATCTGGATATACGCCCCATCTCAAATTATGGGTATTTGGAAGCCCAGTTGTTTCAGTATCTATAAATAAAGCCATTTTTAGTTTCAGATGTATATTATGTTTATAACACTAACACTAGATATATAACGTATCATTTTTTTATATAAAGAATATTTATAAAAAATATTTAAAACATCCTCTTTCTTATTATGAAACATTATTGGATTAACATAGATGGCTGCGTGGATAGACGTGCATATATGGAAAACCAATTAAAAGAAAAGGGCATCGATAATTATCGTATTTCCGCAGAAACACCAGCTACCATCGCAGATTACAACATTATTCGCAATGAAGGTTCTCTAGAAACTACAACTCCCGAAGAAATTAGTTGCATATTATCGCATTTAAAGGCGATATCGCGAGGGTATGATGATGGCGATGCGTATTTTTGCGTATTAGAAGATGATTTGGCTTTCACAAATATAGATTTTGGCAAAATGTTAAAATATATAGAGGAATTTCAAAATAAAAATAATGAGGTTATTGATATATTACAATTTTTTACAAATGGACACCCTCCAGTTATCGAATTATATAATCAACACTTTTTAAAGAACGAGGTAATCGCAAAGAGGGCGGAGGCTTATCCTAGCACCGCTTATTATTTAATATCACGCGAAGGCGCTCGCAAGATACTAGACAAGTATGTATTATCCGAAAATAAATATGATTTATCGTATTCTTCGTGGACTGCAGCGGATAATATAATCTATGCTGCTGCGGATGCCTATGTATTAACCTACCCAATTGCGGTATCTGATATAACATTCGGAAGCATCATACACCCCGTCCATCTACAAAATCACGAATATTGTAATAATATTATTAGGCATATCTGGAATGTTAATAATAGACTAGAATTATTTAGTAAATAAGTAGTTCATAACTATATATATATATATATATATATATATATATATTATTTATATAACTCCTTACAATGTTTGAGCCCGCTTAAATTCTTTTATAGCGATAACTGACCTATCCTTGTGGTCTATTATTTTTTCTACGGCATCCAACTCATACGTTGGCATCCACGTTCTGATATATTCATAATCCTTATCATACCTTTTTAATTGCAATTCAGGGTTAAATATGCGAAAATATGGTTGCGCGTCAGTTCCCGTGCTAGCAGACCACTGCCATCCGCCATTATTACTTGCAGGGTCATAGTCAACCAGTTTCGTGGCAAAATATTTCTCTCCCCACCTCCAATCGATTAAAAGGTCTTTTGTTAAAAACATTGCGGTTATCATACGCAGTCTATTGTGCATCCAGCCTGTTTTATTTAGCTGGCACATTCCCGCGTCAACCATAGCATATCCTGTTTTCCCTTGACACCATTTTTTAAACCATTCTTTGTTATTTGTCCATTCTATAGTATCATATTTTTCCTTAAAAGAGTTCCCTAATACATATGGGAAATAATACAAAATATTCGCATAAAATTCACGCCATATTAATTCTCTTTGCAATTCCTTGACTTTATTATAGTTAAAATAAACCTCGCGAATGCTAACACACCCAAACTTAATATAGGCACTCAATTTAGTCGTCTTGTCTAGTGCGGGATAATCACGAACTTTAGCGTAGTCCGTCATTATATTTTTAAATCGCTCTAATGCATTCTCGCGACCGCCTCTGACTGCCAAGTCATCATTAACTACGTAATATTTATGCTTGTCAAACGCTTTGATATTTTTGATAACATTTATGCGATTAACTGCTAATGGTTCAGGTGCCTTCACTTTGATTAACAAAGATTTCTTATAAAATGGTGTGAAAACCTGATATGGCTCTCCTTTGTTATTCTGAATAGCCCCCATTGGGTAAAGCGTGTAATCCTCTGCAGTTATAATGCGGATTTCTTTGCTTTTCGCCCATTCCTCTATAATACTATCGCGTTTTATAGCAAATGGCGAGTAGTCTTTGTTATATGCTATAGAATTGATTTTGTGTTTTTTAGATAATTTTGTTAATACCTCGATATCGTCGCCTTCGTAATAATTGACGTGTATATGCTTATCTAAGTTGTCTAAACTCTCTATCATAAACTGAACACAATTATTACTAAAATACTGGTTATTCTTGGCATATATTTGCTTGGGATTGAATATAAACATAGGATATATCCCTTTGTTCCCGCATTCAGCAATCAGCATATTTAATGCCAAATTATCGACTATGCGAAAGTCTCTGCGAAATATAAAAATGTTGAGCTCCATTTATATTTTATGATTATTATTTAATTACAAGGGATCATTTTTTGTTGCTAAATATATAAATATATCCTCATTACATAACTATATTATAACACAAAAACGCAAAATGTTTGTATTTCAAAGATATATTGAGTTATGCGGCAATAATATTAAATATAGCATTTTGGGGTTGATATGCGGCTGCTTGGGTTCTTATTATAATGTTAATGCGAACGAGCATATGAGCAGGATGATGCTAGGCGACTTTTCGAAAGATAGGATGCGCCTATTATTTTATAGTAATCTCATATCTATGATTGCTATATCGCTTAGAGGCGGGTTATTTGTATATTCGCAAAAATGCATAAACCATCAATTGCGTAGCGTTGTATATAGGAAAATTTTAAATCAACCATTGAAGTTTTATGAAACGGAGCCAGTAAGTTCTTTGCTGGAGCGGGTTAATAATGATGCTAGGGTTGTCTCCGATATTGTATCCCTTAATATGAACGTATTATCGCGTTCTGTTATAGAGGTTTCGATAACATTCTGGCTATTAACAAATATATCTTGGAAACTTACTGCGATTGCTTTGGTATTAATACCAATTAATTATTTTATATCCGAGTGCTATAACATAATTCACAAAAAAATAATGGCAAATCACGAAGAATTAAACAAGGAACTAAATACATATACGCACGAAACAATCTCTCACATTTCAGTTTTGAAAACGTATGCGAATGAATTGCGTTCTCTCAATAAATACAATGAGATATCCGATAAGATTGCTCATTATAATAGCAAGGAATGCCTTTTGTATGGAAGCAATCTATTGTTAGTTAGCAATATACCAACGATTACGACAATAATTATTATATTATCAGCGAATTACTTGAACACGATTGAAGGGCTTACTATATTTATTCTTCATAATCAAGGATTGTATTCTACAATCAAAACAATTTTTGATATGAAAAACGAATTCATAAAATGCAAGGAGCCTTACGTGCGGATTACGGCTATCCTAGATGCTCCTGAATATACGAGCGGCTATTACATACCACGCGATAATATTTTGCTAGGCAATATATCCTTCAATTCGCTTTCATTTAAATATGAGAATTCTACGGAGCAAATATTAAGCGATTTTAATTTTAAAATCAATAGAGGAGATAAGATAGCGATTGTAGGCGCTTCAGGATGCGGTAAGAGCACACTTGCGAAATTGCTAGTTAATACTTTGTCGCCCACTGGAGGCACTATAACGATTGATGATGTAAATATTAGCGATTATGATAGCATATGGTTGAAAAAGCACGTAGGATATGTAGCCCAAGACAGCATACTATTTTCAGATACAATCGCTAATAATATCGCGTATGGCTTAGATAATAGCGAAGTAAGCGAAGAAGACATTATAGATGCGGCTAAAAATGCGAATGCTCACGAGTTCATCTCTAAACTTCCTAATAAATACCAGACAAAACTTGAGGGAACTGAATTGAGTTCGCTATCGGGTGGTCAAAAGCAACGCATATCAATCGCAAGAGCACTAATAAGGAAACCGCAAATAATAATATTCGACGAAGCAACGTCTGCGCTAGACCCATATTGCGAAGAACTTGTCCAGCAAACAATTAAAGAATGCTTTAGAAATCAAAATAGCACTATGATAATTATTGCGCATCGTAGGTCGGCATTAGAAATAGCTGATAAAATATATGAATTAAATGGTTCACGGCTTATATCTGCAACTATATAATATAAAATACATATATATTAGAATGGGGGTAAAGGTTATTGGATCTAATAAGGCTAATAGTAATAGTAATAGTAATAATAAACATATTATTGTATCTTCTAGTAAAACCGATGATGCGAATATAATAATAAATAATTCCTTAGATATATTATTAAAATCCATTGATATTAAGTCGATTGTTAATAATAGCGACGGCAATGGCAGCGATATTGTTTTTAATCTTAGTAAATTAAACAAAAGGTTTGTTAAAGGATTTGTTTATAGGATTATGCAAGGGTTATATGTATTTAATAAATATAAAAGTGTTCAAAAGAAAACCAATATATATTTTGATATTCCTCAATTCAAAGAAACATATCTAGAACATTTGACGAATATTGTGGATTATTCTAAGTTTACGCGCAATATTATCAATGAACCTTCAAATATATATACTCCTGCAAAGTTAGGAGCATATGCGTGCAGTTTGTTCAATAATACAAAATATGTCAAAGTGAATAAATATAATCACAATGATATTAAAAATATGGGGCTGCGACTTATTGATGCAGTAGGTGGTTCTTCAGAGAATAAACCTTGTTTTATAGTATTAGAATATAAACCACCTAAATGTAAAAAAACAATATGCTTAGTTGGCAAAGGTGTCACTATAGATACTGGAGGGTATTCGATAAAAACTGGGAAAAGTATGGAAAAAATGTATATGGACAAAGAAGGTGCAGCAATATCACTAGGTCTATTTAAATATTTAGTAGATACCAAGTATAAGCATAGCGTCATCTGTGTATGTCCATTAGTTGAAAATGTTGTATCCAGTAAATCATTAAAACCGAATGATATTGTTAAAGCTTATAATGGAACTAGCGTAGAGATTGTTAATACCGATGCGGAAGGCAGATTAATACTTGCGGATGCATTGGCGTATGCTTGTGAAAAGTATAACCCCGATTATATTTTTGATTATGCTACATTAACTGGGTGGTCTGAGAGAATACATTGTCATACAAGCTTTACATATTTTACATTGAATGATAAAATAGCAAAAAGTATTGAAATATATAATAATGAATATGCTGAAAAAAGTATTCGATTACCTGCGTGGGTTGAATATATAACTTATATTAAATCTAATATTGCAGACGTTAAAAATTCGGGTTATAAATGTATTAATAGCGATGGCTTAATGGCTTCCCTATTCCTTATGCATTTTATTCCTGAAAAATATAGAAAAAACTGGGTTCATTATGACGTTCGCTTATCGAGCTGCAATAATGACTTGAATACTGCTGATGGGTTTGCAACATACCTAGAAATTATAAAAAATATATAAATATAATTCGAAAATCTATGTATTACTCCCTCCTCTGATGTAGTTTGCTGTTCTTTTACTTGGCTTTCTTGTCCTTTTTCTTTACTTCCTTAACGACTTCTTTAACGTCCTCCTTTACGTCTTCTTCTACTTTAGTATCTTCCTTAATATCTTCTTCAGTCTTAACGTCAGTCTTAAAGCCTGCTTTTACGTCTTCTTCTACTTTAGAACCATTTGCTTCTTTTTCTTTCTTCCATTTTGCGGCAATGATAGAGAACACTTCGGGTCCCGTTAATTTAGGATTTTCACTTTTGATAATTCCAATATTTTCCTTCATAAACTTTTGATATCCATTAAGTTCCTTCTTTGGTTTATTTTCGATATCAGCCTTGTTATCTTTAATAACCTTTGCCATAGCTTTCTTATAATAATAATCAACCTCTTTTTTGGTATTCAGAGTATCAGGCATATTCGCCATAATCTCCTTGATTTTAATCGAAATAGTCATTGTATTTTAGTTATTAAACAAACATAATAACAGCAGATATCATCAATTTTTATATTTTTAAATAGTATTTTTTAATATTTGCCTATAATTTCGCACCATTATAAATATTAAAATATAAAAATATAAATCATATATAATATATATATTGCATCTATTGCATAGTCTACATTACTTTACAATGTTAAACCACCTATTATATTATTTATGAACTTTCCTCTCTCTTACCCTTCTTTGCGGTTTTCGCAACTGCATTTGCTACCGCGTTCGCTGCTTTAGCTGCTTTAGCTGCTTTCGCTACCGCCTTCTTCTTATCTTCTTCATCTTCGGTGATTTCATCATCATCTACACTATCTTTTTTAGGACTGCTTGCGCTGCTTGCGTTGCTTTTGTGGTCATTGTCTTCTTCAACATTCATTGCTTTCTTATGCTCATTCCATTTTTGGGCAATCAAAGTAAATATTTCTACACCAGTCATAGTAGGGTTCTCTTCTTTAACCTTTGCACGATTGTCTTGAATAAACTTTTGATAAGCATTGGGAGGCTTCTTTACCTTTTCGATATCATTCCCATCTGCATCAACATTTGCCTTTTTAACACGCTTCTTTGGTTCTGCATTCGCTGCGTTCGCTGCTTTAGAAGGCTTTACCCCCAATGCCTTGTGTGGTGCTTTTCCTCCTAAATTTGCTTTTTTTTCTTCATTGATTGCTTCCTTCACCTCCTTAACTACTTTATTATAGTATTCATCGATATCCTTCTTGGAATTCAAAGTATCAGGCATCTTTGCCATCAAAACCTTGACACGGGTAGCGATAGTAGATGCAATAGTAGTAGAGATAGCTGCCATTGCGGTTGAATTTAGTTCCTTTGAGAGTTCTTTTGAGAGTTCTTTTGCGGTCTATTGGTTGGTCGATTGGTCGTTTATGCGATTGACTTTGTTATATTAAAAATAGTCAAATTAATCAATTTTTTATTTTTATGATATAGATTATAACATATTTATTCTAAATCTAAATCTAAAATATAAAAAATAGATATCATATATATATTACTATATATAGTATATTTAGAAAGGCTCAGCCCATCTATCAAACATTGTAGGATATACTACAATATTAGTGTCTTTTGTGGTAGCGGCAGTAGCAGCAGCAGTAGCAGCGACAGCGATTGTTTGGCTTCTGGTCATCATTTTTGTTTGTTCTTACTATAATTTTGAGTAGGCTTAATCAATTTTTTATATTTATTATATAAATTATAACATTATTAGTATTATAAGGGTAATATTTTTATTTTTGAAATAATTATATTAGATTTAATTAGATTAAAGAAGATATAATTTTGTGAAAATGTCAGACAAAAAATCTTCAGCTAATACTAATGTATATGATATTTTATTAAAATGGAAATATAACCCATTAACAGATCCGTATACTGAAGAACCAATAACGGAGGTGTCTATACATCCTACAAGTAAATATGTGAAAATATATAAAAAGGTTATTGATGTGTTAATTAATTACATTATTGCGAATAAGAGGCCTTCAAATAAACAATTAACAATTGAAGATTGTAAACATATTAAGGATTGGTTGCCTTTTATACACACATATATTGAATTCTCTGGAAAGGTGATAACATACGATCATCTTTTTATAAAATATTTTATAAAGAAAGAAAAAAAATATAATTATGATAAAAGATATAAAGAAGACATTTATATTTTTTTATATTTAAATGTTTTCAACTCTATAAAACATAAATTAAGACCATTACCAATAGGAATACCGCTACAAGACCTTAAAAATTCATCTGTTTCATTTGAAAAAAATGTTTATAAAGATGTAAAAGATTTATTAGTTAAAGGTAATATAAATATATATAAATCAAGAGAATTATCAATAAGTAGATTGATAGAAAGATTGTGCAAAGATATTAAAAAGATATTATATACCCATCCTTCAAAAACAACTAAAACTGATTTTGATATTGTTCTTAAAAATCTTAAAATATTAAAGTATGCTTCTTCAATTTATAAATTATGCGAATTAGAAGATGTGGATGAAAATAAAAATAAAATGGTTGCTTATTTTATAGGATTATTTACAGATAAATCCCGATTAGACCCAAAGAATGAAAATCATTTTATAGACTATATTTTTTTACAAATTATTATATTTTTAATTAAGTTGTCTCCAGAAGATGATTATAAAAATGAGCATATATCACGTATTAACATACTATATGAAGATAATAGTGTAGATATTAAAAGATATTTAGAACAATTTGAAAGAAAAAGTTATAAAGATATTTTTATAATTTTAGAAAAAATATATATAAAAATAATATATCTATATATGTCTTCTAATGAAAATACATTTTCTAATGAATATACAGAAACCATATTATCAACCTTATCCTTATCTAAAGATGGCGCATTAGCATTATTATCTACCTTATCTAAAAAAGTCATATTACCAACCTTATCCTTATCTAAAGAAGACATATTAGCATTATTATCTTGGGAACTTTTAGATATAAATGATAAAAAAATTATACTAAATGATAAACATAGTTATACAAGAATACTCCCACAAAATATCAATAAAACTGATGGAAAAAATGGCGAAGCAGCAATACAAAATAAAAATATAAATGAACAATGCGGTATTAAGTGGATAGATGCAATATCATTCGATAATTTGGTAGACCTCTCTTATGCACAAAAAAAATACATAACAATAATAGATTTTTATGATAAAGAAGAAAATATGACAAGGCATCATTGTTTTGATACGATGTCCATATATAATCACATAATAGAATGTATTGAAATAACTGACCATTCACGATTTAAGGAACCATATAATCCATTGACAAAAGTAAAATTAACAAAAGATGAAATTGTTATGATATGTAATAATGTATTAAAATTAATAAATTATAATAAAAATGTATTATCTATTTCAGATCAAAAAATATTATTAGATGCAAGATTAATTAAACATAAATATCGTATATTCAATAATAATGGTTTTCTTATATTAAGATCAAATGAAAATGATTTAAACGAAGAGGATGGTATTGAGATTATAGAAATACATTTAACTATTAATCTTGATTATGATAACGATGACCTACAATTCCCCTTATTAAATAATATTTATAATAAAACTAACGAAACTAATATTGATTTCCCCAATCTATATGATAGAAATAATAGTGTAATTATGCGATTGCCATTATTTAAAGATAAATTTAAAGACGACCGCGTAGATGATTTAATAGTTAAAATAATTGAAAAGTTAGCATCTAATAAATTACTATTTCACGAAGAATTTCCTTATAGGAACCCAAATAGGGAAGGAACTACGTGGAATAGTATATCAACTTTACCTAAGTTTGAATTTTCGACAGAAGAAGATCCAGAAAAATTATTTAAGAGGGTTCTTGAATACGAAAATAAATATTTATCGTAAAAGTCATAATTATATATAAAAATAATGCGTTATTTATTAATAATAATGAATAATATAGGTATTGCGATAAGCGGTGGTATAGGGAACCAGTTATTTAAAATATTTGCAGCCATATCGTATTACATAGATAATAGTAATAGTTATAAGCTATATGCTACAGGAGATATTGGGTATCGCCAATATTACTGGGATACATTGTTCAGTAATATCAGCCACAAAGTATCAAATACCATAGATATCAATGAAAAATATTCAGAGCCTCATTTTCATTATAAGGAAATCCCTATTTTTAGCAAGGATACTATTTTAGAAGGTTATTTTCAAAGCTATAAATATTTTGAAAAGAATATTAATAAGATTAGGAGGATAATAGGGATAGACGAGCATATTAACAAGGTTTTGACGAAGCACCCTGAATATACGATTAATAATACGATTACGCTTCATTATCGTATGGGCGATTATTTAAATTTGCAAATGTTTCACCCTGTGCAAAAACCCGAATATTACATTGAAGCCTTTAAAACGCTAGTGAATAAAGGTGTTGATATATATGACCACGAAATCCTATATTTCTGTGAAAAAAACGACAATGAAATTGTTAATAAATATAATTTAGAAATTAATAATGCATTAAAGGAACTATATGGGAAGGACTTAAAATATAAAAAAGTGTCCGACGACATTCCAGATTGGATGCAGTTGTTAATTATGACTTCTTCGAAACATTACATTATTGGGAATAGCACGTTTTCGTGGTTTGGCGCTTATTTGTCTTCCTCTGCTGCGCCTGTTATATGCTATCCGAATTCTTGGTTTGGGAAGAATTACGAGGGAACAAATACTACCGACCTATTCCCTGATAACTGGACACGGATTGGTAGATGATGATGAATGATAAAATCCTTTATATACTATAGAGCCACTTGAATTCTTTTGATAATTGCAATGACGGAGTTTCTAAAATTATCATTGGTTTATTTTTGCTTTCCTTAATGATTTCAAGCATATGTTTGAATGTATTAAGAGGTATCTTTCCATTCGTGCTATCAAATAATGTAGTATGTCTATCCACGTTGCTTCCTTTCGCAACAATACTATTATTCAGATGTATGGCGATTAAATCGTTGGCGTTTTTATTGCAAATGATTTCATATGCTTCTGATAATTCATAGCCTGTCGCCCATACGTGGGCAGTATCTAAGCATATACCTAAATACTTTTTTTGTTCATTCGTAAAACTATTATAGAATGCAATGAAATCGTGCAAATTAGTTAATAATTCGCTTCCTTGTCCAGCAGGTGTTTCGATAATTACCTTAGTCTTCACATTATTCGTATGCAATACATCTATAATATATTCCAGTGCTATTCTCATATTTTCTAGCCCATATTCATATGACATTGTAGTATGCTTCCCGACGTGCACAATAACACCTGAAGAATTGATTAAATGCGAAATCTTTAATTCGTGTAATAATAGCTGCACCCAGAAGCATTCTTCAATGGGGATTGCGCGCTTCCCGTTCTTGAAGTCTCGTGCTAAATTTATAGTATATGAAGAATGGATAATCGTCTTGAAATCATTTTTATTTGAATATTCCTTTATATCATCTGCGATATTAATATAATTGTCGATATTAACTAGGGATACGCTTCTCGGGTTAGAAACAAAGAGTTGCAAACAATTGCCGCCATTCTTTGCGATAGCCTCCATAGTTTTCACAATCGTTTTTTCGCGATTAATGTGCGCTCCTACATAAATATTAGGGTTCATCCTCTATATTCTAATCTATAAATCTATATTATAAGAATAATCATTTTTCAATTTTATATATATAAATATATTAGAAATGTTAAAAAGAAGAAGCCCGTCCCCTGTCGCTAAAGCGGTTGCATCGCCTCCTCGAAGAAATCCTGTGCGAACTAAAGCAGTTCGTAGAAGTCCCTCTCCAGCACGTGCTGCTACTGCAGTTGCCGCTAGAAGAAGTCCCTCTCCATCACCAATTGATGTAGGAAAAATATTACTAAAGGGAACTACGCGAGCTAATTTAGCAACTGGGATAAGAAGAAGTCCGTCGCCTACCAATAGAGAGGCGCAACTAAGAAATTATGAAAGGTCAAACGTTGCATATAAACCTTTTATAGAGCAGTTAAGAGGAGTTCTATATAATGAAAAAATAATAGACAGGGACAATGATTTATTTGAAACTTTCCTAGCAGACCAACAAAAGTGGAACTATTTATTTGATAATATAAAACCTCGCAATATGGTTTGCTTCATTATATGCGACTACCACCTATACGACAAAAAAGCCCCGCGCGTATTTCATAAAAATAATACAAATCCTTACTTTGGGAACTTTAAGTTTAATAAATTACTGAAAAATAATAAGATGAGTATGAAGTGGACAGACGATAATATGTTGTATATACATAAGGATAGATTTCCATAATATAAGCAAATTAAAATATATTATATTATAAGGATGTTCAATATAATTTTTGGAATAATTGCTCTTAAATATTTATGCGACTACATTGATGCCTACCTATTAACGCTAGGGCTTATTGTATTATAACCCAGTTATTTTATAACCTTGACTTTATTCTTAGTTTGATAATCAAATAACTTATATGTATTAATATTATCTTTGAATGTATCGCTTGATTGATATTGCGAATTCCAAGCGCCTTCATTGTATTCTGGTCGCTTATATATGCAACTCTTTTTATTTATCGAGAAGCCTTTTAGTAATTCGCTCTCATCCCCTTTTATTTCATAAGCATCCCTATTAAAGTTATTATGAAAATTGAAAATATCCATATTTATTCTGTCAGCGAATAAGTTATTCTGCTGCATTGTATAAACGCTTGATAATGCAGACATATTTTTGCAAGCGACTTTCGCACTCAGTAGTTTCGGGTCATAATTCTTATCATAATCTAATTCATAATAATTCATCTTTCTTCTTTCTTCTTTACTTATAAATTATAAAAAATAATATTTAAATATGTTAAAGCAGATACTTGATATATGTTTTATTTATTAACAGCTGAAAATAAAAAGCAGGTGAATGAAGTCATACAAAGTTCTCCTAACCTAACCATATTATATTATTGGAATATGTGCGGACATTGCGCTGCTCTAAAACCTACGTGGGATAAAGTATGTAAAAAGTATAATAAAGCGAATGATTGCGATATCTTAAATGTCGAGGTATCGCATATTAAAAATCTAAAAGCAAAATACAAGAAGGGTGTTAATGGATTTCCGACAATCGTAAAATACAAAGGGGGTGATAAAATAAGTGAGTATAATGGTGAAAGAACCTTGAAGAATATTAGCAAATTTGTAATGTTATGAAGATATTCAATATATATAATATATTCAATATACAAAAGTTATAAATATATATAAATATAAAAATATATAAATATATATAAATAAAAATGAATGAAGATAATATTGTAGATAATATTATTAATCAGGAAAAGATAGAGCCTACTGCAGACGAGTTAGAAACGTTTAAGAACCTTGTTAATGATTGGTTTAAATACGATGACCAGATTAGGAAATTAAAAATTGCTATGAAGGAGCGGAAAAATTACCAGCGAGTTCTTAATAATAAGATTGAGGAGTTTATGTTTAACTTTAAATATAATGACCTAAACACGCAACACGGGCGTATTAAAACAAACGTCAAGGAATGCGTAGTGCCTATCAAGATGAATGATATAAAGACAAAAATCATTCAATACAAGGATTTGTCTGGCGAAGAACTATTAAAGCGTATCTTTGACGAAGACCGACAAACAATTGTAAAAAAGAATATTAAGAGAATAATTCCTAAAGTATCACTAACTATTTAGTATACTGGTATACTAGTATATCATTGGAACGTGCATCTATTTATATCACACGCATCAGTTTCTTTTTTGGCTTCTACACATCCTCTAATAATATCATATTCGTAATTTGTAGAATAAAAAGCATTTTTAATATTGTTTTTAATAATCGTATTGCTGCAATTTGTGCAAGGTCTAGAATATTTCAAGGGATTATTAAAGCGGTCGGGTCCTATCCGAACAACATATATGTCGCATTCGTTCAGTATATGTTTTTGTTTCTTGCGAATACTCGCGATTGCAGCGACTTCTGCGTGGATACTGAAATCACCCATATAATAATTATAACCGCTTCCTATAATTTTATCTTTATATACAAGTATTGCTCCGTGTTTGTGGTTATACATTGGTGATTTAACTGCTATCTTTGCTGCGATATTTAGGTAATATTTTTGTTTATCATTCGATATGCGAACGCACGTGCTATCAATGCATTCGAAATAATTGGATGTATAGTATCCAGTCCTGTTCATTCTTCTTTTATGGACATCAGCACCACGCTGCGCATTTCTAACATCTACCATTGTCGCTGTGTTTTTAAGTTAATATATTAAGTATTTATGTGATTAATTATTTATATGAGTTTCCTTATCATTTTTTATATTATTAGTATAAATATGTTCGATATTATTGCAATTATAATAAATATTGATTGGTATTGTTGAAATCCTTATATCAAAGCATACCCCTGAGAAGATATACGCAACCTGCAAAGCAACCAGCAAAGCAGCTAAAGAAACAAAGCAATGACGATGACTATGTTCGATCTGTTCCTATTCTTTATCCTACTTATCATCTTCACTGCCCATATGATAGCTTGGATATTGTCCTTCTGCTGTAAACAACCTGAAGGTACTGAAAGCTATGTTAATCCATACCGAATTATTCCTCGTGAGGAAAGCGAAATATATAAACGCTACGAAAGGCAACTCTACCTCGATAGTTTGAGGGGTTAGATATAGATAAAAAAATAAAAACAAATTTAGAGATATAGATAGACATAGATATATAGGTGTGTATTATATTATTTTTTATATTACATTCATTAAATTCATTACATTGCAATTACTTGATTGTTTTCTTCGAGTTCGTGTTCAAAGCATAGGTTATGCACAATCAAATTATTTGTTCGTCCTACTCTTTGCGCCCTCCCAATAGCCTGTTGCTTATCTACTGCCATTGAGTGGAAGATTACTACATCTGTCGCATAATTAATATCGATACCATACCCCGCATACTGGGTAGTTAATAAGATTACATTAATATTTCCATTTTTAAAATCCTTCAAAACATTCATCATATGCGAGGTATTTCCTTTTAATTCTGCGAAAGTAATGTTGTTAGACACTAGTAATTTGATGATTTTAGTAAATACATCAACCCTACTAAATACGATGAACTTCCCTTCAGGCTTGTTTTTAATGATTTCTAACAAAGTATCCTCTTTGCTAAGAATACCTTTACCTATTTTACTAAGATTATCTTCAACAGACACAATATCATTGGATAGTTCTGCTTCTTTAATGCTAACAACTGCAGTTAAGTCAGCAGTGCTCTTAATTTCAGCCCTGCAATCGGGGCATTTTTTATTAGCCGTCCCACCTCCATAGTTATTCGCATTGAGAAAGTTAAATAGACATCCGCCGCAGAATATATGGGTGCATTCTAATATAATAGGTTGCGTAATATTATCCAAGCAGATAGAGCAGGTTTTACTATTGATTTCAGTAATTCGCTCAGTCAAATCCTTAATTTTCCCTTCGATAATCACAATTTCATTGTCAATTGTTTTAAGCCTTGCTGCTTTCGTATCTTCGGGAATATCGAGACCCGCTATATATTCGCGCTCTCTTTGCTTATTCGATAGGTTCTTATTCATATCGGCGCAAATCAAAGCGGCAATACCTTCTTCTGTCTCATTCTTACCTCCTAAATCTTTGATAGCCCCTGAGATATCGTTTGCATTAATTTTGTCTAATATAGCACTACTGATATATTTCTTGATGACCTTCAGATATTTAGACATTTTGCAGAGATGATAATGCTCGACGATAGGCGGTATCTTGAAACTATCCTTTACAAAATCTTTATTGCATTTCACTAAAATATAGTTTATATAATCCTCTCTTAGTATATCCTTGATATTATAGTATTGCGAGTAGGACGACGAGGATATCTTATTACACATATTAAAATAAGTGCCGCTAATGAGCCATATAAACAGGTAGCTGAATATTTCAATCTTGTTAATAATGTCGTGGCACTCGTCAATCATAATTCGCTTCCAGTTATATATGAAGTATTTTGTATTAGAAATAGGGGAATTGTAATAGGTTAATAGTCTATCTAATGTAGTATTTTTAATGAGAACAACATCGAATTGATTGAAGTAATCTATGATTTGGCGCTCATTATTTTTCTTAGAATGCGGCAGATTTTTCTTAATAAAGTTCAAGTCATCTATGGCGATATACTTGAGGTCGGTAGCATCTTTCAATGTTTTCTCCCATTGAACATACACGGGTCCTCGCGGAACGATAATAAGTGTCGAGTTAATCATATTATCCAAATTGGGCAAACTTACATTTTCCGATACTGCAGTAAAATAATTATATGCTTTCGCGCTATGAAAGCTGTGAACCTTCGTGCTATTTATATGTATTTTATCTAATGGATTATGTGCAATAATTGATAGGGCAGTTAGAGTTTTGCCGTATCCTACAATATCCCCAATAATACCGATATTCGTGGAAATCTTGATAGAATGCGGAATATTCCTTAGATTAGCATCCCTATTATATGAATTGTTCTGGTATGTTATCGAACCTACGTTTTCCATATAAGTCGCCTTATATAAACACGCTAATTGATGGGGCTTTAGCATCTTCTTGATTTTACTAGGCTGCCCGCATCGTGGCGAATTACTATCCAGTTCAATATCATAAGTAAGCATATTGTTTTCACCAGAAGACATTGTATGTTATTTATTATTTATATTATATATATTTTATATCAATTTTTATATTTTCCTTGTAAAAATGTAAAGATTACAAAAAAATATATAAGAATATTAATTATATTACTTATTATAATAATAATGTCGATAGTTGATGATAATGCGGTTGTGGATAATGCGGTAGCCGCTAGCGATAGCAGCGCCGCACAAGATGCTCCTTTTCATCCTCAAGCAGTTCCCGCTACACAAGTTCCTCCTGCACCAGTTAAAAAGATTGTATTTGCTCTTCCTGGTGATAATTTTAGCTCAAAATTTTTAATTGCTTGGACTGCGACGATTAGCAGATTGTGGGAAACCCGTCGCTATGATATTATGATTTCGCCAGCAACAGGTTCATATGTTCCGTTTGTTAGGATGGCTACGCTAGGGCTTGACGTTTTGCGAGGCGAAGACCAAAAGCCTTTTAATGGACAAGATTTCGATGTTTGGATTACTATTGATAGTGATATCGTATTCACTTACGAACAAATTATCAATTTAATCGAATCTACGGAGGAACACCCAGTAGTCGCAGGAATGTATAGAATGTCTGATTTAGTTAACTATGCATTTGTCAAGGATTGGGATCAGACCTACTTTAAGGATAAGGGAACATTTCAATTTATAACACCTGAAGAGATTGAAAAGTGGAAAAAAGAGACTGAGTTCAAATATTTCCCAGTTGTTTATAGCGGTATGGGTTTTATGGCGATTAAAAAGGAGGTCTTTGATAAAATCAAGTATCCGTTCTTTGACTCGGAAATCCTTACTATTCAAAAAGAGGATGGCTCAGTAATCCGCGATATTTGCAGCGAAGATGTTAGTTTTTGCAGAAAACTCACGCAAGCAGGATATCAGATTATGATTAATACTGATATTCGCGTGGGACACATTAAACCGCTAATAATTTAAAATATTAAATTTTATATAGATAATGCTAAACTATTTATTTTGGCTAACAGAATATTTGGGCTATTATTATTCTTTCATATTTATTGTATTCGCTTATGTAGCCTATTATTTATTATCAAATACATTCCTGTTTCTTGGACTTGGTATAATAATTGGTATATACATAAGTTATTATATGAAAAATTATAGCAGTATGCTATTGCTATAATGTAATTCTTAACTTATATTACTTATTTTTTACTTCAGAAGTTATTATTGTTGATGTATATGTAGGTGCCGCAGGTGCAACAGGCGCTGCTGGTGGCGTTGGCGCGAGTGGTGCTATAGGGGCGACTTGTGCTAGTGGGTCAACGGGAACCACATCCTTGTTAACGTCCTTATTACTTGATTGTGAAAGAAATGAAAACACTGAGAAACTTTTGTCTTTTTCATCAGCAATTGCAGGGATACCATTATTAGGATTATTGGCGGGTGCAATAGGCGCGATAGGCGCATCTATAGGCTTTGAAGGTGATGCTGATAATGAACTAGAGTTATAAGCATCTATGGGATTAGAAGGTGATACTGAAGAAGAAGAACTAGACCTATAAGCATCTATGGGATTAGAAGGTGATACTGAAGAAGAACTAGACCTATAAGCATCTATGGGTTTAGAAGGATTATCAACATTATACGGAACCTCATTATTATCCTGAATAGCATTTTGTTCATTGGGTGTATCCGTACCGCTATACGAAAACCAATAGACAAAACCAAGTATAATTAATATAAATAAAAAGAGACCTATACCTACGAAGACCCATTTTAAAGTATCCATAATATTATTTTCAAATTTCTTAGCATCTGGTAAAGGTTTCTTTTTATCCTCAGCGGCTTTTTTATCATCAGCAGCCTTCTTATCCTCAGCGGCTTTTTTATCATCAGCAGCCTTCTTGGCATCTTCTTTAGATTTTGTTAGGTCATCTTGTGCCTTTCTTTCATCCTCCTTCTTTTTGATATCTTCCGTAGTTAATTGTTCAGTATATTTTTCCAAAGTTTGTATTAAATATTCGTGCTTGATATTTTCTAGTGTATTAATCAAATTTGAAATACTCATTATAAATTTTATAAGTCTTCTATATTAAGATTTCAATAAAAAAATATGATTTTCTTCATATTTTATTAGATATATAAAATATAAATGAATATAATCAAACCTATTTATGTTTATAAATGGGTAAATAGCAAGGACTACATTAAATACGTCTTTGATACTGATACAGGTAATGCGTATAATACATCAGTCAATGTTATCAATGAATATATATTTCAGGATAGTAGCAAAGAAGAAGCAATCAATAAAATAGCATATTACATAAATAAAAATAGCAAGCAGCACGATGATAAAGCCCCCTATTATGCGTGGGTTAATAATGAGCCGTTTTTGTATGACATCGGAGTTATTAAATGGAAAGGTTATGATATTAACCCCTTTAAATCAACAGATAGGAAGTCAGAGGAAATAAATGAGACGATTGATAAAAAATATAGTAAGTCAAAGGAATTATTTGATACAACCGAAGTAATTAATATAGTATTTAAAAGCGATTTTGATTTTGATAATAAGTATTATTTTGATAATGTCCGATTTAAAAGCAATACCTACAAGGCTGCGAGCGATAGCAAGGTAGTCGAACTATATAAATTGAACCTCGTGAATAATCAAAAATTGTCTGAACAATATTACAAGGTTGTATTCGGCGGATATATAGCGGACATCCCATCATTGATAGTAATTTTTGATACCTTATCTACAACCAATAAAATACATTTAATCCAATATATTAATAATAATATTAACAAGGCATATTACAAGCTATACAAGAAACACGCTTTTAAAAATAGAAGGGAATTAAATAGAATTTTCAAGCAAAATAACGAAGGCAAAGAATGTATAAATATATATTATACTGAAAACATTGTGATTACAATATATGCTAATGGTATCATCAATCTTACTTTTAATTACCAAATCAACAATGGGGTAATTATCAGTGATATACTAAAATATGTAGGCGAAATCAATGCATATATAAATAAGGTTTTAAATATCGACATTGTATTAAAAGAAAAGAACATAAACGCGCGCGTAAAATATAATGCCTACAAAACTAGATACGATGACTTGAAAAATGAGATTAAAGCATCGACTATCTTTACTGACCTGAAGGATAATGGGTTTTACTACAAAAGGACATCTAACTACAAAGACAGGGGAGCGGTTGATAAAAAGATAAAGGATGATGCGCTTATCAATAACATCAAGATAAACGTTAAAGATGCCGCAGATATTCTGGATACCAAAATTATGGTTAAAAAAGAAGCTAGTGGATATATGGTTGATATTAAAAATGCGAAATCTTTCTTCGAGTTTGAAAATATAGGATTTTGGGTATCAAAAATAATAGAAAAAACTATAAATGTTAAGCAATCTACGGAGGATGATATAAAATCGGATAAGCAAGAAGATGATGATGACGATTCGCCCGTTGTTGATATACGGATACAAAATAGATACCTTTCTTCGAGTAGCGAAACAAGTGGAGGGAATAAAGAGGATACCAAGAATTATTTAATTAACAAATTGAAAAACGCCGACAAGGAATTGTGGAATGATAATAATAAATCACGCAAATGCCAGAGGGTAAAACAGCCCATCCCGCTATCCAAAGAAGAATACATTGATTTTGAAAAGAAGGGTTTAAATAAGCATTTTGATAATTCCATAGTTCATAATAATAACTATTATATATGTCCGCGCTTATGGTGTCCTAAAAGTAATGTGCCGCTAGACGAGGGAAACCCTAATGCAAAATGTCCTATTGCCGACGAAACCCCTATGCGATTAAATGATGATATGAAAAATAAAAATTTGCCTAGATATGTGTATTTAAAGAAGAAAGATAATATACCTTGCTGTGGTAAAAAATTAATTAAAGCAGCGAATGCAGCGAACAAAAAGGACGACAACGTGGATAGCAAAACATCTAATAAATCTGCTAACGCGGCGAGAGCGGACAGCGAAGATGATTACGACAAGGACAAGAATTATATTATGAAGAACTACCCAATATATTATAATAAAAGATTTGGAGATATACCTGAAGAATTATATAAATTATTGTATCCAGACAATTTCAAGGAATACTTAGATAGCTGTAGGTCGCCTAATAATATCAATAAGAAGAGGTGTATATTAAGGAAGGGGTTAATTAATATCGACGAAATCCCTGAAAAATATGGCAATCGTTATGATAATATCATAAATACCATCGCATATTTAGTAGATGAAACGAAGGAGACTTTTATAGAAAATGTTAAAAATAAACTAGATATCTTATCCTATTTGTCGCTTGATAATGGGAATATATGCAAGGATTTTGGCGATAGCGAGCCAGTATTGTATGAATATAACAAGGATTTATATGGCGAATTGAAGAGGCACCTATATTACATTAATAAGAAAAACAAAATAAATATCGAATTGCCTAAGTTTGATAGTAAAAATGAAAGGGCAGTATTTAAAATATCGCGTCTCTTGTATATTTATAAATCATACAAGAAATTCATAGAATATATTTCATCCGATAATTACCCTGAAGACAAAGGTATCCAGTATTTATATAGCTTGATTGCCTTCGTATATAAGAAATTATTGATTGTATGGGAGAACACTATTAATACGGCTAATATTATTCCTAGCATTAATTTAATAGTTCCTGAGTATATTGATGACTTGATAACATACTATGGATTACAAAAGAAACCCGAGATAATAATGATATTGAAAGAGAAATGGAAGGCGAATGGAAACAATGACGATAATAATAAGCATAGGGATAACAAATTATATGAGATTATGAAAGACCGCGATAATATTTATTTCTACGAACCGCTAATAATAAAAACAATCAATATAGAGAAAAAACATATGTTGCTAAGCGAATACCCGACTATCAAGAATATTGTCAATTACCATCCCAATAACAAAAATAAGGACAATATATTTAGTAATTTAAAATATATAAATAATCTAATCAAAGACCAAAGTTTGAAGTATAGCATTGAGACAATAATAATTAATGATAATTATACGATAGACAAGATAATGTTAAAGAACAATATTTTAATACGTTTCAAGCCACAGGGAACTATTATACTGCCGTATTTAATGAAGGAACTTAATATTAACAATGTGGTATTTTTAGACGATATAATAGGGGATGCTTATAATATAACAATAGTGAACAAGGTATATGCTAAGTTTGAGAATAAAATAAATATGCTCAAGGATTTCGGTATTACATTAGATATCGGAGTTAATAACCAGCGAACCAGTGAAATAATGAAGAATACGCTTACAATTCGCGGCGATAGCGGGAATGACCACAAAGGTCAGTTAATTCTTTTTGGTAAAAAGAGCGAGTTTGAAGAATATAGCGAAAGAAACGCTAATGTTATTAAGAAATGGGCGGCTTTGCGATTACTAGTAAAAAACAAATTATTGGCTTTGGATGATTTGAGCGGGCTGCGTGAGCTGCGCGAACTTTCTAAAAAATCCCGCGCGACTTTCATTAAAACCTTAGTAGATATGTTCGAAGGCAAAGATAATAACAGAAGCACCAAGAAAATACAAATTATATTAGAAGAGATACCTATATTTACAAAGGAAGGTATAAATGATTGGTATGCGAATTCCCTATTACATACAAAATATGATTATATTAATGAATTGTCTGATAAGTTTGTAGATGATGGGAATGAATTGCTATTTACGCAATATTTGGTTAAAAAGAATATCCCTAAAAACATACTATATTATCACGAAGCAAACCCTAATATAATATACGATAATCGCGATAGCGGTGTAGTAAATTATGATAATATCTATGATGATAAGGTAGATAATGTTAATGCTGCGAATGCAGTGAATGCAGTGAATGCTGCGAATGCCAAGAAGAACAGCAAGGGTAGCAAAGGCAGCAAGGACAGCAAGAGCAATATAGGTTTGCCAAAAATGTTTGAAGGTGTGCCAAAAGACCTAAACTCTAAATGGACAAAGTATAAGAAGAAGATATGGTGGCAATTAAAATATATTAAGAATGATTATGCCGCAAGTAATATAAGGGAATTATTTGACTACTTCAGAACACTAGATAATGACTTAGTGAATGATTATAATGATATAATTAAGAAGACGTTCAAATATTATAAACACGAATTTAATAAGAACATCAACAATTTATCAGATAACACAAAGATTAAAGATATATTCAAAGACCCGTATTTTTATAATGCATATTTGAATTCTATGAATAGCGTGAATAATACTAAAAAAACATTTAAAACATTAGAGATATTTTTAACCACATATTTTTATAATAGTTCAACAACGGAACGATATGATATATTAAAACATCTACGTGGTTCTGATGCATATACCTATCATCCAAATGAGATTACATTTTTTATGATTTCGAAGGTTCTCAATATATCAATATTAATAATCCATCATCGCGCGGAATATGGAAAAGCCGTTAACGTAAGTAAGCGCGCAGACGACAAAGATTTATCTATAACCACCTCAATATACAAAGCAGACAATAATGAACTCGAAAGACCGCTTTTAATACTATATAAAAAGAATGATAAAACCCATTTAAGTTATTATGTTGTTCGCAATGTTAATCACAATAATTTCATATACACCGAATTAAAGAATGCCCCCGAAGAAATTAAAACAAGAATAATAAATACAAAAAATACGAACACATATTCCTCGTCAAGTAGCACACAAACGAGTAGCATATAAGGAACCTCTTATATTTATTCTATACAAGATACTGGTTTGCGCCATCGACTTATTTGTTTAATAAGTTCATAAAGATTTGTTTCTTCTCCATTTTGTTCTACTTGGTGGACTGATGCGTTATAAAGCCTATAAGGAGCCTGCATACCACCACCATTTGGTTGTGTCAAATCAATATTAATTTTATCCTCTCTTAAATCATATAGGTCTGTATAATGTATTTCATAGTCCCAATTGCCATCACCTGTCCAGCCTAATTGTTCGTTTGTCATAACACGGATATTCTTTGTTTTAAATTTTGCAATTGCTATTATATTACCATCTTGGGGTGTCTTTTTAGACAAATTTTTCTGAACAAACACTAATATATCACATTCTTTAAGTCCATTAAAAACATCTTTATTTTTTTTAGAGTTTACTCCCCAAATATTATATTTGGAACTCGCTATAAAATTAGAAGTATCCCCGCAACGCATAATTTTAATTAACATTTCTTCTTGTTTGTTGATTTGTGGTTCTTCTCTTTCTTTGTTGGTTTGTTCTTGGTATAATTATACAAGAACATTAATCAATTTTTATTTGAATTCATATAAATTACAACATATTAATCTAAAATATAAAAATAATACATATCAACCTACATATACATCAATCCACCCATACTGCTACCCTACTTAATTATCACCTTCTGCTGAGGTAATTTATAGCATTTAGCCTTTTTATTTTCTTTTTGATTAATTATAATCTGCAAATCATCATTTGTATATAGTTCATCAGCCTCTTCGATATCCTCTTTATTTTCTGGGATTGCATCTAGTTTGCCCTTTTTAGTATCAGCAACATCTTTTAATAATTCCATCATATGCTCTTCGTCAATTAGGATACGGCTATCGCCTGTTCCGCAAGGTGGTTGTTGTCCAAGCATAACATTCGCAGATACTCCATTTACCTTGTCGTATTCCGCGAATATGCTAGCGTTTATAAGCATATCTGTGCTTTCCTCAAATGACGATTTAGCAAGTGGTCCGATATCACCACGATTAATTCCGTGCCTATCGATGGACATTAATTGACCTTTGTAGGTCATTGTGTCGATGAGAAGGGACATATGCCTGTAATTCATAGAGCCCTCCGTTACAACTGCGAGTAATTCTTTGTATAACGCGTGTCTCGATGCTTCAATCCCGAGCGTCTCATATATTTCGCGAATATCATTAGATATTGTTCGCGTAGTATCTATGTTGGCGTTCGCTAGGATATCGATTAGATTTGTTCCATCCGTGTCCAGCACCCATTCTAGTATAGTATCAAACTTATTCGTTTCATCATTATATTTAGTATAATTCTTTTTATTCAGAGATACCTTTCTAATCCCCTTGTATCCCTTCAGCAATACTTGATATACGATATTGTGCTCAATTGCTTTAATTGTAGCTATCTCATCCTTCTCGTCAATCCCATTAAAAGCCTGTTCCGTCATCTTAATCCTGAATACGCATTCGTCAGCATTATCATCGCTATATACGCAATCAATGTATTTATCATATGAGGTTTTAAGTTTGGTATATATGTCAATCATCTTAAGACCAAAGGTATTCATTTTCTCTTTGTCAAATACAAGCCGCAACACCCAAGGGGATGTTGTTCGCGCTTTGCACATATTCTCTTCAATCTTTTCAAATTCTTTATAAATACTCATAATACCTACGTCCTGCTCAATATTCGTTTCATATACCTGATCGCTATCCCAATATATTTCGCTATGCTTTAGGATGTCTGATAATTTAGTGATTTCTATAGAATTCTTAATATTAATCGCATTATTCTTCGTAATATCAATGCGAGGGTCAATAAAATCACCATTCTCATCCTTCAAAGGATTAATTACGCAAGATACGTCAGGCTTCATATAGATAATCAGCGTCGGTGTCTTCGTCTTCTTTGTCGCCGAAAGAATTTCCTTTAATCGCGGCACTCCCGAAGTAGCCTTTACTGCAGCCGCCGTCCCCGATACGTGGAATGAATCAAGCGTCATCTGTGTTCCTAACTCGCCAATTGTCTGTGCCGCTACAATTCCAACCATATCGCCTGGTTGCGCGAGAGCCTGATTGAAATATTCATATATCTGCAAAACAATCCAATCAAACGTCTCCTTAGTAAAATGGTAATGCATAATTAACTTTTTAGGGTTCAGATGAAGTCGCAGCAATATATTGAAATACAGCATTCCTTGTATCCTGTCCTTCACATATAAATCCGCCTTAATCTTCTCAATCTTGTCTAGGACATAATCAGGATACAAATCTGTCTTAATCTTTTTAATGTCGAGAGCCAGTAAGCGCTGATGAGCGATATTAATTATGCGGTCGAAAGGGATAGGATAGTTAATAATATATTTCTTCTCGCCATTAAAGACCTTTTTAATAAGGAATTCTTTGTCCTTGAGCATCTCTTCAAAATGGACGGCGCATCTTTTATACGTCTCCGCATTTATTGTTTTGAATGCTTCATCCGTCATATGAATGTTAAGATGCTCGGCGTTTTTCAGATTATATTCATTGTCTAGCTCAATTGTATTCTTATTAATTGTGTTAATATATTGGGTCTCGATTTTGCATCCGTCCATACCATCTTCGCCATATATATATTGAATGATAGAACCTGTAGCCGTTCTCACTGTGTTGTCATAGTTAATCTTGGAATCTTCCATCGCTTTCACTAACCTTCTTTGGATATACCCAGTTTCTGATGTTTTAACTGCGGTATCAATGAGACCCTGACGACCACCCATCGCGTGAAAGAAGACTTCTTGCGGCGTTAATCCGCTAATAAAGCTATTCTTTACAAACCCGCGAGCCTCTGGTCCGTCATCGTATTTTGTGTAATGAGGCAGTGTTCTGTCTGTAAATCCATATGTTATCCGCTTTCCGTCGACATTTTGCTGCCCGACGCAAGCGATCATTTGCGCTACATTGATTTCCTTGCCCTTAGACCCTGCTTTAACCATATTAATCATACGATTGTTCGTATCGTCAATCTGGTCTAAACTGATTTTACCAACATTATTTGTAGTCTTATCAAGAATAGCAATGATTTCGCGCTCAATATATTCTTCATTACTAAATATACTATTGTTTTCTATAATACCTCTTCTAATATCATCTAACTTATCATACGCCAAATTCTTCATCTCTTTGATTTTGTTTTTTAGCGTCTCCTCCGTTTTCTTGTCGGGAACCAAATCACTGATGCCCACGCTGAACCCAGATGTTAATAGCCAGCGGCATATTAATCGCTGTGTATTATCAAGAAACTTCCTAACTTCAAATGGTCCGTAATCGTGGTATATCACGGGGATTAAACCCGTTGAAATGTCGTGAAATATCTTTTTATCCAATGACCCTGAATTTGCTGCAAGAACGCTGTTATTAACAATAAACTGCTCTTCCTTCTTGTTTTTCAAGTTAATAAAGAGACCAGGTGGTAATATTTGCGAATACGCTTCTTTTCCTGAATACATATAATTATCATCGGGTTTATTCAGTTTTCCTTTAAAATAACTATTAACCATCTGAATATTTGCAAGCGTTTTATCTTGTATCCGCGTGTAATCCTTTGTTAATCTGTAAGACCCCACGAGCGTATCCTGAACAACCTCGATAATTGGTTTTCCATCGCGAGGTGCTAAAATCATATATGGAACTGCAGCGATATCCATTAATTCACTCATTGTTTGGATATTCTGAGGGCAATGCAAATTCATCTCATCACCATCAAAATCTGCGTTATAGGGAGGCGTATCCAAAACATTAAGGCGGAATGTTTGGTAGGGCATAATAACAACCTTATGACACATCATAGACATCTTGTGAAGCGAGGGTTGTCTGTTAAAGAGGATGAAATCGCCATTTGTTAAGTGTCTATGAACAATATCGCCATACACCAACTCAGCGGCATTCTTTTCTCTCTCGATAGAGTGCTTTAGATTAATCGTTCGCGTGCTCTTCTTAATATACTTAGCGCCAGGCCAGACCTCCGAGCCATTCTTGATTAATTCTCGCATTTTGTCGATGTTATACTCATTAACTACCTCAGGGAACGTAATATTTACTGCGACTTTAATAGGCACCCCGAGTTCGTCGATACTGATATAGGGGTCTGGAGTAATAACTGAGCGCGCCGATTGGTCTACGCGCTTCCCATTGAGATTACCACGAATACGCCCTTCCTTCTTCTTCATACGATCAGATACCGACTTGAGTTTGCGCCCGTTCCTTTGCTGCGCTGGCGCAAGACCAGGCATTTGATTATTAATAAATGTGAATACGTGATATTGTAATAACATAGCGACATATTTAATTGTTTCTTCGGAAGCACCTTTGCATATTTTCTCAGATAGCTGCTTGTTTGTTTTAATAATATCGCTTAATTTGTGCGTCAAATCATCTTCGCGACGCTGTCCATTTTCTTCAATAATACTAGGGCGCACTGCTGGAGGAGGAACGGGCAAGACGGTGCAAATCATCCATTCGGGTCTATTCCACTTTGGATTAAATCCCATCATATCCATTTCTTTTTCAGTAATGCGCGAGAATATCTTGAGTATATCTTCCGCCGTAAATTCTTGAACAATCTTGTCAGTATTCTTCTCGCCATTCTTATTAGCGGGTTGCTTCCTGTCTTTCCACTCGGCAATAATTTTCATAGAGTTCTCTTTGATATACTTGGTAGGCTGAACGGCACCGCATCCAATTGTCCCGTCGTCGCCACAAACGCGAATTTTAGTTGTCGTATTACATAATTTGAAATATGCCTCCCATCGCTTCTGGTTATTCTTAATAGACAATATTCTTTGCATATCGTGCTTGAATTCTTTGTCGGTATCTGGAGATATCAAGCATTTGGAACATTTATAACAGACGCAATTCAGTAATTTCTTGACTATATCGAAGAACATAGCGTGAAATACTGGCTTTGCAAGCTCAATATGTCCAAAATGACCCGGACAAAATATGTTCTTTTGTTCGCAAGTGCAGCAAATCCGATTATGCTCTAAAACGCCCATTCGCGAATCAAATAATCCGCCGACAATAGGTTCGCTTCCAGCATATGTATCGGTTTTCGTAATTTCTACTACAGACCTATTGCGGATTTCTTGCGGACCGAGAACACTAAATTGTATTCCCTTAACATCTTGAATTTCTACCTTCTGGTCATTATAGGAAAGTTCAGGATAAATTGACATATCTCTTATTAATAGTAGTTAAAATAAGTAGTCTTATGCTTAAACTATTTTAATAGAAAAAGAAATCAATTTTTATATAAATAAATGATATTATAAAAAATACATAACATATATATATATATCATAGATTATATAGAATACTTATTTTGTGATTTTAGAAATCATTAGTGTCGTCGTAGTCTTCTTCGTCGTAGTTGATGTATATGGTGCGGACGTAATTGCCCCCCATACATACAATGCACTTGTTCAATCCGTTATTAGTGTAGTAAAACTCGTCATCTTTCTCGTCATCTGAGTTATAATACTCATACTCATCGATTTCAAACTCAGGATCCATCATCCATCTGGGAGACATAGTTTGGTTTGGGTTGGTTGTTAGCGATTTGCTTGGCTCTGCTGTTGCTGCTCTTGGCTGCTGTTCTGCGATTGTTTTGACTTATAGTCGGCTTCCTATGCGGGGCTTTAATTAATCTAAAAGTAGGCTGCAATATCAATTTTTTATTTAATATATTATTTTTAGAACAAATTATGTATCATTTGCTGCTATACATTTTTAATTTCTTATAAATATACTTGAAACTATCTTGGTCAATTGTCCAGTCGTCTAATCCATACGGGAGGGCTGCTAATAATATCTCGCAAGGCGAATGGTCTGGTGTATTGCACATCTGAGATACACACGCGAATATCGCTAGGTTTATATCGAAATTATCAAATAACCTAAATATAGACAAGTTAAGGTCAGTATTCCCAGAAGGACCGCATACTACCATTTGCTTATATTGCCTCATTAGTTTTATATAAAAGTTGTTTTCATTCACCTCCCAATATTGTAATCCAGATATCCATTGAAGTTTATTATTATTATTTTGTATTTCATATTTGCAATTCACTTTTATGTATGCTAATTCATATTTTGATAACTCAGGATATACATCTTTCACTTTAACATAATACCTGTCTATCTTTTTAACTCGCGGCTCCCTCAAAGCATTATTTAAGGGATATGCAGACATCCTCGAAGCAGATACTGCGCCGTCTGACGCTAAACTAACAAATTTACAAGGTAATATACAGCCTTTACGCTCACATCTTTTCATATATTTATTAATTTTTGCGATATCGTGAATTCCCGTAAGATTATATAATCTTTTATGTAATACGTCGATACTTTCTTGTGTGAAATACTTGTTTTTCTCAAGTGCCCATAATATTACTGCGCATCCGCTCATACAAAAGTTCATTATCAAGGTTATTCGCTCTCGAATATTACCTGCTTCAATGGCTTTCGCAATATATTTTGCAGGAATTTGCCCTGTGCTAAAATTTGCAGGTGCTGCGGTATGTCCGAAATACTTCTCGAATACCTTCCTTGCATCTTGTTTAGTATCGCGTGCGTAATGAATAAGAAGTTCTTTGATACGTAAGCATACTTCGTGCACATATTCTTGCGTCTTCTTATTTGCCGAGCATTTATTAGACAACTCTCGCAGTTTACGTAATTCTCTCTCTCCCAATTCTTTCATATTCACCCACACGCACCCCCTATATATAATTATATAGATTAAAGCAAATCATTGGGATTTTGTTTTATTTCTTCTAATTCAATATCCTTATTCTTCATACTGCTATTATTAGCAGCCCTATTTTGTCTTCGTAGATTATAAGCTTCCTTAAATAATGTTCCAGCGTCCTTCTTAATATTCGCAGTGTCATCTGCTTTGTCTGCTACGTCCGCTTCTTCAGTTTCATCGCTATATATGCTCGAATTAAATCGGGTTCTTGCACAATCATTGAAATTGCGTCTTATCTTCATCTTCCAAGATGCTTGGGTAGGTGTAGATATAGGATTGTCTGGAACAATAGGATTGTCTGGAACAATAGGATTGACTGGAACGATAGGATTAGTATATTTATTTATTAAATCGCTAATAAACACATATTTATTCTCGTTCATCTCGATGCTTTCGTTGCTTACTAGATGATTATGAAGTAATCTAAACAGGCTATCGCAAAGATGAACATAGTAGGATTTATTCGTATATTTAATACACGATGATAGTATATCATTTCTGCGCATATTCAGATATCCCTTAATCAATTCAATAATACTTATGATTAGCTTAATATTAGATGTATATCTTTCTTGGATTGATAGATTTATCAAACATTTCACAAAATGGTCGTTTAAGTTCTCTAGCAATATCTCGACTGCCTTTTTTGCTAAAAAATACTCATCCATTCTACCTACTCCTGATATTTATAAACTTATTATATATATACCTTGTAATTTTTATATATACGTTATTTGCTAATCTAAAAGATAATATGGGTTTTCGCTAATCAATCTCTCTTGCAACTCTTTCTCTTCACAATCCTTGTTGTATTTCTCTATTCGCGATAAACAATATGAAAAAAAACCATTAACAATTTTGCATATATATATATTACACATATATACAATAATTATCTGCGTCTCCTTAAATTATATCCATTTATTATTTAGTTATCTAGATATTATATAAAAATTGATTTCATAAAGTATATATCTATATCCAAACACATAATGAATAAAAGCGAGTATATTCAATCAGATACCAGCAAATATGTTGCAGGCGTTGATGAAGTTGCTAGAGGAACCTTTGTAGGACCCGTGATAGCGGCGTGTGTCGTATTGCCGCACGTATTTCCAGACGATACCTATAAGGAAATTAAGGATTCCAAGAAGTTGACTAAAAATAAGCGCAAGTTTTTAGCGGGATATATTCGGAATAACGCCATTACATATGGCATAGGTTCTGCATCCGTCGAAGAGATTGATAGTGTTAATATTCTGAATGCCACAATGAAGGCAATGCATCGCGCGGTAGATGAAGCGTATAAGAAGCATCCTTTTGAAAAACTCCTAATTGATGGTCAATATTTTAAAGGATATACGCCACCCGGATTAGACAGCGAAATGTTAGAATATGAATGCATCCCTAAAGGCGATATGCACTATTTATCTATTGCAGCCGCTTCAATCATTGCAAAGGATTATCATACTACTTTAATATATAAAATGACTGAAGAACACTCAGAACTCAATTTATACGATATAAAGAAAAATAAAGGATATGGGACGGCTAAACATATCGCCGCAATTAATCAACACGGCATCACTAGTTTCCATAGAAAGACCTTTGGGATATGTAAATATATTTAGATATATATTTAGTTAGCTTTACAATTTAAAGAACTCCACGATATACCACATTGTTTAGCATATTCGCAACTAATCTCATTTTCTTCTTTTGTTTTACTATCAAGTATTCCCAGCACTTGAGGATACACTTGATTACAAATTAATGGGGTTTTTGTTTCATATGTAGAATATATAGATTTCTTTTGTTCATCGCTTGTTGAGGGAGTTAAATATTCATTAGCAGCTGGTCTAAGACTAATATTATTATTATTATCGAATATAGATGCATAATTAGATGTATATCCTCCAGCGAATTTAGCATAACTCTTTAACCCTTTTTCATTAGGTTCTTCTATATCTTTTGGCAGTTTTACAATATAATCAGGGCTTAAAACACTAGCCTGTGGATTGGTAGCATATGCGATAGCGTTTGCTACATTATTAAAACCAGCAATAATACTAGCGCTATCACCAGTAATACCTTTCTTTGTTTCTAATAATTTGCGAGTATCACCATATACCTCTTTATCATATACGCATTTATATTGTATATTTTTATCAGCGTCTCTAGTTATTTCAGGAATTATGTAGGTTTTAGGTTCTCCAGATGCGTTATTATTAGCTATCAAAATCTTTTTATCTGCTTCAACAACTTTTTCTAATTTCCAAAAGTCAGGGCACATAATACTATTGTCGCTATCCATATCATTTCCTATTCTTCGCGGTGTTATAGTATATATAGAATTTAATAGATACAATATAATAATTAAGGAACCTAATATATACGTCACTACTGCAGGAGCAAACTTGTCATATATAAACTCCTTGCCGCCGTCTGTGAATAATATAAGCACCAATAATATAATAGCAGACAGACCATATACGATACATACTACAAATGTCCCTTTGTATAAATCCATTTTTTCCTGCTCAAATAATTTAAGCTCCTTATCATTTGGTTTAAAAACTTTATCGTCGGACATTTATATTCTATTATTCTATAATATAATATTATATAATATAAAAAGTAATATAGAAGGTAATCTCGTTATATGCGCTAGTTGCACTAGTTGCACTAGTATTTCATCATTTCTAATGTTCTGGTTCCTTTCTGTGATGGTAATTCAGACCGATCGAGTGGAACAGGCATTGTGCTAATATCCATAATATATTTAGCAGATTGTTTGATATTTGATAATATTTCAGGGACACACCAATCGATAACACGCGTATTTAATTCCAGAACCTGTCCTTTAATATTGATGGCTACATTTTTGCCATATTGGAAATAGATAGAGCGCATTATAATCTTCAGGTCAGTATCGCTTTGCTTTCCGATGTTATACTCCCCATTTGATAAGTTAAGTATTTTGTTGCGAATGCCTAATTGCAATAATTCTACATTATCTTCGGAGAAAAATATTGCCGATACTCCAGTGCAATTCATATTACGCGATATAATATTGGTATTATTCTCAGACTGCTTTTCTACATTCGTAGCAAAATTATAATTATCTACAGGCATTACCGCATTAACTCTTCCATTTAAATAATTCATTTTTTGTCCTTCTTAATATATATATTTATTTTCATTTTATATAGTAGTAAGAAGATATGGATAAATGTAAAGAAATTACATTCTGTGCTAAAGAATTATTAAAAACTCATAGAATACATATTAGTGATAATCACAGAAACAAGGTTGTTATGATAGTATCTAAATATATAGAATTACTGATATTTAATATTGTCGCAGTAATATCAATAATATGCTTAAATATCGGTATTAAGAAGGTGCTCTCTTTGCATATGCAATATATATCAAAATATATTGATAAAAGATGCTCAGATAAAGCAAAAAATAAGAAGCGCGTGGGTATGAGAGGTGGTGCGTTTAATACTGCAGCTTTTTACGGGGTTGCTGAGCCTAACTATTCAAAAGACAATGATACCAGTGATTTGCTTAAAATCGACTTTGATGGCGGAATAGCTCGTAATGCTATAATGATGAGCGGTGGTGCCAAAACACCCAATTGCATTAAACTCGACAAGATAATCGCAAAGAAGATTAGGCATATATTCAAGTTCTTCAATATAAAGTTTGAGAATAATGTAATTGCGCTTATTAAAGATAAATACGACGGGATAATTGAAAATATGCTAAGCAAAATTCGGGCTATCAAAGGTGATATCACTGATAAAAAGGTGGAGCAATTAATACACAAAACAAAAATAATGAAAAAATGATTATATAAATATTAATTAATATATTTATTAAAAGATGCCTATTATTACAATTGATGGCAATATAGGCTGCTATAAAACGAGCATCCTTAATTACTTTCACAAGAATTACAAGCTGGCGATTGACTTAGAGCCTGTTGATAACTGGACAGATTATTTGGAGAACCTTTATAATACGCAAAATACCAGTTATGATTTTCAAATAAAAGTATGGATAGACAGGTGCTGGATACAAGAGAAAACTGCAATGCCCGTTTTAATGGAAAGAAGCCCTAACTTTATTAAAAATGTCTTTGTTAGGAAAGCATACGAAGATAAAACCATAAATGAAAAGGAGTATGAAAATATAATTAGTCTGCATAAGACGACGGATGAACTATGGAAACCGAATGGATATATTTACCTTCGCTCTGACCCTGATAAGTGTTTGCAGCGCATTAATAAAAGGGGGCGTTTGGCAGAAAAGAATATTAAATTAGATTATATACAGCATTTGCACGAACTACACGAAAAAAATTATAAAGAAGCATTAAGTAATAATATGAATATTATAGCAATTGATGTAGAAAACAAGAGCATTTCTGATATATGCAGTGAAATCTTATTGTCCGATTTATATAATGATATTGTCTATTGATATTTAAAGTATTTATCGTATATATCATATGTTCATCTTATTATATATCTATGTATCATAAATTTATTATATTATATATCAATATATCTATCTTTATTCACTTCAAATACTATTGCATCTAATAATAGGTGCATCAGTTCCTAAGAAGCAGCTATAATAAAGGCGCTCATAATTTTCATACTCGATAGAAGGCGATGAACTATGAATTAACTTTCTATTATTGAAGATTAGCAAATCATTCATTTCCCATTTTATTTTTACTATATTATCTTTGTTAAGAATGTATTTACTCATCAATTCCCTGTAGAGGTCGTAGCTGTCTTCACAAGACATCTTATCAAACTTATTAAATCGAAATGGCGAAATCATTAGTGCTTTTTTATTTTTATATTCATCTGTATAAATTACAAGCGGCTCTCTGTTAATAATTGTAGTTCCTTTGTTTGTATTCGGCATATCATTATTTACATTATTATTAATCCTATTATATCCAGTATAATCATAATATGTATTCATAACATTGTCGGCATTATTCGTATTTGAATAGATAACATTGTAATCCTTGATTTCTTTCTTAAGTTCTGAATTAATATTATCATAGGCGGTCTCCATACTTGCAAACATTGTTTCGCCGCCAACTGGAGGGGTATTTAACATATACATACTAGATACAACTGGCGGATTATGGTCGCTAATTCCCACGAGGTCTTGGTGCCATACTGCAGTATTCTTAAAAGGAGCACTATATTTCAGTGTTATATCTTTCAGTCCATAGAGGTCTTTAATATAGCAATTGCCTCTAATTGCTATTTGGGGGACGTAATCGACTTTAGAATATTCAAAGGGATGCACTACTTTATTATTGCATTTGCTATCAAATACTTTGCAAAACTCATAGAAATCTTTAGGTGTCAAATTTTGATTTTTAAACATAAGCATCGGGACTGCGTTGAAAAGTTTAGCCAACTCGGTTTTATCATAGTCATTTGCTCGTTTTACGTCGTAATTATTAATTACTGCTAGGTTTTTTTGAAATGTAGGAAAGGATACTTTCATTGATGCAGTGTAATCAATGTGCATAACTAGTAATACCAAATAAGCAAGAGAAGCGTAGCGGATGCGAGTTGGGAAGATATTCGTTTTAATCATTTTTGATAAAATTATAGAAAAATAAAGAATATAATCATTTTTTATATTTTATATTTACTTATTTATTCATTTATTTACATATAATCCTCTATGTAATTCTTCTAAATACTTGTTATTGCCATTACCATTACCATTACCATCATTCAGCAATAGGCTATTCAGATATGGATAGATGGCGTTTGATAATTTAATAGATGCTTCTGTAGGGGCAGTGCTAGGTATGTTGGGGACGCAATAGATGCTTATATTTTTATAACGAATAAAAGGGTTATACAAGGTTGTTGGCATAGATTGCGAAGTTGTCCCTCCTTGATCGATTGCGATATCCATAATCACGCTACCTGTTTTCGACATCATATCTAACAACTCATTATCAATTATGTGGGACGCTTTCATACCATTATTATATATAGAAGATATAACAATGTTGGAAAATATCAAGAGTTTCCTAACATTATTTTCTGTCATTTTATATGCTTTATAAATGGTCGGGTTGCTTTCCTCCATTCTCTTGATTTTCTTATAATCATTATCAATAAGATTGATATTTTTGTATCCCATTAGTATTGCTTGTTCGGCTGCTGCTTTCCCTGCATTGCCTACGCCTACTATTGTTATAATCGTATATTTGTTTTTGCGCAACTTTTTACTATTAGAAATAAAATTATCGGCTTCTATCATTGACTTCTTACCTGCTATAATGGACATTGGGGCTAATATGGGATATACACCATTTTCATCTTGGATAGTTTCATATGCGTAGCACTTCGCTTTACTTTCAATCATCGCTTCGATTAGGTCGTTATTACCTGCAAAATGGAAGAAAGACAATATAGTATGTCTTGGTTTAATTAAAGAATATTCCATTCTTTGAGGTTCCTTGACTTTCACAATGATATCTGCCTTCTCATAAATGTCCTCTAGATTATTAAGAATTATAGCACCTTTTGCAATATATTCATCGTCGCTATATCCAGCATATTCCCCTGCACCCGCTTGCACATATATAACAATATCATTGATATCATTAATATCATCATCATTATTTTCAAGCAATCTCTGAATATCGCTAGGAACAATTGAAACCCTATTCTCGTAATCTTTTATCTCTCTAGGTATGCCAATTGTATACATTAAAATTTTTATTATAATTATTTTACTAATGCTAATTATTTTTATATATTTGTAAAATATGATTATGTTATAATGTTATAATATTATAATATTATAATATTATAAACTGATGAGTTGGCTTAATGCTTCTATTAATAATTTTTTGTCTGCTCCACAATATGAGTTTATTTCCTTATTATTTCTATAAAATTTGAAGTAAGGTATTGAAGATATGTTATAGTTATCGCTAATCTCCCAGCCATCCTCGATATCTATTTTTAAGAATGTTATATTCGTATTTGAGGCGCTTAACTCCTCTATAAATGGATATATCTCTTTGCAAGGTTTGCAGAATGAAGCAGAAAAGACAGCGATAACATAGGTATTGCTAATCAGATATTTATTAAATTCATCTAAAGTCTTAATATTTATTACGGACATCTCTTATCTTTATTATTTAGATAGAATTAAAAATATTTAATAATTTTCGCACTTTTCATAAATTTGTTATAAACATATAAAAAATTGATAAATATTATATGTATATCTTATAAATACACAAATACAATATAACCTGATGTCTGTTGCGAAGAAAGTAGAGGATAAATACAAGAAATATGAACTTCTCGAACATATCTTGGCGCTCCCAGATACCTACATTGGTTCCATTGAGCCTCAAAAGATTACAAGTTATATTTACGATGATGCCACGAAAAAGATGATTACAGATGAACTAACGTATATACCAGGATTGCTTAAAATATTCGACGAGGTCATCGTGAATGCCATCGACCATTGTATGCGTCTCCGTGCCGACGAAGAGAAAGGAAAAGAAGATATAAAGCACGTTAAGAACATCAAGGTATCGATAGACAAGGTTTCAGGTCGGATTACTATAATGAATGATGGAAACGGCGTTGATATCAAAAAGCATAGTAGTTATGGCGATTTATGGATACCCGAGCTTATATTTGGAGAACTTTTGACCTCTACAAATTATGATAAGGGCGAAGAGAAGATTTGGGGAGGTAAGAATGGCTATGGCAGCAAACTTACGAACATCTTCTCTAAGGAGTTTTCGATTGAAACGATTGACCATTATAGTAAGAAGATTTACACGCAAACGTTTAGCAATAATATGACTGCGCGAACAAAGGCAGACGTAAAGGCATCTTCAAAAGCGCCCTACACGCAAATCAGTTTTATCCCAGACTATGAGAGGTTCGGTATGAAGAATATGTCTGACGATATTTACAAATTGTTTAATCGGCGTGTGATTGATGCTTGCGCAACAACTCCAAAAGAAGTCTCAGTATATTTCAATGGAGAAAAACTGATGATTAAGGATTTTGAAAAGTATTGCGAATTGTTCCTTGATAAAAAAGAGCAGCCCTTTGTATATGAAGCGGTTGGTGAGAGATGGGAAGTTGTCGCTTCGATATCAAGTTCTGGGTCATTTGAGTTCCTGTCTTTCGTAAATGGCATTAATACAATCAAGGGAGGCAAGCATATCGAGTATATTACAAATATGATTACTAAAAATCTGGTTGATATGACGCTATCGAAGAAGAAGAAGGCAGTAAAAGCGCAGCATATTAAAGACAACCTATTTGTATTTGTGAAAGCGCTTATAGTAAATCCAAGCTTCGATTCGCAAAGCAAAGAAACTCTAACAACGCCTGTTGCAAAGTTTGGTTCCAAATGCGAGCTTAGCGAAAAGTTCTATGATAAACTATTTAAGATTGGTATTGTCGACAAGGCTCTCAGTATTACCGAGTTTTACGATAAAAAGAAATTGGTAAAGACGGATGGCAAGAAAATATCACGTATCATAGTTCCCAAGTTGGATGACGCGAATTTAGCGGGGACGAAGGATAGCGCTGATTGCACCCTAATTTTAACAGAGGGAGATTCAGCGAAAACATTGGCGGTTGCAGGGCTTAGTATTATAGGACGTGATAAATACGGCGTATTCCCTTTGCGCGGTAAAATATTAAATGTAAAGGATGCTACGCTGCAGAAAATCACCGACAATAATGAGATTACGGCTATCAAGAAAATTCTCGGTCTTGAGCAAAATAAGAAGTATACAGACCTCAGCCAGTTGCGATATGGCTCGATTATGATTATGACCGACCAAGACCACGACGGCAGTCATATTAAAGGTCTAATATTTAATATTTTCCAAAGTATGTGGCACGAATTATATGAAATCTCAGGGTTTCTAACATCTATGCTTACGCCCATTATTAAAGCAACAAATAGTCGCGGCAATGAGATTATCGAGTTTTACAATATGTCGGATTACGAAAGATGGAGTGAAACTGATGTAGCCAAGAATGGCTCTTGGAAAATCAAGTATTACAAAGGGCTCGGCACATCGAATGACCAAGAGGCGAAAGAATACTTTAAGAATATGAAGAAGATTACTTATAAATATGATAAGGACGCTGACGAAGTCATTGACCTCGCATTTAATAAAAAGCGCGCAGACGACAGGAAGGAATGGCTCGCAAATTACGACAAGGACAATGTATTAGACTATACAAACCCTGTAGTAGATTTCAAAACATTTGTAGACAAGGATTTAATTCATTTCAGTAATCGCGATTTGCAAAGGTCGATTAATCATATATGCGATGGTCTCAAAGAAAGCACGCGCAAGATTTTATTTTCCTGTTTCAAGAGAAAACTATACACGAACGAAGTGAAGGTCGCGCAATTATCTGGATATGTTAGCGAAGTGTCCGCTTATCATCACGGGGAGAATTCGCTACAACAGGCGATTGTAGGAATGGCGCAAATATATGTTGGGACGAATAATATTAACTTGCTATCGCCAAATGGTCAGTTCGGTAGCAGGTGTCAAGGCGGACAAGATGCTTCTTCTGCTAGGTATATTTTCACGCTATTAACAAAATTAACGAAACTAATCTTCAAGGAAGAGGATAATAATATTTTAACCTATCAGGATGATGACGGGCAACAAATAGAGCCAGAGTTCTATATTCCAGTAATCCCTATGATACTTGTTAATGGCGGCATTGGTATCGGCACTGGGTATTCTACAAATATCCCGCAGTTCAACCCTAGCGAGATTATCGCGGCTTGTAAGTTTATTTGCAACGCTATTAAGCTTGCAGAATTGGACGGAGATACCGAAGATGGGATGGACAATATCTATGAAACAATTGATATATTAGATATTGATGATTTAGTGCCATATTATTTGGGTTTTAATGGGACGATTAAGAAATCTGAGAACAACTCATATATTAGCAAAGGGGTCTATAAATGGATTGATGGTGAAACGCTTGAAATCACTGAATTGCCGATTGGGACTTGGACAGAGGATTACAAAGAGTTTTTAGAGAATATGATTACGAACGGCTTAAATAATTTGAAATATATTGAAAATCATTACACGTCAAAGAATGTTAAGTTCATATTGCATTTCAATGCCAATGTTCGCGAAACGATCGAAGATAAGTTTGAGCAATTGTTTAAGATGTCTTCGAGCAAAAACTTGAGCATCAACAATATCCATCTCTTTAATAAAAATGGGGCAATTCAGAAGTATGATAATACAACTGAGATTATCAAAGAGTGGTCTAAAACTCGTATCTTAAAATATTTTGAAAGGAAGGCATACCAAATCAAAATACTCGAGAAGGATTTCCTATTATTGTCTGCTAAAATCCGCTTTATTATTGATGTTATCGCTGGTAATATTCAGATAATGAATAAGAAATTGGCTGATATCGCTAAAAGATTAATAGAACTTAAGTATCCACGCATTAATACAGATACTGCAGCGAACATTGTAGTCGCAGGGAATATTGATAATGACGCTAGCGATGCTGGCGATACGCGCGATGCTGGCGATACGCGCGATGCTGGCGGTGATGCTAGTGATATCAAAGACTTTAATTATCTTCTTAAAATGCCTATCTCACAATTAACATATGATAGAAAAATAATATTAGAAAAGGAAGTTGACGAACTCAATAATAATCTTAAAAATCTGCGTAATAGCCGCATTGAAGATTTGTGGATGTCTGACTTAGTTGAACTTGAGAACGCTTGGGAAGAACATAGGGATAACGTATTAAGAGAATACGACAATGACCGCAAAGGTATCATTGAACCTAAAAAAGCCGCTAAAAAGAAGGCTAAGAAATAGACTACTAAATATTATTAGATATTATTTCTATTATTAGATATTATTTCTATTATTAGATATTATTATATATTATTACATATTATTTTTTATAATTCAATATTTCTCAGCGAAATATGAAGGTGCTTGTTTTTTATATATTGTCGCCTTAAATGTTTTACCTTTATACATCTCTATATATAATGTATTACCATCATATATTTCATTGCATCCAATATCATCATCACACTTCATATTATCGTGGCTAATCGGTAATCGCAGCATAGTATTTTTATCTGTCGTCGTATAGTAATTCCATCTATCTCTATGGTTATTTGCTCTTTTGCTAAATAAAGGCAGTATGATAGGTTCATTGTCGTCATTGGAAGTCAAGATACCTACTTGCTGATATTCGCGATTGTTATCATAACTTGGTAATTCCTTAGGATATACTGGAATGCTACTGCTAGCAGCGCTGCTAACACGGCTATCTACCTTAGGACACGCAGGGCACACAGGACAAGCAGGGCACACAGGACACCTATCCTTAATATCCTTTTTATTACTATTACTATTATTATTATTCACATAATATAAAAGAGTTCCCACAATCAATAGCGATACTGCTAAGACAAATATTACGAAATATAAAATATATGTGATACTCATATCTTTCTTTGCAGCCATTGCTATTCTCTCCTTATATGCCTATTATTATCTATTACTTTTATTTTCCTTTAACAACACCAAATGATAAGCCATATGTTATATAATCGTGTATCCCGAAAAATCGCGGATTTCCTGAAAGGATGTTTATATGGTAATACCATTTAAATGGTAATATAAGGAGTTTGTTGCTATTTAAAAGGATTGTCGTTAGGTTCTGGTTATATTCGGGGGGTAATATATCGGGCGATATTGGAATATTGTTTTCCTGTTTTGTTAGAGCATTCCCGATTGTTATTTCTACTGAGTTCTCTTCGTTGCTATCAGCATATATTAGTAAATATTTATAATTATTTCTGTTCCAACTCCAAATGTTAGGAATTACGATGTCATACTCAATGATATTATAGTCGAACCAATTTGCCAATATCGCATCGATATCTTTGATACTATCTTGAATAATTATTGGCTGCTTTTTATATAGTAAATTAAAGTCAAAGTGCTCTGCATCTACTTGGTATATTACTAGTTCATCAGAGAATATATAATAGAGCGATGCATATATTATTATTATGAAAATCAATAAATATATATAGTTATACATTTTATTAATGATTAATATATTAATATATAGAGAAATATCACAGAAATGTAATAATTATTTTTATATATTATAAGAGTAATATAAAATATTTGATGAGTGCCCCAGAAGATGATAATATGGGTAATTTTTTTGTAAATACCTTGATAATTTTCATCATTATGTTCTTAATGATATTTGGATTACCTTTAGGATTATATGCATATAAGTTGATATCTGATAGGTCTGATAATAATGCGTTGATAGGAAATTTAAGAAATAAAGAGATTGATAAATACAATGAACTATCAGATATCTTCTTATTTTGTAATTATATGCCAATTAAAAAATTGTTTATTTGCGGCGAAAATAATAGTGATGAAACTGCGAAAAAACAACAGCATAATAATGAAATAAAAAATATATTAGAAATTTTACAAGGAAAAAAAGGCAAGATTGAAAATGAATATAATAAAATCAAAGCGCTTTCTGATACATTAATTAATGATAATCGGGTATCACGTATTAAGCGCGAGTTCGAGGAAGAGCAAAGACTTAAAAAGGAAGCAGGTGAAGATGGAAGATTTTATAATAATCAACGTTTCTTATGGATTACTAGCATTATGTCGGGTTTAAATAATATTGTTCGTCTTACCAAAGATATAGTCTTAGGATTTGGTGGTTTTGCTCTAACATTTATTTCAGCCCTTGCAAAGAATAAGGTAGTAATGGGGTTTTTAATAATTGTATTAGTAATCATAATTGCTTTATCATTAACCAAACCTGCCAGTAAATCGAAAGACGGAAAGAATAATGGAGCGACTAGCAGCAATGCAGGGTTAAGTCCTACTGCTATATACAACGACATTTTAGATACATATAAATATTATACTGATATGGTTAAAAATGTAAATGTTGATTTTCTAGGCACATCGACCGAGACTGAAGTTAATGAAGACGACGAAGATTATGACGAAACCTTGTATAGAAAAATAAGAGGCGGAAAACGATATGACAACTTATCATATATTAATCTTTCTTCTTTAGATGCTGATATTATAACGCAAATAAATCTTATCGATGGTATCAAAATAGACAAAACAGGAGATGCTGATAAATATTATAACATCTATTTACCATCTGAGAAATTTGGTATTCTGCAAACTGATATTAAATGGAAAACATCTAATAATGCAAATAATGAGAAAATATGGGATATAGATTGCGAAAAAATAGGAAATCAAGGTTCGACAATACCTGCATTTATTAGCAACGAAGGTAAATGTATAATTAATGAGGCTGAATTAAAGAAGGCTGATAGACCTCCTAGCGACCCCGTATTACCTACTATATATAAAACAGAATATATCAAATAACTTTGCTATGTATTTATTATCTAATATATTTTTAAAGGTATAAAAGGTATATATAATGGGTGTTGCTGCTCCTGCTACTACAACAAATATTTGTAGTTCATCAAATACTGATTTTATATGTAAAAAAGATAAAGAATATCTTATTAATGATAGTAATCAAACAATCAAAAAAATAAAAGGAGACTATATTGATAAAATAACTATTGAAGGAAACGAAATATCTTTGACCCCTTCTTCGTCTAACCATTATTTTTATGCGGATGAAAAGGCGCATTGTAGCGAAACGTGGCAAGATTGGTTTTGTATTCCAAATTATCATAATAATAACAAGGTCAATAAATTTCCATTTACTAAAACAATGTCTGTAGGCGTTTGCTATGATTATTGCGCAAGAGGGTCAAATGGTAAATATATGACTATTAAAAATAAAACAAAATGCGAAGTATATGATGATGAGAATGACCTTATTTATAATCCACTTGCTATCATTGCAATGTTAGGGACACATTTTAATAAAGGCGCTGATACTAATTTATCAGAATTAACTACATTAAAATATATTGGTTTACGAGGGTCTTATTTTAATGATTTGTATAGAGTTAATAAAAATGATAACTTTATAACTAATGCCATTATTAATTTAATAAAGAGCACTGATAAGAAGGCAGACTCATTAGCTGATTTGTCTGATTATCAAGACAAATTATTAGCAAATATAATAAAGGGGTTGCATAATGATAAGGAAACAAATACAACTATACTGCGTATTAAAAATGATGTTAATGATGCGATTAAAACAATTAAAGGGTTCTATATTGTTAATAAGAACACTGAACAAAAAGAGATATTTTTTAATAAAATAAAGGATTATGTGTTTGATATTGATAAATTAGAGAATGTATATGGCAAAGATAAGAATGGCAAAAATAAAATTATAAATATTATTGCATATGCTTACAATATTATGTATTTACTATTCTATAAAGCGGATGGAAATATTCAAACACAAGAAGAAATAACTAAGAGATTAAACATATTAATAGGCTATCATAGTGCTGGTATTACGGATAATGATAAGAAAGATTTAATTAATATGTTTCTATATGCTTGCTATAATTGTTTTAATGTTAATTTTGATAATTTTAAGACATATATAGATAATAACCCTTATGATAATATAACGCTCCGTATAGATATAGATAAAGAAGGTACAACACATACTACGAAAAGTTTAGATACTAAAGCCAATAATGGAACCTTTAATAAGCTTGTAATAGATATTGAAGAATTGGCGAAAGGAACTGCTAAAACCATCACATATGATTTGTCTTATTATATAAAATATTATGACCACAGCATATTCGCTGAATATGGAGGGCAAGAAATAAACTTATTAAATATTCTCATAATGTTTGCGGTTTTCTGTGTAGGTCTTTTGAGTATTGTTCTATTTTATCTTTTCTTAGTTAAGTATAATTTGCATAATCCAATGATTTCATTTTTTAATTTCAGCTTTCTATTTTATAAATTGGGCACATTTGGCATACTCAGGAATAGTTGCATCATTTATTATTATCTACTGAGTAGGTTAAGTAAATATACCATATTATCTATACTATTCAAAATATTTAACATCGTTTTTATTATCTTCCTGCTAGGATACTTGTATAAAATAATAACGGATTTAATAAGCATCGATTATATCACTCTATTAAAGGAAACAGAATACGATAAACTATCCGAACTATCTCCTGAGAACAAAGCATTATATACTGATATTGCGCTATATATATTTATTACGTATCTAATATATATCTATATATATAGTGTCTATATAATTAGGTATTCATTGAGTGAAAGTAAATTTGATATAATGACGAATATAGACGCAGATGATAAAACTGCTCTCGAATTTGTAGAGAATGTATTAGTATCAAATTATACGAGTGAACTGGTTGATATATTTACTGGATTGAAGCCCGACAACCCTTCTCCATCATAATAGTAATCATTTGGATGGATTATTATATATATTATTTTATTTAATTATTTTCTAATTATAGAATGAAAGAATGAATATTTTTCTATATAACAGATACAGAAAGATACATAAAGCTGCTGATGGTTTATTATATGTTCTTTATAAAAAAGACAAGGTTAATATAGCAAAATACTTTAAAAAAGATGGGGGAGTGAAAAAAGTGCACAAGCATCTAATTCAGCAAAAATCGAAGAAGGTTCGTGGTGGTGCAAGTAATGCGCTGGTAGTATGCTCATTTAACGTTTATACTTGGAATGGGTATAATACAAAACGCGATACATTTATGGAAGAATTTAAAAAACTAATTAGAGATAAGCAAATAGATTTGCTGCTTACGCAAGAAGATGCGCACGATATTACATATGATACGAGTGAAAGTGTTAAAGCATATTCATTAAAAGAAGATAATAATAATAGGTTTTCTTTTATTAAGTGTATTGCAACCTCTCTGCAATTTTGTGAAGGTATTGTGCCAAGAAATGCGATAATTATGAAAGATAATAGGTTTGGTATAACTATTGCAAATTTACATTTAGAAGGAGGGCGTTTTGTAGATAAAGAATTAAATGATAATACATTCAAATTATATTTAGAAATTAAACTTGCATTATTGAGAGAAGTGTTAGGATTAGAACAACCACCTGATATTATATTAGGTGATTTCAATTCTGTTTTTTGCAATGACCCAAAATTATTACAAAAAATGTATGATGACCAAAAAGCATACTATGATGGCTCTTGTAATAGTATGCAAACACCTTCATCGGATGAAGATGAGAATACTGAAGAGTATTTAACTTCAGTTGAAAAACAATTGCAAAAAAATCTTGGTGTAAAACTAATAAAAAAATGTCCTAACAATTGCAGTGATAATGGTAAGAAGACTTTAAGTTTAGAACAAGTTATTTCTTGGAATAATGCGCCATTTCTCTTATTGCTGCAAAGAGGTTATGAATATATAGAACCGAGTAATATAAGAACATCTGATGAAACATCTGATGGAACATCTGATGGAACAGGAATAAATCCAACAAATTCTAGAGGGAATAATGTGATAGACCACGTTTGGGTAAAAAGTTCATTACGTGATAAATATGCTTTTAGCACTGAGATATATGATGGTTTTGGAGAAATAGAAGATAATTTATATGGTGGCTTATCAGACCACAAACCTGTTATATTGACTATTGCTAAGCCTAGCAAAAGAAAGAGGTATCAGAAGGTCTTAGATACGAAGGAATACAAAATATATAAAGGATTAATCCATTAGGAATATTAAATGGATGATAATAATATATATTTGCTAAATATTAAAACAATTCAGGCTTCTACATTTAAACAAGTAATAGATGCGCTGAAAGAAATACTTATGGATGTTAATTTAGAGATAGATGAGACTGGTATTAAAATAGTTGCAATGGATAACACGCATATTGTTTTGATACATCTTAAGCTTGAAGCGGATAAATTTGAGATATATCAATGCGAGAAGAAGCAATATGTTGGGATAAATATGCTAAGGCTGCACGCGCTTATAAAGACGATTACAAACAACGACATATTATCATTATATATCTTGAAGGATGACCCTAATCATCTTGGTATTACCATCGATAACAATGAGAAGAATTATAAAACGAATTATAAGTTGTCTGTGCTAGACATAGATGTGCTAAATATCCAAATACCTCCTGTAGATTTTCATACGATTATTAATATGCCCTCTTCATATCTTCAAAAGATTATTCGCGATATGCATAATTTAGCCGAATTCATTGAGTTCAGGAACATCAATGATAAACTGATTTTGAGTTGCAAAGGAGACTTCTGTAATCAAGAGACTATCTTAGGGTCTGAGAAATCTCAAGCAATCACAATAAAAAAGAATAGCGGCGAAGAAGACCAAGAAATAATTCAAGGAATATTCAGTCTCAAATACTTGTCTATATTTACAAAATGCACTAACCTATCGAACACAGTAGAAATATATCTTAAAAATAACTACCCTATTATTCTACGATATACCATAGCATCATTGGGAGAGATTAAGCTATGTTTGTCGCAACAAGATATTAGCTAAACGTATCCAATAAGAATATTAGATACAATAAAAAAAGTTATAATGCCTTTATTTTTGGATATAATATATATTTAAAGTATATATTATGTATTTTGCTCAATGTATTCTCTAATACAATGATGATTTCATTCATACATTGAAAGTATTTTTTGGAGTATATGATATATTCATCAAACATCATATATTTTATATAGCGGTTAATTTCGTTGAAAATTGTTTGAAATCGGTTCATTATAATTAAAATTATATTAGATTTCTTTAAGTATAATACAAGAATAAAATATAATATAGTAATAGTATGCCATATTTATCACCAAAACAACAATCGTTAAGAGATACAAGACAAAGGAAAGAAGTTGCTGACAGAAGTTTTAATGTATTAACAAATACTCCAATATTAAACCTGAACCCGAAAGGGGTTTTTGTAGAAGGACTTACTACAAAACAGAAAACCGAACTTGCAAAGTTATCTTTTGAAGATTTTCAACTAATGTGTGAAAATGCAGCGATTAGAAGGATGATGGCAAGATTATTAGAAACCAATGATGAAATATTAAAAGATGTTTGTAAAAGCGCAAATGGTGTTAAAAAACAAATAGACACTTCTTTACTACATCAAAAAGAGAAAAGACGAGCGAATACATTGCCAATAAAAAATGTTGTTCCAAAGTTTCTTATGGCGATATCTGCAAAACCCTCTAAGGCGCGAACAATAATAGATATACTACCAAGAGATATAATATTAAATGTTAAAAAGGAATTTAAAAAGTTGCTTAAATACGAATTAAGAGAATGGGTTCCTGCTGACAAACTAAATAGTAGTTTATCAAAGAATTACAACGCCATTGATTATTTAAAAAAGAATGAAAATCTCATTGATTATAAAATTTTATCAGCAAATACAAATCCCGATGCGATAGAATTGTTAAGAATTCAAATAGAAAAAGACACAAATAGTATAGATTGGGAGGAGTTATCAAAAAATCCAAATGCTATCGAATTATTACTGGATAATGAGAAAAAAATAAATTGGGTAGCATTTTGCTGTAATCCATCACCTAGAATGATTGCTATATTAAAAAAGAAAATAGATGAAAACCCATTTAATATAGAACTTTATAGAAATTGGAGTTCTTTGTCAAGTAATACATCTAACGAAGCAATAGCTTATTTGAAAGAAAATTTTAACAATATACATTGGGGGAACTTATCAGGTAATACAAATCTCGATGCGATAGAATTGTTAAGAAATCAAATAGAAAAAGACCCAAATAGTATAGATTGGGACAAAATATGTAGCAATGAAAAGGCAATGGACATTATAGTGGATACATTAAGAAAAGAACCATATTTAATAAGATGGGCTTCATTTTCTTGTAATACAAGTAATGAAGCAATAAATATAATAAAAAATCTACTAATATTCGACCCTGATTATGTATCGTGGACTGAGTTGTCCCGAAACTCTAGTGCTATTAAAATATTGCTTGCGAATAAAGAAAAAATAGTATGGTCTAAATTCTCTAGTAATACAAATATTATTAATCCAGATGCAATAGAATTATTGAAAAAAAAAATAGAAGAGGACGAGATAAAGAGAAGCAGAAATAAATTAGACTGGTCAGAATTATCAGCGAACCCTTCTATATTTGTGTTAAGTTAAAAGATGTAAGAAAAATAAAACAAGGTATGTATATTATCGTAATACTAGAAATCAGCATCAAGACTAAATTTGCGTATATCAGTATGCTCTTGTTTGCTTCCAACGTTTGCCTTACTATATTGTGAAACGCGGCTTTCAAAGAAGTTCGTTTTCGTTTCAATAGATATCCTCTCCATAAAAGGGAAGGGATTATTAGAGTTCCATATTTTATCATAATTTAATTGCGTTAATAACCTGTCGGCAACAAACTCGATATAAATAGACATCAATTCAGCATTCATCCCAAGCATCGAACAAGGAATACTTTCAATGATGAAGTTTTTTTCGACTTCAACGGCTTCTCTAACTATCTTATGAACTATTTCTTGCGATAGACGATTTTCTATTTTTGAATATAGAAGAACCGCGAATTCTACGTGCATACCTTCGTCCCTGCTAATTAATTCATTGGAGAATGATAGCCCTTGCATAAGTCCTCTTTCTTTTAACCAAAAAATACTGCAAAAAGCGCCACTAAAAAACACACCTTCGACTAAAGCGAAGGCAATAAGTCTTTGCGAAAATGGCGCACTTTCATCATTAATCCATTTGAAACACCACTCAGCCTTTTTCTTAATGCAAGGCATATAATTAATCGCATCGAGCGCTTCGTGCTTTTCTTTAGGTTCTTTGAAGTATGTATCAATCAATAGCGAGTAAGTTTCAGAGTGAATATTCTCAATCGACATTTGAAATGCGTAGAAAAACTTCGCTTCTAATACCTGAACCTCGTTTAAGAACCGCTCCCCTAAATTAATATTCACAATGGTATCACTCGAACTAAAGAATGCTAATATCTGCTTAATAAAAAACCGCTCATTATTATTTAATTTGTTAAAATCAGCCATATCCTTGCTTAGGTCTAATTCCTCCGATGTCCAGAAACAACTCAGAGCCTTCTTATACATTTCCCACATATCATAATGCTCTATAGGGAAAATAGTAAGACGGGTATTAGGCTCTAGGAGAGGTTCTATATTTTTTGTAGAAGACATTATATTATAATAGCAATATATATTTATATAATAATTTATAAATAGTTATTTTTTACTTTTTTTATTTATAATATATAGAGAGTATGTCTAAACCAGTTGCTGTTAAACCTAAAGCAGTTGCAAAGAAACCAACTGCTGCAAAACCTAATCAAGTAGTAAAGAAGCCAACTGCTGCAAAACCTAAGCCAGTGGTAAAGAAAGCAATAAAACAATATGGGTTTGGTATAACAAAAGGAGAAGTTGAAGATATTAGCATGGCATTTGAACAATATAAAAAAAAACTTTTAGGAAATAATAATGAATATATAGATAATATATCAGGTTATATTACTGATGTATCTAATCTTCAATCTTTAATTAATAATAAATTAAAGGAATTAGGGGATAAACAACTAATATTATTAAGTATTAATTATTACCTTCCCAATCGTGAAGGTAAAATTGATTATTTAAACACATATATAAAAATAAAAAAAGGGATGGAAACTATTTTACATTATACTAATATTACAGATACTAAAATGGAGAGAGTAATTGATAAAAATGAGGCTTGTAGTATTATATCAAATATTGAAAGACATTATAATGATATTAATAATATTTTAGAGAAGTTTGATATATATATTAATAATATTAATAAAGGAAAATATATTTCTAGAGATAGTACATTACCACCTGAATATGATTTAGCACAATTAACATTCTCAATAAATTCTTTTAAGAAAAACAATACTGATTATTTAGAAGATGAAACTCTTCTAAATGAATTATCAACATATGATGATATTGAAAAATGCATAACAAAAATCATACAAAAATATATAAATATAGGTGATGCTAACATAGTGGAACTTATAAATAACTATAAGTTTAAATATTACGAACTAATATCTAAATATAAATTAAGAACTCTGAAAAAAACACATACTTTTACTAAAAGACATATATAAACTGGTATATTGACATAAAGAATATAATAACGAGTATCGCATTGATACCTCTAGTTGATAACCATATGTATCAGCATCGAACATTCTTTTTGTGGAATTTTACTATGCTATAATACATAAATAATTTCATTATTAAACAGCGAAGCAGCGAAGCAGAGCACGTAGCTATCTCTGTTATCTTCAACACATATTTTTGTAATAGCAATATAGTTTTTTATTTATAATGTATAGAGAATATGTCTAAATTACCTACTGCA